ATGTTAAGTGACTCAAAAATTAGAAGTGCAAAACCGAAAGAAAAGCTTTATAGGCTTGGTGATTCCGATGGTTTGTGTGTTGAAATAAAACCTAATGGCAAGAAGTATTGGCGCTATCGTTTTCAATGGCTCAAAAAAACACAAATGATGAGCTTAGGTGAATACCCTATTGTGGGATTAGCTGAAGCCCGTACTAAAAGAGATGAAGCTAAATCTTTAGTTGCAAGCGGTATAAATCCAGTTGAAGAAAAAGAAAACCAAAAAAAGGCTAAATCTGATGAGTATGACAATAGGGTTCTCTTTAAACATGTTGCTGCAGAATATAAAGCAGAAAAATTAAATAATCGTTCAGAAAGGTATCAAGAAGCTTTTCAACGCGCCTTAGATAAAGATATTTTAAAAGTTATTGGTGATAAGGATATTAAAGAAGTCACCTCAGCAGACGTTTTGACTATCATGAAAAAGACGATTGCACGAGTTAAGCGTCAAAAAAACCATGGTACTGGCGAAGTGTCAGCAATTCAAAATCGTACTTTTATTGGCGGCGTAATGCGTTATGCAATCGCCACACTTAGAGCCGACTATGATCCAACCTATGCCGTTAAAAACGTTGTAGAACGTCCCGAAATAGAACATGCCAGACCCATGGAAAAATATGAGGCTGTGCAACTTAGAAATAAATTAAATAGCTATGGTGGATCTACTACAGTTAAAAATGCTGGCCTTGTAATGCTCTACTCTATGCTCAGGACTATCGAGATCCGCCGCATGAAATGGGAATATGTTGATTTTGAAGCTAGAACAATTACATTCCCAAAAGAGATGATGAAAAAGAAACGTATTCATATCGTTCCTATGTCTGACCAAGTTTTTAATATTCTTCAAGAACAGCGCAACATTGTAGGTAATCGTGAATATGTTTTTCCAGCCATCTATCAAGATGGGATGCTCTCCGCTACTACAATGAATAAAATGCTCGATTACATTGGCTTGTCTGATGTCACTGCTCATGACTTTCGTGCCACTGCATCAACCTTGTTAAATGAAAAGGATTACGATGACAAATGGATTGAAAAACAATTAGCGCATGCAGATGGTAATAAAACTAGGGCCACATATAACCATGCCAAATATTTAGAAAGCAGGCGAAAAATGCTACAGGACTGGGCTAATATTGTGGATAGCTGGGCGGTTTAACCGCCTTGCTTCTTCTGAAAATGCCACCAGACTTTTTTATAATAAACTTCGTCACGCAAGAAATTAATTTTTAATTCGTTGCCATTGAGGTCATAAATTTTAGTGACCTCTCCTTTCTTATCTAGATCTGCTAATAGATCTGCAACGCGAGAATATGCATGATAATGAATTTTGATTAACTGTGAAGACATAACAATAATTCAAAGTAATTTTAATAATGATACATCAATCCATCGTTCAAGTAAGTTAAGTGTATTGCGCAAATTTATGCTCATATTTGCTTAATATTGATATTTTTGCGCAAAATTATTCTCAGAAGAAAAAGGCTATTTTAATTACTCTTCTATTTTTTGATACAAAATGCCAATCAAACATAAATGTTATTTTTTCTCTAGTTACTATTTTTCAATAACTTAAATTAATATCGAGAAGTTGGCCAAATACTGCAGCTGCTTTGGCCAACCTTAGGTAGTTGGTACAAAATGTCAATTAACAACACACTGTACGCAAATGCTGACTCTAATATTATTTTTGATCGTATGGGCTGTGCAGCCCGATAATAGAATACACAGCACAGTAATAATCGAAGCAAACTTAGTTCGCTTACTGTGAAAGATTTTCATGCTAGCCGATCCGGTTAGCAATCCAGCCATAGAAAAACTGTTCCTGCTTTGGATTACGCTCACAGATTTCAATGTAGCGTTGCCCTTGCATAATATTGAGCACTCGCACCAGAACTTTCTCGCCTTCTTTCCCGCGTTTGGCCAGATAGGTTTTTAGAGCTCTAAGAGTTTCAGATCCATAAACACCATCAACCTCTAAATCTGCATATCCAGCTTTACCTTGGTTGTTTAGTAAGTTCAAAGCTCGTTGTAAAAGAGGTTTTGCAAAGCCGGTACCGCAATTCACACCAGTGTCTAGAAGCTCTTCGGCCACTGCTGAGCTGATTGTATTTACTTGGTCAAATCGTGGAGCCGTCCAGTATTGCTTTTTATAAATCGCTTTGGCCACATCAAGCGGTAAATCTCGCATATTGCCTTTGAATCCATTTGCTCGAGCAACTGCTTCAGTAATTCCATACTTAGTTGCACCGCCCCGATCAGCTGGGTTATTTACATACCCGCCTTCACGCTTAATTAATTCATCAAGATATTTTTCAATATTCATTTCGGTTTCCTTCAGATATAAAAAAACCGCCCGAAGGCGGTATTAACTGTTTTCAATGTCTTTTCTGGCATTCTTAAACTCTTTGATCACTTCAACGATCGTTTTACCTTCCTGTTTATCTATAAAATTAAAAATCCAACGGACTAAAGCCCAACCGGGTAAACCACAAACAAAGAAGAACCCACCTAGAGCAATCATCCCCCATACATCAGTAACCCATTCATGAAGTCCCCACTTCACAATAATGAATGAGCCGCCAGCCAAACTTGATACAACCGTACAGATCAAACCAACTGCCCACTCTTGTGGTGAGCGTGGCATACGAGTCATTAATACAACTGCTGCAACCAAGCCGACTGCTAAAGTCACCATGATTGCAACCCCATATAATTTTAAAAGTGCTGTAAAACCGCTAGTGGAAACTGGTTCCATAAATTTCTCCAGATATTTCAGACAATAAAAAAGCACCCGAATTGGGTGCTCAAAGTTTTTTTAAAGTTTAAAGGGTTTGTAAGATTTTCCCTCCGTTAATCAATTGAGTTGTTAGCGGTGCCACCCCAACAATTGCAGGTCCGCCCGGCCCCGGCTGACCTTCAGTCGTTCCATGATATTGCCAATTCCATGTTCCATCATTGGCAGACTTGGTACCACGTTCGCCCCAGTTTCCACCATCACCTGATAATGGAGACCCATAACGGTCATTTTGGGTTCGGTAACCTTTACCGGGTACCGAAGCTTCAGCATCAGTGATTTTCATAACCAATAAATAACTCTCCAGATAGAGGCGATAATCTTGTGAGTCATTTGAAATCGGCTGTCCAGTCATGACCCGACCAAATGGTGCTCCAGCACCACCGGGAATTCCCTGAACCCCATAAGATGATCCAGTGTAAATACCACTTGGTGTTGCTCCACCACCTGAGCCGCCTCGAGCTAACGTCCCTCCATCGATAATCAGGTTTAGTTTGCTGTGCCGGTTCAATAAACCTGGTGCTCCCTGAAAACCATCACGCCGGGTTTTGGTAAAATTGAAGTCTGAATCTTTTTCCCAATCTCCGTAAGCTAGATGTGGCAACCCGCCATCACCACCACGTCCAACAACAGCACCTTTAATAGTCAAATTTACCACCAGATCAGGTGGGAACTCACCAGTATCAATAGCAGGTAATTCTGATGCAGCTGGAACGATATACTCTCGTTTTGCAGGACTAGACTTATAGTCGAATTTATAGACAAATCTGGTTTCCGGTCGATAAGAACTTGAACTTGAAACCAGTGCACCTGCTTCAACTACAAAACTGATTTCTCCAGTCGTTGGTAAATCCCCTCTTTGCATCTGATATAAACGTGCCAGATTAATATCCAGCTGGTCATATCGAATATAAATCGGTGAATCATCAACCGGCACATCAATAAAGTCCTTGTCATTGAGGTAATAACGTTCATCGTAATTAATTGCAGTAATGGTATTAGAGAACTGGTCAGCCGGTTCTCTTTTTGCAACCAGATAAGGCAGTGAGCCTTTGGTATCGTCATTAACCACCGTATAGATAGTATTCACAAAGTCATCGGGACTAAGCTTTAAGGCCCCGTTCGGTAAACGCCCTAAAACTACTTTGTTCTTGGCAGATCCTGCGGTAACAGGAATAAGGTCCACGGTACCATCCCCCATTTGCAAATAAATCACATAACTCTTGCCTGCAATAAAATCTACATCATGGCTTAAAGTCAGGATTAAACCCTCTTGCTGCACCACCTCACCACTTTGATGGATACCATTGCGATAATCAGCTACAGCGATCCGGTCACGTAAAACCAGTAATTCTGATTCTGGTGCCGCATCAAAGGTAATGGATTTGCGCTGGAAGCGAAGCTTGTTCCAAAGCCGGTACGCATTGAAATGCGCTTGCCACTTGTTACGCACACCTACAGATTTCACCTCTTTGGGGTTCTTGGCCCCTTTATCTGGTAGATAGATATTTATGCGGGTGTCGTCGGTCGGATCCGTGTATTCATAGATCAGTCCGTCGTAGTCATCCATCACGCCAAAGGTAAGATCATGCTTGTAACTATCAGGAATAATATTCCGGAAGTTAAATAGCATTACCGAGTTATCAGTTGGACGTTCAAAATAAAGCTTGAGCTTATTATTTTGACGATATGCAGTACAAAACACTGCATCACAAAGATTGGTAACCAGCTCTTCAAAAGACAGGTTTGTATCATCAATAGTGGTGCAGAACTCAGCCGCTAGTGGAGTACCAAAATAATCAACTACATCATTATAGGTCCGATAGATGTTTTCAAGATCAATCTCATCGATCGAACGGCGGCCAATCTTGTCATCCAGTGCCATAGATACCAAAGCATCAGCAAAGCTAGACGTTGGATATAGCTCTGTTGTCATTGCCCCGTTTTTATAAGTCGGCAACATTCGCTGAAGATCAAAATTGATCTTACGGGATTTAACTGACAATGCTCCAGTCGTTGCATATGTACGTGCACGGAAAACCGTTTCATGCTCATACGTTGTGCTTTGTAATGGATATGCACCATATAGTGCTTGCCACTTTACTTCATCTACTACCGTTGTAACCGCCGGTGTTGGTGTTAAACGGCGTGCGCGGACACTACAGCGACCTTGAAATGTCACCATATCCAGCGTTGCACCAACTGTTTGACGTGACTTTGCTGAACCCTTTAGGATGATCTGCTTCAGCATCGGATTACCAATGGCTGCACCAGATTCATTAACTGGCGTTACTTCAACTTCAATCGTGACGTTTACAGCACCCTGATTTCCACCTGAAGAAACTGTGTAAAGTCCATTACTAGCAACAAAGTTACATAGCACCCGACTTCGTTCGACATTGTCTAGAATGAATGGACCAATCCATTTTTCACCTATTGAACTAATCTTTGGTGATAAAGCTGCTGTTTGTTGGTTACTTAACTCTTTAAGCTTTAACCAGTTGGAGTTTACCGCAGCCGGATTAGACAATGCCATACGGTCATCAGCTACCGATAGAACGCTATATGTACCGTTTAAATCATAAGTCTGGCCGTTGTAAGTAAACGAAGCATTTGTGATTTCTACCCGGTCATTACTAACAAACTTAGTGGTTAAATCAGTATTGTTTGCAGATGCACGCAGGATCTCATTTGGATAGGCAAAAAGAAGATAGTTGGTACCTTCCAAGCTTTGAGTATCTGCCGGACGCAAGATCTGGCCATTCACCGAGTTTTGATGCTGAACCGTTAAGGGTGGAGTTGTAATTTCGGTACCAAGCGAAAAATATGGCTCACCCGAGACAATATCGACACCCGGTTGATAGACTTCTACCGATGCACCGGCAATATCGACAATATTGGTTTCACCGTCATATGCACCATTAATTTTATAGTGACCACGACCAATACAGCCCACCAAATGCTCAACTTCGACATTGTTTTCATATACCTTGTAAGGCACAGTAATCAGATCAGGGGTATCGTGAGCGGCACCATAAATATCAGCAATACGACCATTTACGCGAGTTTTATTTTCACGGTTTGATAATTCGTTATTTGCAGACGAGGATTGATTGTTATTCTGGTTGGTTTGGGTAATTGATGGTACTGGCATTAATAATGCAACAGCCACACCCATAACTATAGAGGCAACCACTATCCAAGCTAGAGTTATGGGGTCCATACCCTTGGGATTCTCAATTACAATGAAAGTGCCTGGCAAGAAATCGAGCTGCTTTAATTCATATGCATTCTTCGGCGTGACTTCATTCGCAAATGAAATTTCTGCATGATCCATATTGCTTGTGGTATGAAAAATACGGACATGCTCAGGCATATGGTCATATTTTGAAGTAAGCCATTGACCCAAAGTTTCGGCGTGTTCAATTGTTTTGTCTTCGGATAAAGGGTCTTGTTTATAAATAATCTTAATCATAGAAACTCACACGATTAAATCCAAATGCTTGAACGACTTGAATTGGCATCCATGAAACGCCTGATTCCTGCAAATGCAAAATACGCCCCAAACGAAAAAGCCCCACATGTGGGGGCTTGTTTCGGTATCTAGAGTGAAAGGCGACTATGCAGCCTTCCTTAGGCATGGGCAATGGATTTAGTAACTTCAATCTTGATGGCAGAAATACCTTCTCTTTGACGGGCTTCATAAAAAACTCAAGCGCCTCTCCTCGATCAATATCATATAGATCCATTGCAGCTTCATGAGCAAAATGAACACAGTTGTAGTTTTCCTCGTCATATTGTCTATCAAGCAAATGATCATGACTTTTCATATAGCCCCCTTGAGACCAGTAAAGCGGTCTAGTGCAAAGATATCTCCAGTTTTAGCGGTATTTAATCGTGGAGATTCAGCTTTGAACGTCACAGCTTTATGATTCATGGCAACACTGGAGAGTTGTAGACCTAGTAGATAAAACATTGGTGTATTCAAGTTATCTGAACTATAAAGGCGGTAATTTACGGTCGGCTTTACATTAGAATATTGCCCCTCAATTACCCGTTCAAACTCATCCGGCAAAATATCACCAAGCCCAGATATTGAAACGGTCAAAGTCTGGTCCAGATCACCGAGCATTCCGGATCTTTGAATTGTCATAGGAAGGTATTCGTAAAATACTTGCCCCGCGCCTTCATTGTGCTGAACATACACCCCGCGATCATCATTACGGACCACCCGGTAAGTATTCATAAAAGAAGGGTGTGATAGTTCAATACATTCCAGTTGATAAACATCTACTTTTCGATTGAAAAAGAATTTGGCATATTCGTTATCCATTAGACCTCCCAATCTTTGATAAGTGCCTGATCAGCGATAAGGTTAGGCTGGTTTTGAACAACTTCGAGCTGTGCATTTACCCGGTAAAGGTTGCCATTCACTTCATTGGTCTTGAACGAGTTTGGAATGAAATTGCATAGATATTGCTGACGTGTTCCCTGATCAATGACCAGATCCGCATAGAATGAGGCTGGCTTATTCTGGTAGACCCGCCAGAAAGCCATCATTTTATTAAAATCGGATTTACTTAAATTCCAGTTCACATCGACAATATGACTATTACGTTTTACATCGATGTAATAGCGACCACGACCGCCATCCATCTGCTGACGTTTCACATCATCACCCGGTGTTACGCCATAGCCGCTGGTCTGAGGATTTAGCTTTAACTTGTACATAACTTTCCTTCAGGTAATAAAAAACCACCCCGAAAGGTGGTTTTATTGATTAACGATTCCGTCTTGCTGTCGTATTCTCAGTCAAAGACCGACTAATGGTTGAGTTTGGATTTGCGATTTGGTCACTTACAAGTTTCGGTACCTTTCTTGGAAGCTGCTTATCCAGTTCATCTGTAACAATGATCCGGACTGTTTGCTCATCCAGTTGTTCAGCTTCAACTGTCGCTCCACTCACCTGATTAATCACTTCAATTTTGAAATTGATTGTCGGTGTAGAAGGCTCAATTGAAGGCATAATCTCAGCTTGAGGGCGTGAAGTACGTCCTAAAGTAAAATCCTGAACATCATCCAGATTTGAACGATCCTGAACTAAACCATTTGATGAGAAGTAGACCTTGCCATCATGGAATAAGTCAGAATTTGCCGAAGACGCCAACTTAGGTGTGTCTCTATTACCTTTATAGATAATCTGAGTATCTTGAACCGGTTGATTAAAGATGTCAGCTTGCTTTTGGCTTTCTATAAAGGCATTAGAACTCATCATTGCACGGCGCATGACACCATCAGCCGAGGCATTGTTATTGAGAAAAGCTTCAGGGTTTGCACTCTTACGCATTTTCTCAACTAAACCAACTCCGCCCCATCTTTTAATGTCTTCTTGGGACCAGACCACCTCTCCTTTATGGACAATACCTGCAGGTTCATATTTTCTACCAGATCCAGTGTAACCACCATCTGAGAATCCAGCTATTGTTTGCCCAGCAATCAAACCAGCATTTGCATATCCCATAGCAAGCATGGCGGTTGAAGCCGCAATTTTTGCCCCAAAAAATGGGATCGTTGCATCAGCAGCTACTTGTGTAGCTGCCAAATGAGCAGAGATAATCGCAGAAGCAATAGCAAAGGATTGTTGAGCTATAAACATTGCCTTGAAAGAGCGTGAATTTTCACCACGCGCATCCTTAACAATTTGAGTTAAACCTCCCCATGTGCTTGAAGCAGATGAAATCATCTGACTGTATAATTGCAATTGACTGTCGTGATCTGCTTTTCTTGCATCAATCGCCTTCAGGTGGTACTCATTATCCATTTGCTGTCTTGCTTCTTTGAATACGCGCTCCGCCTCCAATCGTTCCTGATAACTAGCTTTTTCAGACTCCAAAACAGCTGCAAGATTATCTTTCAACTTTTGATAAGTTTGAGCGTAATCTTCATCCAATACTTGCATATTGGTTTGCTTGGGCTTGGTGTAGTTTGTCGATTTAAGAAACTGACTAGAGGTATCATACTGATCAATTGTTGGATTCCCCACACCATTACGAATAAAATCAGCCTGAAATGCACTCATCTTCCTTCTACGCTCTTCAAGATCAGTGATTTTTGATATTTCATCATACTCAAGCGCATAACGTTTTTTGATACGCTCCATTTCTCCCAGCATGAATTGCTCAGCCTGAAACAACCGCTGTTCCTGAGCAAGTTTTAGTAATCCTAACTCTTGCTGCTTTTGCAATTCCAGGCCATCTAAAGCAACCTTTCTTTGATCTTCAGAGAGTTTGCCTTCAGCAACTAATCGCAAAGAATTGATTTCATATGTGTACTCAAGCTTTTGCTTCTCAGTCCACTTATAACCATTTACTTCAAAATCAAATTGCTTCTGAGCTAACTTATCTTCAGCATCATAACGCTCATTAATTTTTGGGATTAAATTTGATTGACCTAAAATGGTTGCTTTGTTGATTTCCTCCTCACGTTTTTTGCTTCTAGCAACTGTTTCTGAATCATATGTTGCTTGGAGCTGCTTAATTTCCTCAAGAGTTTTTGCACGTGCCTTATATGCTTCATCTTCGAATTTCGAAAGATCACTAATTGCTTTTGAGGTTGCTTCGGGGTTATCCCCTAAAATTTTACTAAGCTGATTATAGTAAGAGTCTTGTTTGGCTAAATGCTGTGAAGCTTTAGCTTTGCCAAGCTTTTTCCCGTCATAGTCCCAGCCAACAAAATTTTTGGCAACAATTCTCTCTAAACTTCGATAGTCTAAATCGTCATTAAGAAGAGCTGCTTTAGATTTACTATAACTTTTATCGGTCATCGCCTCTTGCACAGCATGTTTAGCCATTGCATCCAATGCATCTTGAGTTTGCTGGATTTTACCGTTTTTATCCAAGACTCCTTGCCCTTGTAAAGACTGCATTAACTTAGTTGAGCGACTTTTTTGCCATGATAAAAATCCTGTGTTGGTATAACCATTATTGGCATCTTTGTGACTACCAAACATTGCCTCATTTCTAAAATCAGTCTCTCGTCCAACTTGAGCTGTCATTACACGAGCTTGTTTATCGCCTAAGCCTGCATTACGGAAGGATTGGTAAACCCGAAGCATATTTCTCACTCGCTCATTATTCCCCGCAAGTAGAACAGCTTGTTTGGCAGACTCTTTGGTTTGTTTTTCAACCTCTTTTGTTTGCTTTCTGGTAGACTCAGAAATACTTTCTTGTAAGTCCTTGGCTTCCTTCTGCTTCTTATACCAAGCCTCAAAAATTGCAGCTTCCTGACTAGTTAAACTTCTAGTCATCGGAATTTTATTGTCGGTATAAAACTCTGATGCCGCACGCGCCTTATCAAGACCCTTTTCGCCACCACCAAATGCCTTAGTGTTTTTTATAAGAAAATCATTTTTCAGATTATCTTTGTTGGCATTGTCTCGTAATTTATTTAGCTTTTCTTGTGCAGCGACTTGGTTATTTAATTCATTTGTTTCTCCTTGTTGAGCACCAAGTACAGTTTGATGTTGTTTTAGGTACTCATTACGCAAGTCGTTTTGTTTCTTCAGCTCAGCATTAGCCTGATTTAACGCAATTTTAGACTGATCCGTTTTAATGGCATATTCTTGCAATTTCTTAATGTTATCAACCGGAACTTTGGCGGTACTGTTGAACTTACTCACAGCATCAGTTGCTGAAATTTGATTTAAAGAATATGCCTGAATTACCTTATTCAACGATTTAACTTGTTCTTCACTACCACCATTTAACCGAATGAATTCCAATTGTGCTCGTAATGAATCAAGCATTTGTGTTTTCATGTCAGTGAAATTTTGAGTAGCGACTTTTGTTAAGTTTGTTTGAATTGTTAATTGCTTAATTGATTCGGCCGTTACCTCAACATGTTGTCCAGAAGTAGCATTTAAGAGTTTTAGAGCAGTATTACCCTGCTCAATCTTATTTTTAGATTCTGCTACCGCACTAGAGAACTCAATGAGTTTATCAATTTGGTTCTGACTAAAACGACCAGATGAAATCATCTTTTTTAAGAGATCACCTGCATCGCTTGCACCTGTAGCAATAGACTTAATGGCATTTTGATAATCTTCATAATCACTGCCAGATAATTTAAATAATTCCTTTTGGATATAAGCAAAACGTTTGATAGCTCCACTAGCATCATCAATTGCATCATTTTGCTGCTCAATCTCTTTGCGTAACCGCACACCCTCTGTTAAAGCTTGCACAGTATTTAACTTTATGTACTTATCTGTTAAATCACTAACCGAGTCAGATTGTGTTGCAAGAGACTCTTTGACTTCATCCGAACTGCTGCTTAGTAAATAGAAAGATGCGGCTGTTGCTGCAATTGCTAAACCCATTGGGCTAAAAATCGCCATAAGCGCTGACTTTGCTAAAGCTAAACGGCTAGTAGCAACAGATTGCGCTGTTAAGGCTGCTGATAATCTAGATGAAGCTGCAGACTGTGCTGTTTCCGCAGCAGCAACCTCTAACGCAACTTGAGCTTGTAATCGTCCAAGCTGAGCCATTCGTGTGATGGTAGCCGTGCGACCTTGTTCAGTGATTTGGGCTTTTAAACGAACTTTTTCGAGTTCTATTTCTGCCATGATCTGAGCATGAGTAGCTTTGATGTTCGTTAGTGTCACCTGTGTACTTTGTGCTTCGGCAAGCGCAGATTCCACTTCAGCTTTTGCTGCTGCAATATTTGCATTACGTTCAGCAATTGTGGCAAACACTTGTTTGGTTGACGCAGCAATGCTCGCTTGTACAGCAACCGTTTTTGTTAAAACGGCTTTTGTCATTAAGCCAATACCTATGGCAAATGCACTGTCTGCAATTAAATTCAAATTATTTGCTAATAACTGAATCGATCCTGATAAAGCCTGTGCTGCTCCGCTTCCTTTACCAGCCTCTCCTACAAATTTAGTAATTTCATTATTAAGTAGAGTTAATGATTGACCAATTGTAATGTCAGTTTTAGCAAAAAGAGCATCAACTTCATCTTGGACATTTTTAAGCGCTTTAACGATTTCTTGTGAAGTAATTTTTCCTTCAGCCGCAACTGAACGCAACTCTCCTACGGTGATCCCCATGCCTTGAGCAATAGCCTTTGCTAGAGCTGGTGTTTGTTCCATAACTGAGTTGAGTTCTTCACCACGTAATGTACCGCTTGCCAAAGCCTGCCCAAATTGTACTAAAGCTGCATCAGCAGCTTCTGCGCTTGCACCACTGATCGCAACTGCTTTTGATACTGTTTCAGTTAGTCGAGCAGTGTCATCCATTGTGAGGTTTAAAGTTTTGGCATTATCACTAAAACGCTGGTAGACCTGTAGAACAGAATCCCATGCTGAATAGGTTTTTTGAGCAATTCGGAAAGTGTCTTCCGTTGCTTTATTTAGTTCAACTTGATTGTTAGTGACTAACTTAAGGCGATTTTGTAATCCAGTATATGTATCCATCTTTGAAATGGCTGAACCTACTGTTAATAAACCAGCCATGTGTCCAGCTAAAGCTCTGGTGGCTACAGACAAGCTGTCCATAGACTTAGATGCAAATTCACCTTTACGCTCAATGCTATTGAGCTCATTGCCTAGATTACGCGCATTACGTTCAGCATTTTGCGAATCAATAACAATGACCAAACGGGATTCTTGTGCCATCTTTACTTTCCTCTAGGCAATAAAAAACCGCCAAAAGGCGGTCATTAATCAAAAATAAAAAACCTGATCTAAGTCAAATTTTTAACAAATCATTTTGAATTCATTTCAATTTTTCTTTACATGCTGGTGTTGCCAAAGATAAATCATCATCTTTTTTCATTTCATAACCACCACCAATTGCATAATTTAATTTCATAGAGTTGAGTGTTTCATTTTGCACTTTCCAGAAGCTGCCATCCTGTGAATAGAGTTTATCATTTGATTTTTTAACAGACATTACTCTCGCTGTTCCCATTCCATCCTGACAAATAACACCAGTTCCATCGGAATTTAACTTTAATGTTCCTACTAATCGATCATATTGCCCGGTCCAATAACCGCTATTCTGAACAGAGGTGGCTTGCACTTCAAAAAAATTAGCAGTAGACATACACCCTGCTAAACCTAATATTAAACCTAATAAAATAATCTTTTTCATATTCCCAAACCATTATCTTTGAGTAAAATTTAACATGTAGCGTGTTTATTCTCTAGTTTACTATTTTAGTATGAAAGCAACCAAACAAGCAGAATTAAACCTATCACCACGCAAGTCGCTGCAATAAAGAACCCTGAAACCGAACTCCTACATCCTTCAGTTTTTGAACTACTGCTAACAGGTGTTGCACTTATTTGGCTATTCGTCTTTTCATATTGAATAACTTGCTTCTTCTCGGGCTTTTTTAATGGAGGAGGAATCCCAATATGTTCTTCCTTTTTTTTCTTGCGTTCAGCCAAAAACTTATTATTTATAGCGTTCTTATTAATTTCTGGGATTTTTGTAATAGGCTTTTCCTCAATTTGAGGAGAAGTAATAGCTCCTTGTTTTACGTCTCCAGAATTTAAAAGGCTGCTTGTGAAATGTTGCACTGACTGATAATCATAACTGGGAAAAAGGTCAAGCCCTTGTTTAAAGTTCTCGAATCCACCATCTTTCTTTGCTCTTTTATAGTAGATTCTTAGCCTATCATCGTTACTGTCATTTTGGGGGTTCTCTAGCTTACCTACCTTATAAACATAAGCAATGTGATACAAAGCTTGTAAATGCTTACCTTCTCTTCTCAGTAAATTGCCCATTGTGATGTGCACAACCGCATCAAGCCCCAAAGTTTGCTTTTCAGTAAAATTACATTGTTTTGCGTGCTGAAAATAATTTATTTTTTGCTCATTAAGATGACGCCAAGCATCATCAAATCTCTTTTCTTTAATGGCTTGTTCTGCTTTGTGCTTATGTTCAGCGGCAGGCCCAAGATAGTCCTTAAGCATAAAAATACCCTCATATTTGGGGGTAATTTAGCAAACTGATCATTAAATGTCACATAAAGGAAAACCACCCGAAGGTGGTCTTTTAAATCAGGCTATGCATGTAAAAGTTTTTCAGCACCAGCAGCCAAGAAAGCCGATCGAGTAGTATATCTCTTACCTTTACCTACATTCTCATCAATTTTACGAATCAAACGGCTTGGTAAAGTAACATTGATTTTTTCTGGTTTACCCAGATAACGACTAACATCAACTTCGGTAACCGCCCAGATCATTCCTTTATATTCAGGATCATCGACAAATTTAACTAGTTCGGAAGCTAATGGGATTTCCTCACCATCTTCAGCCAATATTTCTAAATGGCCTGAAATAGCTTCTTTAACATTCTCAATAGCTTCTTCAAGTGTGTCACCAGCACTAAAACAACCTGGAATATCAGGAACAGTGACACCAAATGCCTCAGTATCTGATCCTCGTTCAATTGCAATTGGATATAACATCTCAACACTCCATGCTCTTGGCATAAACATATCGCCCACTGCGTTATGATTAGTTGTAAGGGATATAGTATTTAAAGTCGGGAAACAGCGGGTCAATTTAGACCCGCTTGTTTCAAAATGCTTTTAACAGTTCCGTTTGGTAAATCCTTTTTAGGATGTGGGATTGTAACTAACCCCTTTTTGGTTGGGTGTTTAAAGTGATGATGACTTCCTGAAACCCTAACCTCATACCAACCATCTGCTTCAATCATTTTGATTAAATCCAGACTTTTCACACCAATCCCTTATTAACTTTATGAGATAATAATAACCCTAGAGTTATTATATGTAAATAACTCTAGGGTTGCTTTTTTGAGGACTTGGAATTTATTTTTTTATGGGCTTCATCTAAAAACAAGTTATCCAACGCAAAAATACAGTCATTAAAAATATGAGCAGCCACTGGCAAATCATTATGCTCTGCATAGACATTGATTGCCTGCTGATCTAAAGATAAAGGGATACCCTGCTCATATCGTCTGGATCTGCATATAGTGCTAAATGCCGAAAGAATGGATTCAGCCGCATAAGAATATTCTGGTGGATCCGGAATGTGGCCACCTAAGAATTTGATTTGTTCGATTTCGTGCGACGTTTTCGACGCATACGTTTTTTGGTATTTGTAGAGCTCGATGACTTTCCCAGAATTAAAGCCTTGTCTTGATCTGCTTCTTCCTGAATCTTCTGAGCCTGTTCTTTAATGAATAACCAGATTGAAATACCAATATCACCAAGATTAAGAAGCTTTGAGGCATTCTCAGGGGTATATGGCTTTTCAGACTCAACAGTTTTACCGTCTACGATTTCGGCAAATACCACACCTTTCCAGTCTTCAATTAAGTGGGCAGCACATGCATCCATTAACAATTCATGGTAAAGCTTGGCATTTTCATCTTTGACCATCACATCATAGCCTTTAGACGAGATCTGGTTACCTGCTCGTTCAATCGCTACCTGAAAAGGCTTATATGCGATACCACGGACTTTGAATTCAGCCTGTGCCTCTCCATCAGCACCTTTGTATTCGCACCATTTTGATACGTCCGAGCTTTTAATAATTCCGACTTTTAAAGCCATAGCAACCTCTAATTTTTAGAAATAAAAAAGCCCATGGGATTCCATAGGCTTTGTTACTGAATAAGTTGATTACACAAGAGCACGTACAATCGTTGGCGCTGTACGAACTTGGGCAAAGTTGATGTCTACTGTAATGATGTCGTCACCACCGCCATCCGGGTGGTTGGCTTCCATGACTTCCAATTGAGGGAAATTGAACGAGTATTTACTGCCTTTGCTGTCTTTAATATCAAAGGTCAGTGTAAATACATCACGGGTTTTAATGGCATCAATCCAACCAGCAGATGTTGAAGAAAACATGAATGAAGCATTTGCTTCGATATCCATCATCTTTTCAATGTAGAACTCTGGTGTGTACTTGCCTGAGCCGATACAACGGATTGCTTCAAGGTTATTGTTAATAGAAATGGTCAAAGACTGTAGACATGCTTTGCCTTGAATTGACTGGCCGTTTACAAGCAAGTTTTCCACGTTCGGCATACTGACAAGCGGACGAGTCGAAGCTGCAACCGGATTCACTACAGGGTTCGTTTGCTGACGAGTAAACGAGCTACCTACTAAACCAAAGTTACCAGTGATCTTCCCGGTTGTTTGAATGGTAATTTCACCGGTATTTACCTGCACACCACGGTAGATAAACACCTGCCCAATATCTTCAAAAACTTTAACCAGCGTTAAAGACTTACGTACATTACCACCAATGGTTAAGCTATTCGTTGCCCAGTTATTAAAAGCTAATGCACTTAGGAATAAATCAAAAGTACCCAGTGACAATTCAAACTCTAACTGACCAGCTACTTCAGCTTCAGTAACTACACCGCCTTGACGATAGCGTGAGTCTACAACCTCGCTACTTTCTTCAGTTGAGACATTTTCTGATAAGCCATCACTTACACGGCGAACCGTGTACCAAATTGGGTTTGCTGGAGTCGTCCCTAATACTGCTTCTTCACAAGCATATAATCGAATTTTTGCGCCTGAACTCATTTATAGTTCTCCAAAATTTAGGCATAAAAAAACCCGCTTTATCAGCGGGCAGTTATAAAAAATGGGCGTAAAAAAACCCGCTAAAATAGCGAGTTGTTAAAGTGTTTCATCGGTATCTGAGACTTCCGGCGGTTCCACCCCAGCCATTGCAGCAGCCACAGCCTCGGATAAGTTTGTAGGCTGGAAATCAAAAGGTGTTTCAGTTGTAGGTGGCTCAGGCTCTGGTTCAGGTTCTTCATGCAAGCGAATATCAATCCAGCGACCTTCTGGAATATCTATAGGTAATTCCAAGTCTGCAACAACTGCAGCAAGTTCAAAATCAAACTTACGTTTATAAGTCTTAATAGATAGATCACCGTTTTCCAATGTGTCATACACCACAGCTACGATCGTGTTTCCATTTGCGTCTTTGGGTACTTCGATGTACCAACCTTCTTGGGCAAAGCCTAAAGAGCCTTTAAGTAAATAATCGCCTACATCAACTTTCTTAAATTCAATCGGCTGTTTTTCTGCATCACTATTGAGTTCTATATGGTCGTTAAATAGCTTCACAACAGGTGATGCCGATTTTAAGAATCCGTTAGCATCAACCGAAGTATTAAAGCTAGTCTTTAAATGCCCCCATGTCGACCAAGCATCAGATCCAGCACCATAACGGTAAGACATTTGATGACCAGAGACACCTTTAAATAGTTGCCAAGCATATGTGCCAATAGAATCGGTTGAGTAATAACCCAAGACGCTACCATATCGCTGAGGCATATAAAGAGAGTTAGCTGTACTACCCCCCTGCCAGTCACCGTGCGCTACATTAACAAGTCGACTAGTACCTAAAACGCTTGTCCACTCGGAAACAAGAGTTTTAGAAAACAGTGAGGCAACTGTAGTAAGAGAGTAACCAAGAACACCTGCATCACCTAAACCCAACGCTGACTTTGCATTTGATGGAGAGTTGCCCCCTGTACCACCTTGTGCAATAGATAGTACTGTAGTTAAGCCCTTTATCTCAGTAATATCACTATTTACACCACTAGCAGCAGCTCCAAGATTATTTCGAGCATCTGCTGCGGTTGTCGCCCCGGTACCACCTTGAGAGATAGCTGCTGTACCCACTACTTGAGAAAAGTTGGGTGCGAGATTGGGAATACCTGACGCAAATGGCAACATAAACTGCCGCTTGCCCTGTGAGGTGTTATATGGGAATGGCCGATGATCCCATGTAAATTTAAATACTAGATTTGCCATTATGCTGTTACCCCGTCAATCACTTGGAAAGTCAAAGTTTCAGTGTGCTGTGTAGTGCCACTCACCACAGCTTTAATATCCATCTGACATAAACCAAGTGGCCATGCTGCTGTGCTTGTACCTGATTTAATATTCAGCCATCCCTTCTGTGTACTTTGACTTAATGCAGTACAAGTTAACGTGGCCACAGCTGCACCATCAGCCAAAGCTTTAACTTGTGAAGTGAATGTATAACCAGTGAGATCAATTGCACGGCGAACATCATCAGGTGGATATTGCAGGGCTTCATCCATATCGACTAACTGAAGGTTTAAATTGAAAGTGTCACCACGCTTAAAAACGAAATTGCTCATAAGTGATTCCTATAGATATAAAAAAACCACCGATGAGGTGGTAGTGAATAAGGCATAAAAAAACCGCCAGTTTGCGGTCATTTAATAAAATAAATTTAAGGCTTGTAATCTAAATCAACACTTACTCCAGTAACTACATTATGTTTAGTTCCACCAAGACTATTAATATTGGCCAAGCGTATATTCACATCGGAAACACATAGCTTATTTTCGCTTTGCCACTTCTTCAGTTCAACAGCCATAACATCTTCAAGATGTCTTTCCAGCTCTTGCCGTTTAATTTCGATTTCTTCTAAAGTCAGCATACATGACATATCAATTCACCTTGTACCCAATGCTCACATTATACTGAATGAAATCAGCATCTTTACCCGCATAGATGGATTGACCATTCAAACATTCTAAGTGTTCGATTGTGAAATATTCAAAATGGGCAAGTAATGCATCACTCAATTTTGTGATTTCAATTATTCCTGAATTGGGACGTGCAAAGCATTGAATCATGATATTACCGGTACGGCGAGTACATGGCTTATCTGCAATGCCAGAAGTAAAACTGGGACCACCTGCAATCGTTAAGCAGCACCAAACACCATCTTTAGGTACATTAAAGCCTGGTAAATTTGGATACTGGATTCTGTCTTGCGTAATACCGGTAAAAGCTTGCATACGATCGATAATAGCTTGCCTTGTCTGCTCTAAAGTCATTGCCATTTTAGCCGCCATACTTCTGAGAAATAAAGGTAAAGGTGGTGTTGTAAATTCCTTGTGGTGCTTGATCAGACCACCCATTTTCTAAGCGCTCTGCATAAGGCTGGTTGTTCTGGATATAAACTAAATTGCCCAACTTAAACTTCACGGCTTGAATAGCTGCATCCTGAATAGCATTTGTTTCAGGTCCACGTATGCCATAGTCACCAGATCCAACCGAAACCATATGTGAAGCACGGTATGCACCAGTATCGACGGGACTTAAATTAACTAAAGATTGCACAGTATCCATAACAATATGCTTCACATGGTCTTCTGCTGCTTTAGACACATCAAGACTAAAACTAGACGGCTTTTTCCCCTTCCATCCCATTGCTCACCTCGCTTGCTTCGTACATTTCGAAAAGTTCTTGAGCGATTGCCTGAATTGAATAAGCTTCAAATTCCACACTAGGCTCTCGTTCACCCATTCTCCGTTTTACTATTTGCCAGATATGAACAGCTTCATGTAAAAGCAATCCATAAACTTGAATTCGGTCTTTATCCGCCGTATCACCAATTTGGACGATTGCATATGCACCATCAGAAAAAGTACTAACTTGCGCATCCGCTCCCATATCCAAAAATTGATCGGCCTTATCCATATCTTCAAATAACAAATCCATGTGTAGTTGATTTCGAGCAAGCGTGTACTGCACATGTTGAAAAGGCGAGATATACCATTCAGGAACATAATCAGGATTAACCATTTTAGCCCCTACACTTTTCGAAGCTGACATTTCCAGATTGTACTGGCTGGATCTTGTTGAATATGGATAACTCGAAATGAGCCTAAAGCTGTTAGCCATTCATCGTCAATTTTTGGAGTCATGGATACTTCATTTTGCAGCACAGTTGCTTTTTTATCAGTAGCCAGCACTCCAAGCGTCTCAATCTCATATTGACTGTATGAGCCAAAAAGTACACCTCGGCCAGAATAGTTTTCTTTAACTTCAACATATGTTTCAGTTTTAGGATCCCAATTAGTTTTTGAGATCCGCTCACATGTAAAGGTATGAACGGCGTCCGCTAAATCATCATTAAATGCTTCGGCAATATCTGCCTGAATTTCGTCACGTAAGCCCATTTAAATTTTCCTGACAAAAAATACAGCTTTTCGTTTGCAATATGGCTTGATCAAATCAAGAATGTACTGCTCGGATGCACTAAGTTTTACTGATCCGTCCTGATACTCCTTTTCTGTTTCAACCGTATCTGCTTTTACTTTCTTTCGCTTTAATGCTTGTTCCTGTCCTTGATATATTTCACCCCTCATGATGCCTTTTAAGACTTCATAGGAAGCCGTTTTGAGGGCCTTAGGGACTGTTGTCACATCTTCATAAGGCTTGACGTTACGCGCCAATAAGTAAGCTTCTGACTTTTCAAGATAGTCAGCTTTATCACTGGCAGATAAAGCATCAAAGCCTGCTACACGTTCAATTGCTTCTTGTTCAGTGATAAAGCTCATGAATTATTCCTTTGGAATTAATGCTAAAAGTTCATCTTTTTTAGCACCTGCTTCAAATGCAATGCCTTTTTCAGTTAGTACAGCTCGAAGCTCATCTACTTTTAGACCAGCATAGTTAATTGGTTGTGGTTGAGTATCACTTGGTTTTTGGTCATCTTCAGGTGTTTGACCACCTTCACCTGATTCAAGTTCAGCAATACGTGCTTTCATTGCTTCGGTATCATTTTGAAAGGCAATAAATTCGCCCTTTACTGTTGCCAGTTGTTCTTCGAGTTCAGCAATTTTTGTTTCTGTCATTTGTTGTCTTTCCCGTGCACGGTTAAATGATGAAAGTCCCATATGTGGATCTCCAAAAAGATAAGGCGGTGTTACCCGCCTTTTTGTTATTTGATCTTGTGCTTGAATGCCACAATACGGATCTGTTTAGGATCGTAGACACGTTCCCAGTTTGCGGCTGTTGCTAGACCAGCATTATTAGGTGCAATACCTGTATCACCTGCCCACTTAATGCCACGAGGATGCAATACAAAGTGACGGCGGTTAATAAGAATATCTGTACCTGCTAGGCTGTCTCGGTCAGTCTCTACACCAACTGGTGCACCAATATCTTGGAAACCAATCGCACCTTGGCCAAACAAGAAAGAGGTAAATACATCACCATCCACTGGCATACCGTCATCGACAATCACACGGCGATCCATAAAAGTTTTGTAAAGCACCACACCATCAGCATCACGCACAGTTTCAATTAAACCTTGCTTGGCTAGTGCTGCCATTGTGAATGAGTGCATTGAAATCGCTGTTAATTTATCAACAGCATCTCCCAATTTATAAGATGCATCGATAAATGAATGACCATCAATTACGGCTGCTGCTCCAGTACCAGCCGAAATGTCATGGGTATTACCTGCCATGCTTGCAGACCCAAATACACCTTTAAGTGTATTTACGGTAAACCCCTGAAATTCACGAGCCCAGTAATCTGCTACAAGATCAGCAATCGCACCCAATGGGTCATCACCAGATAATGCTTTAGATAAATCATTTGCACCCCAAGCCTTACCACGGGCATGCAAAATAGCAATATCTTTACCAGCCGTGATGTTATTTACCCCAAGAGCTTTACCATCTGAAAGTACTTCGGACTCACCGCTTAAATCATTCCAGAAAGGAATATTTACTGTGGTACCGCCTTCTGTACCAAAAGCGACTTTTTCATCAAGCTCCCCAACAATGCCTGACTGCCATAATGCAGACTTCTCGGCAGTCTTATTTAATACGTACGGAGTAAATAACTCAGGTACGATTACATCAGCAATTTTTGTCTCAGCCATTAGGCTTTACTCCTTAAAGTTTAATACCGTGTTTTGCCGCTAGCTCTTTAGCTAGTTGCGGGTTTTCATTTCGTAATTGCGCCAATTTGGTCATATTTACCGAGCCATCTGCTTTGAGAATGTCTGGCTGACCTTTTGAATTGTTGCTACCAGGTGCGCCCATGCCATTAGGTTTAGGCCAGTAATACGGTTTTTGCTCGCGTAGAGATTCAACCCATTCTTTTGGGGTCATCGGTGTCTGACCGTCTTTACCAATGACCACATCCCCGTTTTCATCAACTGCCACAGCTTTGCCGTTTTCATCTAATGCAAACTTTGTCTGAGCTAAAAAGGCGATATCAGGGGTCGCTTCTGGCAATGCTTCAAGTTCAATTGCAGCCTGCACAATTTGGCTTTGAATTACTGATTGCTTGAACTTTTGAGCATAAGCTTCAGCTTTATCTGCCCGTTCTTTCTCTGCCTTAAGAACCTTGTCATGCTCTTCACGCATCTTCTCAGTGCGTTTCTGAATAACTTCTTCAATCTTGCCTTCTGCAATAAGTTTGGATTCTTCATCCTGATTTGATTTATCAAGCAGGACCTTGATTGCATCCAGATCTAAACCCTCAACCTTTGATTTCAATGAACCTAGTTCATCTTTCAACTCTTTTTTATCTTTGATAAGTTCAGCGTTCTTATCTTTAAGACCTTTAACAGCTTCATCAACGGCGTCTTGAATAGCTGCTTTAATTTCAGGATTTTCCAAATCAACTTTGATTTCGTCTGGCATTTAAAAATCTCCTAGAGATACCGCTTAGCGGGTTTAATTGTTGAACCCTCTGCTTAGCTTCAGGCATTAAAAAAGCGCCCATTAGGACGCTTCATTTCTATAAATGATTATTTACTTAAAGCTTGGCGTACAAATGCATCTTTTGCTTCAAGTAGCTTTCTTAATCCTGTGGATTTTTCAGGCCCGTCAGGAAGTTGCTCATCCATTTGCCGAGCTAAATCACCAATTGGCTTACTAACTTGCTGCAAATGTTCAGGTAAATGTTCATATTGGAAATATTGGATAATAGGGCTTGGCATTTTCTTCTCGCAAAAAAAGCACCCGAAGGTGCTATGGTTAAAAATTAAGTTCTATTTGATGAGTGCAATTGCTTTTAATCTTTCAAAAGTAAAACCATAAATTGCCATGGCTTGAAACCTTAATTTGAAGAAATGGCACCAGAATTCATTTTGTGCTCAGAATATATTGAGCATCTGACATATTGATTTGCTTTTCAGGCATTTGTAGTACCTTTCGCTACGTTTCCTTTGCACCCCAAACCTTTTGTCTAGGTTCATCACCAACTAAGCGGATGCCTTGAGGACCACCTACATCAAATGTTGCCGTGATAGTCGCTGGACCCTCAAAAACACTACAATTCATTTTTACAGCGGTTAATCCAGCTAATGGAATACCTGTTTCCTCGTCACAAAGAGCAAGATGAGAAGATTTATCTGAAACTCTTTTAAGTACCAAATGTCTAACTTTTGATTCACTCATAAGCCAAACTCCATAAATGACAAAAGCGCCATTTGGGCGCTTATATAGGTGAAAATTGTGTCTTAAGTGAGTTTAGAATTACCTGTAATCGGCAATAATTACTCACAGTTAAATCCAGTTCCAACAAGGTCTTTTTTCAAATTTGAAACGAGATTTTGTTGTTCCTGCTGTTGTCCACTAAGATAATTTTTATCTAGAGTCTCTGCACCATCAATAGATTTATAAAGCTCTTTAGATTCCTCTAAATTGTCTTTTAAAAACGTGGTGAGGTTTAGTTTCGCCTGGGCAGCTCTACATAAATTATTTTTAGCTTCTAAACCTTGAGTAGCCTGTTTTACTTGACCAGTTGCAGGATCAAAAGAATATGCATTTGCCATTGCTGACTCCAAAGCTTCAGACAATCGATCATATTCTTTAAGATATTTTTGACTTGGTTCAGCTAAACAAGTGATGGAAATTAGGGTTAGACATACAAAAGCTATTGTTTTCATATTGTATAAATTCTGATGTTTTAAAAAATATAACATAAGAAAAATTACAGACCCAACTTTTTAAAAGCTTTTTCATCCAACTTTCTCAAATCATCTAAGCTATAGAAACGGCCTTCAGGATCAAAGAACTTATCAAAATCAAATTTCCCATCTTTATAGAGCTTAAAGCGCTTTGGCCCTAGCCACTCCCTTTGAAAGAAATCATCTGTTTTCTTAAAGAACTCTTTGAATGTGGTGTTTGCATCTAACTGTCCTATTAACTGGCTTCGCTCTTCTTTGGGGATGTCTTTAACTCTACGTTCGTCCATTACAAATGGCCGTTCACCGATAAGTTGACCATCTTTTTTAACTGGTACTAGTTCGCTGCGACAATTAGGATGCAACGGCGGTACACGTTTTGCCGGATCATCAATCCTCCAGACAGTACCGTCTAAATGAGCACAAAGCTTAGATGTTCTTCCATCCAATACACTAATAAAACGAACATACTCAAAACCTAACTGTTTGAAAGTATCTAAATACGTTTGATTAGCAACATGACTACGAACTGTTCTTACGGTACGTTCAATATCCGTCTTAGAGCTACTTAAAAGCCCATCCTCATAATTAAGGCGCTTGGTGCCGCGAATACGCTGAACTATTTCCTGATTTGTTTTACCTGAGTTAATGCCATCCCGAATTGCATATTCAACTTTTTGGCGTGCAGTCTCAGCAATCTTGGAAAGAAGATCATCAACTAATGCTCCACCTACTAAGGGTACTTTTTTAGCTGCTGCATATACCTTTTCACCATTTGGCTTTTCGATCTTGCCTCCATATAGCTTCGCCGTGTAATTAGCTTCATAAACTGCCAAGGCAGTAGCAGAAACAGCGAAAGCTTCAGGTAATGCAGTGTTTATTGCAGTAAACCACTGGGAGATTAGATCACGAACTTCCTTCAGATTTGACGTTGTGTACTGTCCACTTGCTAGAGCCATCTTTTCAGAATCATTTAATTCATCAAGCAAATCCCGAAGCTTTGCCAACATTAATATTGACTCATCATTAAAGATTTTTAGTAGCTCATTAACAGATTGAGAAGACACCCGATATAAGTACGCCTGATGTTGGGTAAGTACTTCAATCAATGATTTATCTTCTTTTGAAGCCATACATCACCTCTACAAAGGAGTGTTATCTCGCTCTATTTCTACCCGCTTCACTTCTTCCTGATAGTCGTGAGCTGGTAATTTACCTGTCATTAGGTATTCCCAATATGTGCGGAAAGAGTTTTTCCCTGAAATAGCACCCTCATAAAGCTGTTTTGCAAGATTAATATCCGTGACCTGCACAATAAACTCAGGTTCAACCGTAAATGAATATTTTGTCGAATCCAGCTTTAACCACTGCGCTGCATACTTAATGGCTTGTTCAATTGCTGCAGCTGCACACATCACGATACTGTGAAGACTTGCCTGCTGGTCATCCTGACGTGCACGGCGTGCCTCACCTGATTCTTGTGTATTGGTATCAACTACTTTAGCCCCAGCTTCTAATGCTGAATTCTTTTGCGCATCCATTTCCTTTTTAGTGAGTTCAATGCCGTTACCTGAAATTTCCAAATAACCACATTGTGAATTTAGAGGAAGACTCCAGACAGCCATAACACCAGTAACGCTAATATCATCATCATCGTCATCATCAAGGCCACTAATCCAAGGTTGCGGATGGGCCGTATGGTGAAGAGACTGGTAATAATCTGCACTGAGCTGGTAATACTTCAGAGCAGCCTTGGCCATTGTCAAAAGCGGTATGGTACCTACATCCGGAGAATTACTAGTGGCACCGCAGAAAACAAATGGTGTGAAAGAAAGTTGATTACCGCCGAGATCGGGAGTTTTATCCTCCACATTTGAACCATCGAACAATCGGACCGCTAATGCTCCATCATCCATAGATAGAACGCGGTGAACCGTTTTAGTTTCGTGCCCGAATTCATCTTCACTATTATCAAATTGCTCCTCGAGCACTAACAGTTTTAGATCTTTACGACCACCGATACTGTTTTCCTTCCAGTTGATAATAGATAACGCATCATATAAGGCGAAATATGGCACTCCGTTAGCATCAACATCGACAAGCAGACCACAGCGCCCAAACTCTAGCAACTCTGAACAAATGCGAATAAAGAGCTGTTTAAGCCCAAAACCGTCATTTGTTGCATTCTCTATCAATCCTTTAAGTAGAGAACTTTCAATCACTATATTCGGCTCAAGCTTTGAAACTAACCCGATCATTGTGCGTAATGCGTCCTGAACCCATAGCGGATACTGAGCTCGACTTAGATAGGCCTTATAAATCTCTCCAGTCGTATCACCTTGCTTTTCAGCCTCAATCATTCCGGCCGATTTAGCTAGGTACTTTGTATGTGCCTGTTTGATCTGCTCTTCACCAGCAACGGCGTCACGCATAATCAACCAGCTTTTTTGTGCAGCAATATACTGCGGATGTTTATCAGTAACTGCCATAAAAACACCAATAAAAAAGCACCTAAAAAGGTGCGTTGTTTAAGACATCCCTCGAATCCTACGAACTCCAACGGATTTTTTGTCGATCGGGAATAAATAAGCGATTGGATATGTACCAGCATCATTCATATGGTCAAACCCGGCAGTTTTATCCGGTTGCCCATAATCATCATAGATTTGTCGCTCTAAGCATTTAGCAAAGTGAGGACATTTATCAACATTCACAAACAATCTGCGCTCAGACAATGTATTGCAGAGCATACCGTTCATAGAGTTAATACGATCTTTAACTGCTGGGTTTCTACTGTTCACATGGACTTTAAAACCAGCCTTTCTAAGTAACGCCAGATCCGTTTCACTAGCATTGCTCGACTTCCGGTTCTCACCAGAAGCATCGGGATAAACTGCAACCTCATGGTCAGGATATCGTTCTTGGATAGCCTCAATCATTGCCGGAGTATCGAACAGATTTACGAACTCATCGACCGCATGCATATGTTCACCACGGCGTATATACACAACAGCAGCCATCTTGGTAACGTTAAAGTCCATCCCAATATGAAGCACATCATTTGGCTTAACTGTTTCAGTTGATGCGTTCAGCAACCGGTTAAAACAGTAGTAGATAACGCCCTGATAGCTCTCAAAGCTTGCTTCATATTCCTGACTAAAAGTCTTAGGATCCATTTTGCGCTTAGCAACAATGATTTCAGACTCAGGAATATTTCCACCCTGAAGGGATGTATAGGAAAAGCTTTTACAATCTGGTTCATGACCGGGCTGACCATCCATGAATGTGTCATAACAATGGTTAAAGCCTTTAGGTGTGCCAATACGTAAAACATGGCCACCGACTCGCTGCTCGCCATTCACCATATACTTACAAGTAGAAAGCATCGGGCGAAGTACTTCTTCCCATGCAGCCCATTTACAGTCAGCCCATTCATCAATAATTAAGAAAAATAAACCAGATCCACGAAGGTCATCATAATTATCTAGACCTACAACACGGATGATATGCCCACTTCTTAAGGTAATTGAACATTCAGTTTCATTCGGCTTTCCAGCTCGCCAAGATGCCGGAATTGCCTGTTTTAATCGCTTCCAGAAAACCCGTTTAGCTTGCTTAAATGTAGGCGCGGCATACCAGATCTCATCCTCAACAGAAACATTCCATTTAGCCGCTAGTCTTGCGGCTCTTCGCATTTCCGCTTTGGCCAAGAATGTTTTACCGAAACGTCGGCCACAAACGGCATCACGAAACCGGGCTTCTTTTTGCCAGCCCCATAAATAAATATTGGCTTGCTTAGGAGTTAATTGAACTGAACCTTCTGGAGGATTAAAGAATTGGCTCATTTGGTATCTCCTCATCAGGATTCAGCACAAGCTTGTAATCCTCTTCAGGTGGACGATACTCAGGGGGATTCACTTCACGCTGTAACTTCTGAAGTTCAAGCTTTTTAATCTCAAGTTCTACTTCAGCTTTGGTTTGGTTCGCTTCAGGATTACCACCTTTATTATTTTGTTCCCCCTTCTTGTCATAAAACCCTTTCATGATCTTTTGTATTTGGTCCACGATCTTAATTGTCATGGTCACATTGTTTTTTTTAGCCCAAAGTAAATCACTTAAAATCTTCAACTGAACAATGTCATTTGCTCCACTAATTTTATTTAGTGGCTGACTCAAATACTCTTCCCGAGTTTTTTCAAAAAATTCTTTGAGCTCCTTACTTAAGTCTCTACCTGCAAACTTTGTAGGGTCATAAGACTCTACCTGCTGTCTCGAAACATCAATGTCAAATTCTTCCTTGACGAGACTTACTGTTTCTTGGGGGGTATTAAATACAGCAAGCGATTGTACAATAAAGAGTTTCTGCTTCTTGTTTAATGTCGCCATTTCTCTCTATCCGTCAAGGTACGTCAAGGAAACATGGCAAAAAAAATGAGCCAGAAGGCTCAACTTATTAAACATGTCCCGCAGCACTTTGAAATATTCACATCTGATACAAACGGCGCTTGCTTCGCCACTTCAATTAGTCGCTTCACGCTTTCGTCCGCTCCCCATCTTTTAACTACGCCAACAAATTCTTCAACATCATGGCCTGCTAAATAGTGTTTAGGCAAACCAGTCATTTCACTGATTAACGGATCACCATCCTCATCACGTTCAACACCTATGTGATAAAGCTCATGCTCTATCAATGCACAGAAATCACGATCAGTCGCCTGATCGCAATAACTTGCATCAATTGTGATGAGGTACACAGGCACATAGCCAAACCAATCGCGCATTTGCTGCTCTTGACGAGCTTTTTTCCACCCGCCCTGATTAAACATAACTTTTTCACATTGGCCTAAAACCATACGCTTTTTAGCCATACAAGCCGATGATGCCCAAGCAAAAGCCAAGAACTCCTCATTGTCATGTATTAGTTCAGCAATATGGTCATGGTCAGGGTTATGCAAAGGTCCACCAATAGTTAAGTAATTAGCAACAACCCATTTTTTTAGATCTGGTGCTGGTGTTAGTCTAATTGCTTCTTCTTCATCTGCTTGATCAATAAAATCAGTCGGTGGAAATGGTCTTATTTGCTCCATCTTCAATTCTCGCTAATTCACTTTTTATCCAGTTGATGACATATCCCGACAAAATAGAATCTGGATGAAAGCGCTCTATTTTATAACCCATCTCTTCAGCTTGATCATATCGATCAAGACTCCATGCTTTATTTGCCAGCTTTCCACCACGGCCACCATGAAACACATAAAATAATTTGTTAGTAGAAAGGTGCTTGTAAAGTGGCTTGAATTTACTAGGTACTCGTTTCTCCATCATCTTCGAATACCACCTTTAAATTCATATCAACTGAGCCGCTGTGCTTTAACTCAACCTTTTCATTAAACATATTCATATGCTTACCAAGCAATTCATTAGCTTTGTTAGCAGCGGAAAATTCTCCCTCTGCCATAGCTTGTTCAGCAATGTCTCTTAGGTTTTTAATTACCATGTACTGGTCAACACGCAAGTCAGCCATTCGTTCTAGATTTAGATACGCAATCCGATCCTGAACGTCTTGTCGCTTAAACACATCCCAAGCATTCTGGCGTTTCTCATATCCGGCAGCTAAGCCAGCCTCTGAAATTCGTAATTTGGGATTTGCAATATATTCCTGGCAGAACTTTTCATGACGCTCATTCTCTAAAGGTTCTGCGCCTTTGATTTGTTCTTCCATTTATTTACCTCATTAAAAAACCCGCTTATTGCGGGTTCTGTTTTCCAACGTTTTCTATCATTAATTCCAAAGCTCTCTTCTGCTCTTCTCGGCTTTGATAATTGAATTCATGTCTTTGCCCACTCTTTGTGTAGACAACTAAGTTATAATTCCCTTCGGGATTGCAAGCAAAGCTTTCAATGCTGGAATATAAAATATACTTATGATCATGAGAATAAAACATTGCTTTTCCCTCTTGTAATGATTAAAGAAAAAACAATATATCTTAGCTGCTTAACTATTCCAACACATACTTAAGATCATCAGGCGTTTCCAAATAACACCCGTTTTTATTGCAGAAGGCATGAATGTCGTTTAGATATTCGGTCATTTGTTTTGTTGATGCATCTCGTGTGCTTGTAAGCATTGTCACGCTATCGCGCACTTGCTCATATAGTGGATGTCGTTCGACTTTCAAAGCTTTCACAGTGTCAAATGTCTTGCGATAATCACCAACGCCATCACGATAGAAAATCACTGAGAGTAGTGTGTATTTAAAGAATAGGTGCTCGTAATCCTTAGTTGTACCTTGATGCTTTGCCCATTCAGTCAACCAGTCCCAATAAAGCCTGTTTTGCGCCTTAGATCTATTGCGTTCATCTGGCTTGATAGTAACAACCAAAGGCTTCCCTTCATTAGCTGCTTTAGCATGGTGGGTATTGAGATACCCAATTACATAGTTGATGTCAGAATGGTTTTTGATGACGAATCGTGGTTCCATTTTGACCTCGCTAACTAATCTTTCTTCTTAACAACCACATAGCCATGCTTTAAAAATGTTTGCACAATGTCGTTAACTGCAATCTCTTTGATGAAACCCTGAACGTCTTTACAGACATGCTGAATATCTGCTTTCAGTTCTTCATATTCTTTTGTTTTACCCATCGTGAGCCAACTGACCTCATGTAAGGGTTTTGCTTTCTTCTTACTCATGAGATGCCCTCATCTTGTTGTGCTTGCTTCGAACATTTCAAATAAATCTTGGGCAATCGCTTGAATTGAATAAGCTTCAAACTCAATGCTTGGGTTTTCTTCGCCCATTACTAAAGCTACTTCTTGCCAAATATGTACAGCCTCATGTAGCAATAAGCCATGAACTTGTATTAAATCCCAGTTGCTACAATCGCCAATTTGCACAACTGCATACCCGTCTTGAAAGTTGACTCTTGCATCAGCCCCACCTTCAAGAAATTCATAAGGAGCTTTTACACTGTCAAAAAGTATGTCTAATTGGTCTTGGTTTCTTACAAGGGTGTATTTAATGTGCTGGAATGGGGTTTCATGCCATTGAGGGACATAATTATTATTTATCATGATCACCTCAATAAAAAACCACCCGAGGGTGGCTTAACTAACTAATTTCAATGAAGGCAACTGATCTATGAACTCTAAAGCTTCTTCAAGGCTTTCCGCATACCCAACATCAAGCTGTGGCTCACAGTCAGGATCTGCATACAAGAGTTTGTTTTCAGTGTCAGTATCGATGTCAATAAAGTAAGCACCACCACCGCCATAACAATCGGACATGTATTCCCAATGAACTTCAGCTTGAATTCCTTTCTTCTTGAGTTCTGATCTAATTTTTCTACTGCTCATGGAATCACCTTTATATTTTTCATAAGCCAATTAGAAGCTGCCGGATATTTCCAAACCCGCAGTTCTTCGTACCAACACATTAGATTACCGTTTTCGATTTTGAAGAATCTTGTTTGACCACCTAATGCAGTAAAGAAGTGGGTTGCATCATCTGGTTTATTTCCCATCAAAACACCTCATCATTTTTAAGATTAAGCATCCGCTCTGTTTTTTCTAACCAACCATCAAATAGTGTTTCTGACTCTTGTCTTGTGCCTAATTCAAACTTATCAAATGCAGCATGGCAGATATAACATAGTGGAACTGTGTATAAATCGCTTGCCTTGATACCACGACCCTTTCCGTGTTTTGAGCTATTAGAATGAGCCGCTTGTGAGTGAGGATAGCCACACATAACACATGGTAATTTTCTTATTGCAGCAAGTCGCTTTGCATCACGCATTGGGTCTTGAATACTCTTCTGGTAAAAGCTCAAAAGACAATTTTGATTGATCACCGTAAATATCAAACTGAACATTTACATGAGTGAAATTGATCTTCATTTCATCTTGCACTGTCTTAACTGCATTAATTAATTCTTGCTGTAAACGCTCATTGATTGCTTTATCGCTATACATGATGCTTTCTCTACTGGCCTTTTAAATTCTGTTTGATGTTAGTAATTTGAGAATCTATATCTCTAATACGTCGCTTGCAGTCTTGCTTGAACTGATGTGTCGCATTGAGATGATGCAAATTCTCAAGATTAAACCGATCTTTGTAGAGTAAATCTAAATTCTTCTTCGCTTCGATTGTGTCCATGTTCACCCCAAAAGAAAACCTCCCGAAGGAGGTCTAAATCTAATGAAAACTATTTTGAGAAGGCTTTCTCGACATCTGCAATGTTAATGTTCATTCCGGGTTTTCGAGAAACCACTTCCAGAAACTCAGGCGAAAAGTCTTCAACTACTCTTTGCCCATGTTCATTCATACCTTCACATGTAGCCCACTGCTTTGTAACTTCAATAACTTTAAAGTTAAATGGATAATTTGAGTGCTTCACAACATCACCACGACGCATCATAGACATATACAAACCTCATTAAAAATCAATAAAAGAAGCTTGATAATGCGGCATGTTAATTGGAAATGCAACGACTTGATTTAATATAAGTCATTGTATTCTCGATAGTTAATTATATTTTATCTTTCCACACTTTCTACATTCTTTCTGATTGAACATGTCGGATTCATATTCCCAAACATGTATGCAAAAGACCTGCTTAATTATTCGGAGCATGTGAACCTCCTAGAATTTGGCGGAAGATGTGAGACTCGAACTCACACGGCTGTTACACCCAACTGTTTTCAAGACAGCGACCCGTAGACCGACTTGGTTTAATCTTCCATATAGCAAAAAAGCCCACGATTAAGTGAGCTTTGATGTGTTGGTCTTCGGGAATCCGTAATACGACCAGTATAGAAAAACATTACCTTAAATCCGTTTAGCTGTCAATTGTTTAGCTTTTTACGGTATTGCCCTACATAGAAATCGATTTCATCTTCCATGTCTTTCAAAATAATATCTACCATTGCGCCAAGATAAGCATAGTTCTTGCTATATGTATCTGCTTTGATCTCATCAATCCCGCAGAACTTCAATTGTCCCTGCAAAGTACGATCTTCTTTGATCACTGGACGCATCTTAAAGAATATCTGCATGCGAGCCACCTTCATGCAAAACAATTTAAGGTTAAAGTGGTGACGCTGACGCTCTTTGCTTGCTGCTTCATGTAATATCTCACCAATATGCTCAACAAGCGTCTTAAATGCCTGTGTCGTGTCTCTTGAATCACCCCACACTAACATCTCGCAATATGCCTTAGTTGCCTCATCTTCAATTGAAGCTATAGCCCCGCAACGTTCTTCCCAAGTAGGCGCTTTCTCTCCTGTCGATGCAGTAGACGTTTCATAGCTTGCCGTTTTAGCTCTCATTTGCTGACCAACCCATTCAAGATTTGATAATTTTTCCGTTACTACTGCATTCATCTCTTTCCCCTTACTTGCCGTATTTCTTGATGTGATTTCTGACTTTTTCTCTGTTGGCTTCTCCGCTCGCTATCTGTTCATACATTTTTCTGGTCTGCCAAATGACATAAATAATGAGAATGGGAGAAAACAAAATTCTCAGGATGATTAGAAGCAGCTTTAAAGAAGCTTCTGCATAGTCCTTGAGGTCACACCAATGATCTTCAAACCATCCCTTTAGAAAGAATCCTTGCCATTGGAGTGTGAGCTTTAATGCATCTACATCTACCTTTGATTTCATACCGTCACCCTAATCGTCTAATTCTGCTTTGTTTATAAGTATTGAGTACATGTCTTTTGAATAGTTCGAGATTGGAAACTTCTTGCCTATTAGCTCTGCAAATTCATCATCAATTTTTCGAACAAGATCCATATATTGAATCTGCTTTTCATCAGTCTCACCTGTAGGCCATTCAGGTGTCTTAGCTTGGTACTCCTCTGCCCATGCTTTGACTTGTTCAGCTTTATCTTCATATCGAGTGCGAAAGAAAGCATGAAAACCTTCTTCGTGTTGTTCGTATGTCCCAACTTCGTAAAAGACCATCACGCCACCTCAAATCATCAAATACTTTTTAATTTCATCTATGGCTTCATCTGCACCGAAGCAGACTTTGCACATGTAACCTTGTTCTTCTAAGCGTTGAATCATGAGCCTTTGACTTGGTTGTAACTTCCCTTTCTTTGACTTCAACTCAATCCACAAACCATGAACTTCACCATTTGGAATGATAAGTTGAAGGTCTGGAACACCAGCCTTTACGCCTAACTTCTTAAACTTTGCAGCTTCAATAATGTTTCTTGAGCCACCATTTGGAATATGAAACAAGTAATCACTCAAACGACCTGAACCATACTTCACACGATGCGCCCAACTCATGAGCGTCATCTGTTCTTGATCTTCTGTAGGCACTCGATTGAATCTCTTTGAGCGCGCTGCCTTCAGTGACTGGACCCTTTGAGCCTCTTTGAATGTGGTCATTGGTCACGCTCCCAAAACTTAGGTTGCCCAAGTCTTTTCCATTCTTCATAGTGAGCTGGGCAAACATGTACATCATCAACAAAGTTGCCGCCCTCATCTTTCATTGGCACTTGCTCTGCTAGCTTGTATGCATGAACATTGCAAAGCACGCCATCACAAGTCTTTCCATTAACTGGATAATCGCAAAGCCAACTGCCTTCCTTCAGGATTGTCTCTGAGCAAACATTGCAGCAATAAGGAGCAATCCACTTTGGCGACATGGTAGTCCAAACATAGTGATTTCTTTGGTCTAGGTAAGTTATTGGCATCCTTCCCCCTTGAGCGCTTTGAAGTACTCTTCTTCAAACTCTAAGCGTTCGTTTAGCTTGTCGATTAAGTCATTCGTCATATAGATTTCACTTCTGACCAAATATGCTTGCTCATCACACATCATGTATTGTTCTGACTCTTTGAGCTTCTTAACGCTTTCTTCTAGGTACGTAATCTTCTCTTTAAGATCTTTAATGATATTCATGCCTCACCATCCTTGAGCGCTTGCTCTTTCTCTAATGCTCTGCGTGCAATGTCTTTAGAATATATATGGTCTTCTGACATCTTTACTGCCCAATATCCATTCAACTCACATCCATTGAGTTCCGCTTCTTTTTGCATATGTGGAATCGGGTAAGCGATCTGATCTAACGCAAGCGTTAAAGCATCCACCCGCTTTTGCAGCTCGTCACTTTTCTGGACTTCTTTCACATACATTTCATCAAGAGTTTCCGCCACGAATATGTATTCACTTAATTGCTTTTGCAGCTCCTCCACTTTCGCTTGTTGTGACTGCTGACCAGCTTCATATGCCTCTTCTATGCCAACTGAATATGGAATTTTTCCGCCACTAGAACACCACTCAATAAATGTCATTGGTTTGTCCATCTCAATCACTCACTTTGCAGTTTGGCGAAATGTGGTTTTCTATAGGGAAGTTGTCGCCTAGGTCATTGTCGATACGGTGGCCTGCTGCTAATTCTTCGGGAGTAAGATGTCTAACATCAAATCTAGAAACTTTAATATTCCCGAAATATCCGTTATTGATTTTTCTTGGATAGCCCTTTTTTGGGGAAACCTCCTCAACAGTTAAAATCACATCCACATATCTAGGATGGGTATAAACAACCTTATCCCCGACTTTAAACTCACTCATGGCTGGCTCCTTTTTCTGCATCACACATTTCACATTTATCTATATGCCCCCACCCATCATCTCGAATGAAGCCAAACCCCTTACAAGCCTTACATTTGACTTTCTTTTTCTCACCCACCAAGAAATATCGATCTTTCTGGTTGTAGGTAATATCAATAGAACCTGAGTAATAGCGCCTTAACGCCCCATCAATATGAAATTCGTGTGGACCTACACAAAACATCCACCCCGAATCCCCGCCGCACTTTGTAAACCTTGTGAAATATGCTTCTCTCCATTTCACATAACGGCCAGACAGATGAGGAGTCAACAATTCAATTAAACGTGCTCTAAGCATCTCCATGCTTGCTGACATATCTCCATAGTGATATTCAAGATCGTAGCTATACTCGCCTGTGTTATATCTAGTTGGCATGAGATTCACCGCCTCCGTATATTGATTCGTGGTCGCGGATAGCAGTCATCACACGCTTAATTGAAATGGAACCATCTGGAATGAAGTCGCAAAAATCATCAAGAAAGCTCAATCTCCCATTTCCCACCATGCGAACATGCGTGTAACCAACATGCTTATCTGTCGTAATGAATGCAGGCGTTAGCTTCTCAACTCCACCTAAATCGTTGATGATTTTCAAAGACTCCACCAGACGTTTAAGCTCAACCAAATCTACAAAATACTTCTCACGATCTGCTGGGCTGATTTCTACACTTTGACCACATTGGAACTCATAACCCTCGTTCCATTCAGTTGCGTTATCGGGTGCTGAATCTACGATTTCCTTCGCGTATTGCAGTCCTTTATCTCTAATCAATTTAGTTGCTTTCATGGCTGGCTCCTTTCTCATCAAGCTCTTTACGCGCCAACCACCACAAAACCACCGCACCGCAAAGTACTGCTGTTACACACGAAATGAGTAAGCCACAGCTTAAAATCTCGAATTTAGTCATGATCCTGCCCCACCAAAACGCAAGTCATCCCAGTCACATTCAACTACTGTCAAACCGTCATGTTGAAACCGAGACCATAAACGGTCCCCTAAGTTTTCCTTCAAACCTTGCGCCTTTTCTGTAGACTCAAGCGTCATGTTGGAAATTAAAACTGTCGGCTTTTTTTCGTCATAACGTGCATATAAAACTTTATGAACGAGCTGCAATCGACTCTCGTGTTGGTCGTGCAAACCATATTCATCCAATATCAATAAATCACAGTCCGTGAAGCGAAAAATTGCATTTGCTTCATTGTCATCAGGCTTTGTCCATGCAGTGGCAATTTCATTTGCCATGTCTTCTGAGGTGACGTAACGAACATAACTCCGCTTGTCTAAAACGTTACGAGCAATAGCACATGCAAGATGGGTTTTTCCTGTTCCTGTGCGCCCAACCATAATCAGATTGCGCTTCTTCCCTGAATTAAAATCTTGAACAAATTTATGGCAAGCAGCTTTAGCCTCTTTCTGTGGATCGATACTCACCATATAATTTTTAAATCCGCTTTCCTTGTGGCGCTCAGGGAGTTTTGCTCCGGCAAAATGTTTCTCGCGTACCATGAGGTTGACTTGGTGTGCGTGTTCAATTTGTGATTTCACATACGCTTCATTTGCACATGTTTGGCAAACTGGACGACCAATTAGTAAAACCATTAACTCATTGTGTTTAGGGCAAAACTGATTAGTTTGTACCAGCTCAGTTTTGAATTGTTTGCTCAATGCATTCATAGCATCTCCCCTACATCGATATCATCTGTGGCTGGTGCATACTGTTTTGCATCACCCCAAGCACTGTTTACGTCTCTTGCTGGTGCAGTTTTCATTGGTGAGTTTTGTTTTTTAGGTCTTATCGACTTTGTGAATTCCTGAATTAACCAAGTTGCAAACTTTCGAGTTCGTTGGTTTTCCGTGAGATCAATTTTGTTTTCCCAGTGAGCATTGAAGTTGCCAAGATGAAATTCATAATTTGGCATTTTTAAAACCTGCTCTGCTTGTGCACCCACTTGTGAAGTCCTAAGAACATTCAGCAATAGTTCACGATTTGGTTTCCAAGACTCCTCGGCCGCTGAAAAATTTTCAACCGCGTTTTGTGTGTGAGTATTTTCTTGTTCCTGCTCCTGCTCCTGCTCCTGTTCCTGTTCCTGGCTTCGAAGGGGCTTTGAAGGGGCTTGTAAGGGGCTATCTATTTTGGCGTTTTCGCCACGCTTTTGAGTCATACAAAATGCTTGTGCATATTTATCGAAAAAGCTTGATAAATAAGGGCTTGACGGCAATGAATCATACTCTTTTTGCACGTTCTTACAGCGGTTATCGGCTGGCTTTAATGACTCAGCTACTTGAAAACGTGCCATCTCGTGCACCCAGACTGTCTCCGTGGCTTCGTCATAGCTACAAAACCCCGCTTCACAGGCTCTTTGAAGCCCCTTAGAAGCCCCTTCAAAGCCCAAGCCAGTTTCATGAGCAATATATAGAAGGGGTATGTAATACAAGCCAAGCATGTTCGCGTGAGGGCTTGTCATTAAATACATAGCGACAATTAAGCCTTCAGGTGTTTGACGAAGTTTTTTTCCCGTAGTTCCCGTCCAGAAATGTGGTGAGACTTTCCCATAGTCACGCATGGTTATTTATCTCCTTTGAAGGGGGTTCGAAGGGGCTTTGAAGTGGTGATAATAATCATTACTTACCCCTTTCAAGCTTCACTAATCCGCGCATTTCCAACTGACGAATAATTCTTGGAGGAATAAATTCGTTGTTGATTTTGTAGCGAATGCGCGACTTTTCTTTCACCTGAATTAGTTTGTGCCCATCCTCCATGAGACGGCGAACTGCTATAGCCTGCCCCCCCATATGGGTTAATTCTTCAAGTTGATAAAATCTTTCCTGAGCCTCAATTGCGGCATTCATAACTGAAAGCGGCATGGCTGCTAATTCTTTAGCCGAATAGATCTTTACTGGTTGTTCCAGTGGAATTACCACCTCTAGCGGTGTGGTGGAAACGGAAATATCCTGTTTTCTTCTTGCTGCATATCTCACTTTTCACCATCCTTTGGCTTAACATAGCCACCAAACGAATCAACCAAACACGCTTTGGTTAAGCTGGTTACAATCTGTTGTGCTAACCACTGCGTTATGCGAAATTGACGAGCCATAGCCTCTGAAAATTCAACCTTGGTTACCGCCGCATTATTTTCGTCATACCCCTTGTTTCGTAAATTTTGCTTTTTCACCTCAAATAGGTGGCCAAGTACTCGCAATGCAGGCTCATAGAAAGATTGGATTTCACTTTGCTGGCGAGAATCTTTGATTTGGTGTGTAAAGCTGTTCATGACACCTCCGCTAATGCTTGCTCAGCTTTTGTTAGGCGGCGTTTAGCGTTGAGCTCTGCTACTGTTGCTGTACGGATTTCTTTTGATGAAACCAGAATCAAATGATTCTCCGATTTGATAGTCCACAACCTAGTCAAAGTTTTATTTTTAACTTCAAACAAATCATTTGATTTGAAAGTACGGCACTCTTTAGTAAGCACTACAACGTCACCAGGTATAAATTCTGGTGTGTTGTAATTAGCCGATTGATTTGCTAAATTGTTTTGCATATTCATGGGTTCCTAAATTTGTGAATGCGAAACCACTCCTGTTCGCGCAGGTAGTGGTTTTTAATATCCAAGCTTTTCTTTCTTAACGCTGATTTCGTCGTGAAATAAGTCATCCACTGTTTCAATACGGTTCATCCAGCTTTTAGACATGACTAAAAGTGCAGCAACCCGTTCTTTATCAATGCTCTGATAATCTTTAGGAACGACTTTTAAACCAAGCAAGCTCAATAGCTCGCAAAACATTTCAATTTCATTCAAGCCATTGTTTTTCTTATCTGTTTTAAGCCGAGTAATAGTGCTTGGATCAACTTTTAATTGTTCAGCAATCTCTTTTTGGTTGCTTATATCAAGACCATGCAATATGCGGGATACGCCATTTCTGGCGCTTGCAGATATATCAACTGATAATTTGCTCATGGTTAGGTCCTAAGCATTTGAAGTAGTTCGTTTGATTGGCTCTTTGCCATTTGCCAAGTCTCTGATTTGGTATTCGCGAGCTAAAGGGATTTTTTCATTTGACCACTGGTAAACAGCAGGTGGTTCAATTCCTAATAACTTTGCCAAGCCAACACCATTGACACCAAGCAACTCATAAGCTTCCTGTTTGGTCATTTGTGCAACCTCAAAAAATAAGATTTCTTAGTATTAAAACAAAGATAACTTATTTTTGCAAGATGTAAGATAACTTATATGAAGAATCTAGAAACTATGGGTCAGCGTATTCGCGCCTTACGAAGAGAAAAGAAATTAACCCAAGGCGAGTTGGCAAAAATCGCTGGGGTTAGTGCGCCTAATGTTACTGGTTGGGAGAAAGATGCTTATGCTCCTAAAGCAGACCCATTAAGCAAAATGGCCGCTTATTTCGGAGTGTCGACTTCGTATATAACTAATGGAGATGAAAGCGGTCCCAAGTTGGATAGCACTGTTGCACAATTGAAAGTTCTGGATATCGAAGCTTTTAAGAAAAAATACAATATTCCCGATAGCGAAGATGCTGTTAAATTTATTGAAACACCTGTTAAACCATTCCCCACCCAAAAAAGATACGTTCCTGTTAAAGCCTATTCAAAGATGGGTATGGATGGGTATTTCACAGATATGGGTTACGAAGGTAACGGTGGTGATGGTTATGTTCCAACTCACTCAGCAGGACCAAGAGCCTATGGTATTAAAGGCACTGGCGACTCAATGTTTCCAGCAATTCGTAATGGTTGGTATGTAGTTTGCGATCCAGATGCAGAGCTTGTGCCGAATGAGTTTGTTCAGGTGTGCTTGAAGGATGGAAGATGCACAATTAAAGAATTTGTCGGCATCAATGGTGGGGTTTTAAGTTTGCTTTCTGTGAATGGTGGTGAGCGATTTTTCTTTGAAATGGACGAGGTTGAAAGTATTACCGCTATTACAGATATCGTGCCGCCAAGTCAGCACAGACAAGAACATCCTTATTCGCATTAATCACAGGAAGACTTATGGACAACTCTAAACTACCAATCAATCAGATTATTGCTCGCATCAATGATGCTGCTAAACATGGTGAAGCTTTGGTGCTAACCGCTGAAGAAGTAAAGATTCTTTCTAAAGATATTGGCGACAAAGTCTTTATTCCTGTGCTTACTAATGAGCAGGTCGTGCAGTTGGTAAAAGAAGGAAAGCTAGGTCAGAAAATTAATAACACCAAAGATTAATAAACTGTGAACCCGACACAGTCTTTTAAATGTGGGGTATATCACTTATTAGATAGTAATATTTATTGATGTTTTAGTGTGTAATGTGTAGATTGCCAATAGTTTTTATAGTAGATATTGGGATTATGCAATATGTCTAATATTGAGCAAGATACACGTTTTATTGTTAACAATAATTTGATTAACAAGGGCTGGATCTTGGACATTCAAGATCCAAACAAAAATGTCTTTTTTGAATCAGATATCTTAAGAATTGTTAATAATGAGTTTCTCAAGAAAAGTAAAAAAAGACCCGATTATGTTCTTTTCGATTCACAAAATAAGCGGCCAATCGGTGTAATTGAAACGAAATCAGGTGGAAAAAGCTTAACAAAAGCACTGGATCAGGCAACCGAATATGCTGAAATGCTTGATGCACCTTTGATATTTGCAATGAATAATGGTTTCTGCGAAACACGGCATTTGTATACCCAAAAACCATTATTTATTGATGAAAATGAGGTTAATGAATTAATAAGAGTAAATGAAGCTAAAGAGTTCATATTGCAGGAAACAAATGGTATTTATATTACACCTAAAGAAATTTTAGTCTCTCGCAAAGAGTTAATTAATGTTTTCAAGAAGTTAAATAACTCACTAAGAGGTGAAGGTTTAAGAGCTGGTATAGAAAGGCTTTCAGAATTTGCAAACATTCTTTTTTTAAAATTGTATACAGAGAATGCTAATACAGGTATTTGGAATTCTCTCAAAAGTCTCGATAATGATTTGCTAATTAATACAACTAATAACATACTACAAGATATTGATAGACAATATGGTGCTTCTGTTTTTACAAATTTACAGCTAACCAACCCTGTTGCTGTTAAAGAGATGATCAAAGAGTTGGATAAGTTAAAACTCTCATCAATAGATACCGATATTAAAGGAGATGCTTTTGAGTATTTCTTACAGCAAGCTACAGCAACTAATAATGACTTAGGAGAATATTTTACTCCACGTCACATAACTAAAACCATTGTTAACTTAGTCAACCCTAAATATGGTGAAAAGATCTATGACCCTTTTTGTGGGACAGGTGGTTTTTTAACAGAGGCATTTGATCATATAAAAGATAACACTTTAATTGCAAACAATAGTAGTGAAGAAATCAAGCTTAAACATAATACTATTTTTGGAAGAGAAATTACCTCAAATGCAAAACTCGCAAAAATGAATATGATTCTGCATGGGGATGGGCATAGTGGAATTTGCCAGATAGACACACTTCAAAACCCTATTGAATCTGAATATGATGTGGTTATAACCAACATGCCATTTTCTCAAAAAACTTCTTATTCTCACTTATATGAGAATAAGTTAGCTAAAAACGATGGTGATGGAGTATGTGTTCTACATTGCTTTAAAGCAACAAAAAAAGGAGGGCGAATGGCATTAGTAGTACCTGAAGGCTTTCTTTTTAAAGCCGCTTTAGCTCCAGTAAGGAAGTATTTATTTGAAAACGCCCAACTAAAAGCAGTAGTTTCACTTCCAAAAGAAGTTTTTCTGCCATATGCAAAAGTTAAAACCAATATACTCTACTTTACCAACTGTCATAATGGTAGAACAAATTCTGACGTTTTTTACTACAATGTGACAAATGATGGCCTAAGTTTAGATTCTTTCCGTAGAAAAATTGACGAAAATGATTTAAAAAATTTAGATTTTGCTGATTTAAATAAGAGCGACTTTGATAAATATTATAATGAATTAGGTTTCTTAAAAGTTAATCCAGAATTAATCAGAAGCAATGATTATATTTATAATTATGCTCACTATAGTAATTCACATATAAAATCAAAATTCCCAACTATAAAACTAAAAGAACTCCTATCCTTGTCTGGCAAAGTCAAAGTGGGAGAGGATACAAATATACCTATTATGAGTATCACTATGGAACATGGCTTAATTGATCAGCATGAGAAATTTAAAAAACGAGTCGCAAGTTCTGATATTTCTGGGTATAAAAAGGTTTTTAAAAATGAACTTGTAATGGGGTTCCCTATAGATGAAGGTGTTCTAGGATTTCAAAAATATTACGATGCTGCTGCCGTAAGCCCAGCATACAAAATCTTTAGATTAAAACGAGAAGTTAATGTAGAATATTTGGATTTGATTTTGAGATCTAATTCTCTAAGAAAAATATACAAAAGTAAAATGCAAGGCAGTGTAGAGAGACGACGCAGTATTCCTGATGAAATGTTTTTGAATATTGAGATCCCGAATCCTCCTGAAGAGGTTAAAGATCAAATAGTAAAACAACATAAACTAATAAAGGAAATTGAGAATAGTCTCAAGGAAAATCAAAAAAAATTGCGTCTAAAGACAGAAGCATTATGGGAACTTCCTCAAAATTACAACTAATCCCCCCTTCGAACCCACCCCGTGTGGGTTTTCTTTTGTCTATTAAAGCATAAAAATAAGATTTCTTAAATTTAAATAAGATTTCTTATTGACAATAAAAATAAGTTTTCTTATATTTATCTCACAGACAACAAAAAAGCACACCGACCGCTAAATCTGATGTGCTTTTGCAAACTGCGAGATCAATTATGAACGTAAAAACCTTTTCAAACAAGCATAAGGTAACTGGAGTTACAGCAATTGCTGTACTTGTAGCCTTGAGTTCTTGTGAATATCGAACTGCTAATTCTAGCGTCCCTTCTAATTACTCATATGAAAGCGAGCAAGTCGTTGCTTCTGAATATGAACTTCTGGCTGTTAAGAAAACTGGAGAAAAATCTGGTGAAGCAGTTATCCGCATTGACGGCTTCAAATTAAACGTGAGCTTCGATTTTGACGGTGTAGCTGATAGCTATGGTGTAGCTGGATCTGATTTTACAGCGGCTGAAATTACTAACCTTGCTATTGAGTCAGTAACTGACTTAAGCGGCAAACCTTGGAATGATTTCACCAATCATGACGACCATAAAAACATAAATATTTTATTAGCGGGCTATATCGACCGTAATAAATGGTTGGAGGCAGCCTAATGAAAGATTATAACTGCCCTACTTGCAAGAAGATGATTCCTGTTGACCGTTCAAAAATCAAAGCTGGTGATGAGGTTTCATTTTGCAGAGTAACCCAATCTTCTAAATCTGCACGTTTTTCTTCTAGAGAAGGAATTGTCAATTGCCGTGAAGGTGATGTGGTTTTAGTTAAATATCGCAAAGAAATTATTCCTTTAAATATTAGGGACGTCTCACCTGTAGATGCTCCTAGCCCGCTTACGTATGCCTTTGTTGGTACATGCGAATGTAAGGAGGCTGAACATGTCTAATTTCAAAAAACACCCTGACGGCTACATGTCATTTTTAGGCCGTGATGATAAGGGCCTCTACTCTGTCCGCATTGGCTGGCAAGTGTACGCATCTAATGCTAATGGCTCAGTTCTTTACAAAGTTAAAGACGGAGTTAAGACGCCTTTAAATGTGTTCAGGTTCCAAACTTCTTATCCAAAAGTTTGGAATGAACTCACCCAAGAAATCGATTTCCAACGCAGAAAGCAGCTCGCAATAAAACTGCGTGAAACAAACATCCCTACTTATGACCGCAAAGCATATAAGCAAAAACGCGGCTTCACCGGCTCTAGATGAGGATAAGAAAAATGGCGTTACCGATTATTACTGCTGACCAAACTTTATTGGTTCAAGCAATTATTGTGTACCTATACGCTGATCCGGGTTTAGGTAAATCATCGATGGGCTTTACTGCGGAAAAAGCAATTTCTTTTGACTTTGACCGTGGTGCTCACCGTACTGGTGAATTACGTCGTGGTGCGGTTGTACAGGTTCAACAATGGAGTGATGTTGCAAACCTTACTCCGCAGGACTTAGCACCATATAAAACCGTAGTCATTGATACCGTGGGTGCAATGCTTGAATGCATTAAAACCCATCTATTGCTAACTGCTAATAACCGTCAAAAAGATGGCTCTTTAAAGTTAAAGGCTCAAGGTTTAGCGAACCAAACGTTCAAGCAATACATCAATACTTTGATCAGTTTAGGTAAAGATGTTGTTTTCATTGCACACGCATCAGAAGATCAAAACGGTGATCAAATTATTTACCGCCCAGATCTAGGTGGTAAAAACCGTAACGAGCTTTACCGTATCGCAGATGTCATGGGTTATCTAACAACTGTTACTACTGGTGAAGGTAAAAATGCCCGCGTTATTAATTTCAAACCTTCGCCTACACATCATGCGAAAAACTCAGGTGCTTTAGGCGGTGAAACCGGTGAGGTATGGGTACCTGATCTTAAAGCACACCCTACTTTCTTGGCTGACCTGATTACTCAAGCTAAAGACCACATTAACACCTTAACGCCTGCACAACTTGCAGCAGCTAAAGCCCAAGAAGAGCTAGAAAACTGGAAACAAAGCTGTGAAGAAGCTGAGCATGCAGGTGACCTTAATCAATTAACTGAGTCGCTTGATAAAGGACACATGTATTACCAGAACATGCGACAAGCAATGTTAATGAGAGCTAAAGCATTGAATTGCACGTTTGATAAACAACGTGGCACTTGGATTAGTCCACCAGAATTTAACGGTATCTCAGATCAACAAAGAGACGAACTTCAAAACTTTATTGCTGAACGTGGCCTAGACGTAAAAACAGTATGTGAGCACTTAGGTATCGATGCCCTTATTCAAATTGAAGCAGCAAAACTTAAGGCAGTTAAACAAGACATTGAAACATTAGCTAAAACGGGGATGACAGCATGAATAATCTAATCACTGCAGCTGAAGCATTTGTAGCTCTTCAAAAAGGTAAAACTGTTCTTTGTCGTCCTATTGGAGACATGTTGGACTTTTCTGACTTAGATCAATTCCCCGCTTCTGTTTTTGGCAAACCGGGTTTTGAATTCTGCATCAAAATCGAAACTATTGAACTGGCTGGCATTACATTCACAAAGCCATTAACTATTGATGAGTATAAAGCGGGTCAGGATGTTTTTGTTATCAATACATATCTCCCTTCAATTTATATCATAGGATTTGAAACTGCTGCACTCATTGAAGCTATTAAAAGAGGATTTGTTCAACGTGATGCAGAAAATGCCAAGCTTCAATTAAAAGCATTTTCAAAAGCACTCGGTTTTGAAATTAATAATGATCTTAGCGTTGTTCGCCTTGGTGAAGAGCCCAAAAAACAGCGAGGCAAAAAATCAAAAGCAGAAAAGCCTAGCGACGTTATTTCTGCAGAAACTCAACCAACAATTGTTATTACCGAACAAACAAATGTCACCACATCTGAGGATCTGTTAGTTCCAGAAACTAACGAGCCTAAAGTAGATCCTGAATATCAGAAGGCATTAGATGCTCTTCTACAGCGTGTAAAAGAGTCAAAAACACCTGCAGAAGTAAATGCGGTTTATCGTTATACCCGCACATGGGATGACGAACAAATGAAGCCTATCCTTCTCGCCACTCACAAACGTCTTGAAGAGCTAGAAAAAGAAAAGGCATCTGCTAATGAGCCACCCTCTTTAATGGTTCAAATCCAAACTGCACCAGACCTTACAACGCTAGATGCTTTGGAAATAGACGTGGCTGCACGAGATCCGCAGATTCAACCGAAGCTAATGGGGTATGTGAGAAAACGCCGCTATGAATTAGAGAATCCTACACCTACTCAACAAGAATCTCCCCCTGATTATTTATTAGTGGACGGTTTCTAACATGAAAGATCAGTACAAGAAAGTGAGCCAAAAACACATGCTTGGTTTTATGTACTACTTGCAATTGCTGGGCTACGTAATAGTCCGGCAAGGCATGGATCAAGCAATGTTTCTAACCAAACATTATGCGGTACCAGTCGCTTGGCGCCGCATAACGATCGACTATCACAACCGGTTAAATAAACCCGCGCAGCAGCTTTATAAAGAGTTTGTTGAGTGGACTAAAGAAGAATATTTGAGGGCCTAATGATGTTTGATTTGAATAAGGAAAGAGAGGCTTTTCTGAATACCTTCCAATATTACAAAGGAAGAAGAGACATTATTTTTAGTAATGAGCATGAACTGTTTATGACTAGATCAAACAATCCTTCTGAAATTGCTCAGAAAGAAATAAGCAACATGAATAGACGTTGGGATGCTTGGCTTAGATGTGCAAAGCATCGTGATGCAGAGCTAGAAAAAGCCAAAGCTCAGGCGGTGCCAGAGGGTTACTGTTTGGTACCGAAAGAGATTCCAGACAGCGTTGTTAGCTGTTTAGAAAATAGTGGATTCCATTGGGGCGATGGGACTCGTGATCATTACACGCCTATTTATTCTTTGATGGTTGAAGTGGCAAGCGAATCGGGAGCTGAGGGATGAGTGAATTATATAGCAGTCAAGCTGTCAAAGATGTTCTTAATGAAAGAGAACGCCAAATTATAAAAGAAGGGTATTTACCTGAATTTGATAATCTCTATGAAGCAAATGAATTGCCACGAGCTGCATCTTGTTACGTTGATCATGTAGTAAGTAGAGGTTGGGTTTATAACAGCAAAGATTTCGGCCCCGAAGTGTATATGGATGAGGATGCTGCAGGATGGTGGCCTTTTGCTGATACTTTCTGGAAACCAAAAAGCCCAAGACAAGATTTGGTTCGTGCAGCCGCTTTATTAATTGCGGAGATTGAGCGTCTTGATCGAGAAGTTAAAGCGGAAAGTAAGGAGGAGTAAATGTTAAAAGATCTGAGAAATCTATCTGATGCAGAGCAACAAGAATATTTGGATCGCTTCATAATGGCTAATGAAGAACAGAAGTTTCCTCAAGAGGTTGTAGCACTTTATTTAGATTGCTCGCCTTGGACATTAGCTAGAATGCGTTGTGATCAATCATCACTGCCTTTCTCGAAAATTGGGAGACGTGTTTCATATAAAAAGAAAGACGTTTTGAAATATGAGCAAAGCAAGACTGTGCTTAATACAGCACAGCTTGCAACAGTTTAAGGCGGTTAAACCGCCTTTATTTCTTTTAATCTTTCTGCCCAAACAGATAAAGTATTTTGAGAAGTTTTTAAACAAGTAGTTAAGGCATCGGCTCTGACAAAAGGTATAATTTCTGAATCCAGTGCTTTTTCTGCAATTTCCTCTTCAGAAGGCCATTTTGCTTTACTTATCTTTCTTACAAAAATAGTCATATTAAATTAACTACCTTTATTATCTTCTTCATACAATTCAACCAATTCTTTTCTATAGTCATCAATCCATTTTGGAGTTAACTTAGAGTGCTTCAGTACATTATTATATGATGGAAGCATTAATTTCTCTTGAATTCTTAATGCATATTCTTTGATTTCAGTATCTTTATGATTAAGAACGATAAGAAAATTAGTTAAAAATTGATGATCAATAAAATCAGGAGCAATATTACCTAAAATTTTTAAAATATTAAGAAGAACCTTTGTGTTATCAAAAGAATCAATAATCCATTGGCTAATTTGTTCTTGAACTTCAACTTTACTATGTTTATAAAAGTTGATTAATTCATTTTCAATAGGTGAAACATAATCGACTGGCACATCTTCATATCTCAGAAAATTATCAAATTTATTCTTAAAAATATCAAATTCTCTTTTAATTTGCTTTAAGCTCTCTTCCCCTATCTTTTGTTCTATAACAGTGGGGTCAGTAATACTAACTACGTCTGTATTTAAGTAATCTTTTAAAAAAGACTGTATCTTATCGGTTTGCCAAACCGTTTTTATTGTTTCAATCTCGTACTTAGTGATTATCTTTTTATGATTACCACTTTCATACATAGTATTATTAGATAAATTATTTGAATAGTTCATATAAAAAATCTTACATTGATTCTAAAATAAATTTCTTTGAAGCATTTATAAACTTTACTACATCCTTACTTGTAAATCTAAAAACATCCTTAGTAGATAACGTATTAACATCATAAACACTTGCTAGAGTATTTCGAGAAACTCCTGATTCATGAGTTACATAATCTTTTGAAACAGATAAATTTACCATTTCATTTAGTTCCGCCATAGCAAAACGAGTAACTTTTCTCGATCTATTCTCAATAACATTTCGATCTAATTCTTCTGAAGTACAATACTCGCGTAATGTAACCTCATTATAATCCTCCCTAATAAGAACTAGCCCCAATCTTTTTGATTGTTTATAGTTTATATATGGGGTCAGATCCGAAAACGATTTAAAAAACTTTTCAAATATACTTTCTAATTCCTCTATTTTCTCAAAGGAATTTAAAAATACAAGTGAATCATTTCTAATTTGGTAGGTACATTTTTGATTGCTACTAACCAAATCAATAAATTTAGTTATCTTTTTTGTTTGAGAACCATCCTGAGAATTAATCTCAATTAATTGTTCAGTTATTTCTTTTGGAAACAACAAATGATTTATAGCAAATTCTTTTACTAATTTATCAAGTGTTTCTGGCTTAGATTGAATGGGGGTTAAACCTCCATTTATAACAATTTGTAATTGGAAAACTTGATCGTTCATTGTATTGAAAGCAAAATATAATTAAGTTTTATTTTACAGAATACACTACATCTGAACAATCCCCCCCTAAAATTTAAAGATTATTACCAATCAATCCTATAACTTACCTATAAACTTTTACAACTACCTCACTATACGTCGAAGTAACTGTGCAGTCTTGAGTAGAATGCACAGTAAAATTAGGTACTTCACATTGATACTCGATTAGCAATCCAGCCATAGAAAAATTGTTCTTGGCTTGGATTGCGCTCACAGATTTCAATGTAACGCTGACCTTGCATAATATTCAGAACTCGAACTAAAACTTTTTCTCCTTCTTTCCCGCGTTTGACCAAATAAGTTTTGAGTGCATTAAGAGTTGCCGGACCATATATCCCATCTACTGATAAATCTGGCCACCCTGCTTTACCATTGTTATTTAGGAGATTCAAAGCACGTTGTAAAAGAGGTTTTGCAAATCCGGTACCGCAATTCACACCAGTGTCTAGAAGCTCTTCAGCTACTGCAGAAGAAACAGCATTTACTTGGTCAAATCGCGGAGCTGTCCAGTATTGCTTCTTGTAAATAGCTTTGGCCACATCAAGAGGCAAATCTTTCATATTGCCCTTATAGCCGTTTTCACGTGCTACAGCTTCAGTAATACCGTATTTGGTCGCCCCTCCTCGATCCGCTGGGTTATTTACGTAACCACCTTCGCGCTTAATTAATTCATCAAGATATTTTTCAATGTTCATTTCGGTTTCCTTTAGGCAATAAAAAACCCCGCAAATGCGGGGTTTTTCTGATTTTTAGATTTTATGATACTTTTCGGAGACGAGATGCATGAATGGTGCTGCGCATATCACCCTTGAGAACTTCTCGCATACTTGGAGTTTTTGCACAAGCAGACAATACACACTGAGCTACCAATTCATTAACTTTTTGTTGTTTTGTTTCAGTTAATTGAACATGACTTAGCAATGAAATAACGTTCATAATTCCCACACCTATTTAGTAAGGTTTATTGACGTCGAAAGGCAAGCCAACGCTTACCTTCAAACTTAACTGTCAAACCAGCTTTATCTAATTCTGATTTAATGGATTCTGCTGCGTCATGCATTCGCTGTAAGAATGCTTGACTATAGTCCGTACGTGCGTAGATTTTAGTCGCACTACCAGAACAATCAGCATGCTGCAAGAATTTTTGAATAATAAAGATCAAATATTCTGCGTATTTCGAATCATATTCTGAATCAACTAAACTATCAAGCTCTGGGCTAATGTAGATATCAAAAATCTTTAACGTTAATTCACGTCCACGACGATGATAACCGACTTCAACAATAACATTTGGATGATCACAATCATCTTCACAAATACCAATGTAAGTGTTTAGACTTTCTCGCGTTAAATAATCCCCATAATCTTTACTTGCTTGAATGTGTTCGAAAAACTGTTCATTTAACTCAATTAATTCGTCATCAAGATTTAATGCTATACCGCGATCAATCCAGTGTCGTGCTGTTGTTTTTAATAATTCTTCGTCAAATGAAATGATATTCAATTTTATTCCTCTCTTATAAAGTAAAGACAAAAGAAGATAACAAATTATAAAAACAATATAAAGAAGACACTAATTGATACATTAGTATTAATAGACCGCCCGAAGGCGGCATTAACTGTTCGTAATATCGTTTTTGGCTTTCTTAAACTCTTTGATCACTTCAACAATCGTTTTCCCTTCCTGTTTATCTATGAAATTAAAGATCCAACGGACTAAAGCCCAACCAGGTAAACCACAAACAAAGAAGAACCCACCAAGTGCAATCATTCCCCATACATCAGTAACCCATTCATGAAGCCCCCACTTCACAATAATGAATGAGCCGCCAGCCAAACTTGATACAACCGTACAAATAAGTCCTACAGCCCATTCTTGAGGTGATCGTGGCATACGTGTCATCAATACAACTGCTGCAACTAAAGCAACCGCTAACGTCACCATAATTGCTGCACCATAAAATTTTAAAATTGCTGTTAAACCGCTTGTTGAAACTGGTTCCATTTATATCTCCAGAAAATTTAGGCAATAAAAAAGCACCCGAATTGGGTGCTCAAAGTTCTTTTAAGATTTAAAGTGTTTGTAGAATTTTCCCTCCATTGATCAATTGAGTTGTAAGTGGTGCCACCCCAACAATTGCAGGTCCACCCGGCCCCGGCTGGCCTTCAGTTGTGCCATGGTATTGCCAGTTCCATGTTCCATCATTGGTGGACTTGGTACCGCGCTGGCCCCAACCTCCACCATCACCAGACAATGGAGATCCATATCGATCATTTTGGGTTCGGTAACCTTTACCGGGTACCGAAGCTTCGGCATCGGTTACTTTGACAACCATAAAGTCACCATTTAAGTACCAACGCCAGTCTTGTGAATCGTTAGTAATAGGTTGTCCGGTCATAACCCGACCAAAAGGTGCTCCAGCTCCACCGGGAATACCCTGAACTCCATACGATAATCCAGTATAAATACCACTTGGTGTTGCGCCGCCACCAGATCCGCCTCGAGCCAGAGTTCCACCATCAATAATCAGGTTTAGTTTACTGTGCCGGTTTAATAGACCGGGTGCTCCCTGAAAACCATCACGGCGGGTTTTGGTAAAGTTGTAATCCGGATCGGTAGACCATGCACCAAATGCCAAATGTGGCAACCCGCCATCTCCACCACGTCCAACAACAGCACCTTTAATAGTCAAATTTACCACGAGATCAGGTGGGAACTCACCAGTATCAATAGCAGGTAATTCTGATGCAGCTGGAACGATATACTCTCGTTTTGCAGGACTAGAGTTATAGTCGAATTTATAGACAAATCTGGTTTCCGGTCGATAAGAACTTGAACTTGAAACTAGTGCACCTGCTTCAACTACAAAACTGATTTCTCCAGTCGTTGGCAAATCCCCTCTTTGCATCTGATATAAACGTGCCAGATTAATATCCAGCTGGTCATATCGAATGTAAATCGGTGAATCATCAACCGGCACATCAATAAAGTCCTTGTCATTGAGGTAATAACGTTCATCGTAATTAATTGCAGTAATGGTATTAGAGAACTGGTCAGCCGGTTCTCTTTTTGCAACCAGATAAGGCAGTGAGCCTTTGGTATCGTCATTAACTACGGTGTAGATAGTATTCACAAAGTCATCGGGACTAAGCTTTAAGGCCCCGTTCGGTAAACGCCCTAAAACTACTTTGTTCTTGGCTGAACCCGGCGTAACGGGAATCAGGTCCACGGTACCATCCCCCATTTGCAAATAAATCACATAACTCTTGCCTGCAATGAAATCGACATCATGGCTTAGGGTGAGAATTAAACCTTCTTGCTGTACCACCTCACCGCTTTGATGAATACCATTGCGATAATCAGCTACAGCGATCCGGTCACGTAAAACCAGTAATTCTGACTCAGGTGCCGCATCAAAGGTAATGGATTTGCGCTGGAAGCGAAGCTTGTTCCAAAGCCGGTACGCATTAAAATGAGCTTGCCACTTGTTACGCACACCTACAGATTTCACCTCTTTGGGGTTCTTGGCCCCTTTATCCGGTAGATAGATATTGATACGACTATCGTCGGCCGGATCCGTGTATTCATAGATCAGTCCATCGTAGTCATCCATCACGCCAAAGGTAAGATCATGCTTGTAACTATCAGGAATAATATTCCTGAAGTTAAATAGCATTACCGAGTTATCAGTTGGACGTTCAAAATAAAGCTTGAGCTTATTATTTTGACGATATGCAGTACAAAACACGGCATCACAAAGATTGGTGACCAGCTCTTCAAAAGACAGGTTTGTATCATCAATCGTAGTACAGAACTCAGCCGCAAGTGGTGTACCAAAATAATCAACTACATCGTTATAAGTCCGATAGATATTTTCCAGATCTATTTCGTCGATCGTACGGCGGCCTATCTTGTCATCCAGTGCCATTGAAACCAATGCATCAGCAAAGCTTGATGTTGGAAATAGCTCTGTCGTCATTGCGCCGTTTTTAAAAGTCGGTAACATCCGCTGAAGATCAAAATTGATCTTGCGGGACTTAACAGATAAAGCTCCAGTGGTTGCATAAGTGCGCGCACGAAAAACCGTTTCATGTTCATACACTGTGCTTTGCAAAGGATAAGCACCATAAAGCGCCTGCCACTTTACTTCATCTACTACCGTTGTAACCGCCGGTGTTGGTGTTAAACGACGTGCACGGACACTACAGCGACCTTGAAATGTCACCATATCCAGCGTTGCGCCAACGGTTTGACGCGACTTTGCCGAACCTTTCAAAATGATCTGCTTCAGCATCGGATTACCAATCGCTGCACCAGATTCATTTACCGGTGTTACTTCAACTTCAATCGTGACGTTAACAGCGGCCTGATTCCCACCTGAAGAAACGGTATAAAGTCCATTTGTGGCCACAAAATTACACAGCACCCGGCTACGTTCAACATTGTCCAGAATGAATGGACCAATCCATTTTTCACCTATTGAACTGATCTTTGGTGACAAAGCTGCAGTTTGTTGGTTATTTAACTCTTTAAGCTTTAACCAGTTAGCATTAACGGCCGCCGGATTTGATAACGTCATTCGATCATCTGCTACCGATAGAACGCTGTAAGTGCCGTTTAAATCATAAGTCTGGCCGTTAAACGTGAATGAGGCATTGGTGATTTCTACGCGGTCATTACTTACAAACTTAGTGGTTAAATCCGTATTGTTTGCAGATGCCCGAAGGATCTCGTTTGGATATGCAAAATGAAGGTAGTTCGTACCTTCTAAAGACTGTGTATCTGCTGGACGGAGAACTTGGCCATTAACAGAAGTTTGATGCTGAACCGTTAGTGGCGGCGTGGTAATTTCGGTACCAAGCGAAAAATATGGCTCACCTGAAACAATATCTACACCTGGTCGAAAGACTTCTACCGATGCGCCGGCAATATCAACAATGTTGGTTTCACCATCATATGCACCGTTAATTTTATAGTGACCACGACCAATACAACCAACAACATGCTCTACTTCGACATTGTTTTCATATACCTTGTAAGGCACAGTAATCAGATCAGGGGTATCGTGAGCGGCACCATAAATATCTGCGATACGACCATTTACGCGAGTTTTATTTTCACGGTTTGATAATTCGTTATTTGCAGACGAGGATTGATTGTTATTCTGGTTGGTTTGGGTAATTGAGGGCACAGGCATTAATAATGCAACAGCCACACCCATAACTATAGAAGCAACCGCTATCCAAGCTAGAGTTATGGGGTCTATACCCTTGGGATTCTCAATTACAATGAAAGTGCCTGGCAAGAAATCGAGCTGCTTTAATTCATATGCATTCTTCGGTGTGACTTCATTCGCAAATGAAATTTCGGCATGATCCATATTACTTGTTGTATGGAAAATACGGACATGTTCAGGCATATAATCATATTTTGAAGTAAGCCATTGACCCAAAGTTTCGGCGTGTTCAATTGTTTTGTCTTCGGATAAAGGGTCTTGTTTATAAATAATCTTAATCATAGAAACTCACACGATTAAATCCAAATGCTTGAACGACTTGAATTGGCATCCATGAAACGCCTGATTCCTGCAAATGCAAAATACGCCCCAAACGAAAAAGCCCCACATGTGGGGGCTTGTTTCGGTATCTCGAGTGAAAGGCGACTATGCAGCCTTCCTTGGGCATGGGCAGTGGATTTAAAAGTTTTAACCTTGATGGTAGAAATACCTTTTCTTTAATAGGCTTCATAAAAAATTCAAGTGCTTCCACCCGGTCTATTCCATATAGATCCAATGCAGCTTCATGAGCAAAATGAACACAGTTGTAGTTTTCCTCGTCATATTGTCTATCAAGCAAATGATCATGACTTTTCATATAGCCCCCTTGAGACCAGTAAAGCGGTCTAGTGCAAAGATATCTCCAGTTTTAGCGGTATTTAATCGTGGAGATTCAGCTTTGAACGTCACAGCTTTATGGTTCATGGCAACACTGGAGAGTTGCAGTCCAAGTAAATAAAACATTGGAGAGTTCAGATTGTCTGAACTGTAAATCCGGTAATTTACGGTTGGCTTTACATCTGGATATTGCCCTTCGATTACCCGTTCAAACTCATCTGGCATCACATCACCTAGACCAGAGATAGAAACGGTTAATGTCTGGTCCAGATCACCCAGCATTCCGGATCTTTGAATAGATGCTGGCAAAAATTCATAATAGACCTGACCGGATCCTTCCTTATGTTGTACATACACCCCACGATCATCATTACGAACTATTCGGTATATGTTCATAAAGGAAGGATGAGAAAGCTCAATACATTCCAGTTGATAAACATCGACTTTACGATTGAAAAAGAACTTGGCGTATTCGTTATCCATTAGACCTCCCAATCCTTAATCAAAGCTATATCGGCCGTAAGGTTAGGCTGGTTTTGAACAACTTCGAGCTGTGCATTTACCCGGTAAAGGTTGCCATTCACTTCATTGGTCTTGAACGAGTTCGGAATGAAATTGCATTGGTATTGCTGACGTGTTCCTTGGTCTATGACCAAATCCGCATAGAATGAAGCTGGCTTATTCTGATAGATCCGCCAGAAAGCCATCATTTTATTGAAATCGGTTTTACTTAAATTCCAGTTCACATCGACAATATGACTATTACGTTTTACATCGATGTAATAGCGACCACGTCCGCCATCCATCTGCTGACGTTTCACATCATCACCTGGTGTTACGCTATAGCCGCTGGTCTGAGGATTTAGCTTTAACTTGTACATAACTTTCCTTCAGGTAATAAAAAACCGACCTCATAATGGGTCGGTATAAAAGTATCTTTAACAACTAAAGTCTTGATATTTCTTCAGATATCTGACTAGATTCATGTAAAATATAGTTTATTAATTGATTTGAAATCGTTAGATGAAGATGATAGTCAGCTGTTGTTCTAAACCTCTTTAATTTTTGTATTCGATTTTTGATTTCCGCAGCTCTTTTCTGAATCATTTCAGACGTTGAACCCGCAGGGTACCCACTAAGTCTGCTATAGACTTTTTCATGAGCTCCACATTTTGTCTTTGTTACTGGCCATAATAGTCGTTGTTCTAAATGATGTCGGACTTCATAAAAAGCATGGTAATAAGCACGCCCTATAATATTCCTTTTGTGACATTCATCATATTTTGTAGAATTACCTAACAGCTCATAACAGTAATTTAGTGTATCTGTAGTAGCCATTTTTCAATCCACGCCCACTTCATAAGGAATAATAAAATATGAAAGTTTATTCAGTTCATCAATTAAACCCTCATCATAGCATTTACTAAATATTTCTGAATTCATAGCGTCAATCTCATCAAAACTTCTATCGACATAAAGCAATATTAAAAATTCATCATCAATAAAACTATATTCATATTTTCGACACCGAACATTCCTTGAGTTAAAACATTTAAAAAGAATTGAACCGATATGTTTCAAGACTCTAGAATCAATTTCTAGTTTATTTTTAATTTCAAAAAACTGAATAAATTCATTAAAGTCTTCCTTTTTAAATCTTTTATAATAATTTAAATCATCATTTAAAATTCCATCTAGAAAATAAGTTATAGGTTTGAAGTCAATAGGAATAAAACTTTCTAAGGGTAAATTTTGTTTACTACACAAACTTATAATTTTATCAATATTTTCATTAGCACTAGAAAAATCTACTGAGCTAAGAAAAACAAAATAAAGATTCGATAAAATTGATACACTATTGCTAATTTTCAGTACTTCTCGAGCGTATTGATGCGCAAGAATAGGATTATCAAAATACATTTCAATAATACTGTTGCTTAATAAAAACCAATCTAGTGGCTCAGTTTCTTTAATATCATTAAGCAACCGTTTGCATCTAAAATACTGAAATTCACTTATCGATCCAGTAAGAACAGCAGAGTTAATAATATCGGTTACTTCTGATGACTTAGTTTTAGGAACTGGAGGAAGCATAAGAATATTCACCAATTTTTTGAAATTTTGTCCTAATTTATTTAAAAAAGCTACCTCTAAAGGTAGCTTTTAAATTAACGATTACGTCTTGCTGTCGTATTCTCAGTCAAAGACCGACTAATAGTTGAGTTTGGATTACCGATTTGATCACTAACAAGCTTCGGTACCTTTCTTGGAAGCTGCTTATCCAGTTCATCTTTAACAATGATCCGGACTGTTTGCTCATCCAGTTGTTCAGCTTCAACTGTCGCTCCACTCACCTGATTAATCACTTCAATCTTGAAATTGATAGTTGGAGGGGATTGCTCAAAAGTAGGCATAAACTCAGCTTGAGGGCGTGAAGTACGTCCTAAAGTAAAATCCTGAACATCATCCAGATTTGAACGATCCTGAACTAAACCACTGGATGAGAAGTAGACCTTGCCATCATGGAATAAGTCAGAATTTGCCGAAGACGCCAACTTAGGTGTGTCTCTATTACCCTTATAAATAATCTGAGTATCTTGAACCGGTTGATTAAAGATATCAGATTGCTTTTGGCTTTCTATAAAGGCATTAGAGCTCATCATTGCACGGCGCATGACACTATCAGCTGAAGCATTGTTATTGAGAAAAGCTTCAGGGTTTGCACTCTTACGCATTTTCTCAACTAAACCAACTCCGCCCCAGCGTTTAATATCTTCTTGGGACCAGACCACCTCACCTTTATGGACAATACCGGCAGGTTCATATTTTCCACCAGATCCAGTGTAACCACCGTCAGCAAAACCTTGATCTTTAATTGCCCGGATGTTTGCAATGATGCTTGCACCTTGAGCAATAGCACTAGCAATCAAAGGAATGTTTGTTGGAAAACCTACCTTTGCTGCCTGAGCAATGCTTTGCTGAATCGCAATACCAGCAGCTGCAATCGCATAAGCTTTATCAGCGGCGAACATGATCTTATATGCTTTAGATTGCTCTCCAAACATTGAGCCAAACATCGATGTGAGTGAACCCATCATTTGGCCACCAAGGGCAATTTGAGCATTCAATCGATCTTGGTGATACTTATCTTCAATATCTTGAGCATTCTGAGCATATTCGGCAGCTATCTGATTACGTTGGTCCTGAGCAGCTTGAATGATAGCCGTTTTTTGATTTTCGTAATCCTGCTGCTTAATTAGTCCAGCTTCGAATTGAGCATTCAAACCATCTAAAGAGTTTTGCTCATTCAGGTCGGTAGCAGCAAATTGACTATCTGCTAAATCATTTGCAGCATTTAAGCGGCTAAATCGTTCCTGATCCTGTCTGAAAAATTCTCCGGTACCATTCATATCCGCTTGGATACCACCCCAGTTTTGAGCAGCATTATTCACTTTATCGCGTGTCTCTTTATCCTGATTGGCTTTAGATAATGCGATTAGCTTTTGCCGCTCTTCTATAGAAAGCTTGGTATTCTTAAGAATTTCCTCCCGTTCGAGTCTGTAACGTTCCTGCATGGCTTGCGTTTCAGAAAGCAGAGATAAACGGGCTTGAAACAACCGCTGTTCCTGAGCTAGTTTTAATAACCCTAACTCTTGCTGTTTTTGCTGTTCCAGCAATTCAACAGCTTGCTTCTGCTCAAACTTACTTAATTCAAGGTCATGAGCTGCATTGAACTTTTTACGGTTAAAGGACTCTTCTAGTAACTGTTCCTCGGTTTTCTGGAACTCCTTATAGTCTTCCAATTTCGTTCTAAGGGCTTGTTTGGCTATAGCAATATCATTATCTGCACGACGATTTATTTCCGCCTTTATTTCTGCAGTACGTTCCGGGCTAAAGTTTGCTTTATCAACATCCTCCAGTCTTGCCTTTCTATTATTGTTAATCCGTCCGACTTCACTAGCCACCTCATTTTCAAGTGACCGTTGCAAATCCTGTTGACGTTCAAGTTGAGATTGAATATCACCAGCTGCTTTATCACTTCCTTTACTTGCACCACCTTTCACCTTGCTCTGCATCTTGGGAGATTGATGTAGAAGCTTAAGAGACACTCCATCCTCAAAGATCACTTCACTGACATAACCACCTCCCTTGCTGTCATACCATGTCTTGATATCTTTCACAGCAACATTGGTCGTGATTGGTGTTCCTTCAGGCATTGAAAAATCAATACCTTTATGAAATGAAGAAGCCCCTTTAGTTGGGGCTTTTCGTGGACCATAATTAGAACTGATCTTGTAGGAAGTTAAAGGTTTTCCTCCCGCCTGTAATCGAGCCAGATGTTCATTAGAAACTTTCTGACCTGACAATGAGCCACCATATCGGACGTCAAGATGTGGACCAGTACCAATACCGGATTGACCGGAAATACCGACCAAGCGTTTAGTAAGTTTTGCTTGTTTTTCAATTTCCTGCGTCTGCTTTCTTTTAGCTTCAGTTAATTTATCTTCTCGCTCCTGTTGTTCTTCGATGATCTTGAGATTTCTAAGTGCGCTATCAATTTCATCTTTAGACAAAATTGCACTCATTCCTTTAGCTTTTTGCAGTTCTAAAATGGCATTAGCTTGAGCAACAGTGTAACCTTTATCAAGCCAACCTGATTTATAGATTGAATCAATAACGCTATCTTTTTGCTTGGCTTGATAATCTTGCAAAGCCTTAGTTGCCTTTTCTGCTTCAGTAGCAGTATTTCCTAAAGCATCCGCTTGTTTTTGATGCTGAATTGCCGCATTTTGTGCTTCATTACCTCCAAGTTTCACTTCAACTCTTAATAATTTAAGTTTCTCAGCTGATAAACTTGCTTTAGATGCATTGTCATCATACTGCGCAGCCTGTTTTTTCAGATTTTCATATAGATCTGTAGGCAACTTAATTTTATTTAGACGTTCAATGGCTTCTGTATAGCTGATAGTTCCAGTTCTCGCTTCTTGGGAAATTTTTTCAACCTCCCTATTTCCTCGTGCATAGTTCTCGATATCAATTAATGCAGACCCTACAGCACGCGATGATTTCTCTAATGCTTTATTTTGTGCATTAAAAGCAGTAGTTAAATCATTAACTGCTTTAGCCTTATCATTGCCAGTTAATTTTTTTAACTCCTCATCAGCTTTCTCAGCAACTTTAGCTTGTTCAGCAAGCTTTTGCTTTGCCTCCTCTGCCTTATTATTAAAATAAGAATAGGCTGCCGCTAATCCCATTACTCCTAATGTTGCAACTCCAGCCCACCCACCAATTAATCCAAACGCCCCTTTAGCTAGTCTCCCTGCAATTGAAGTTGCAGTATTTAGCTTAATTTGAGCTGCTGTTTGTGCATTTGTAGCAGCAGTTACTGCTGCCTGTGCTTGTGCGTATCGAGTTGCTGCCGCTGTTGCGCCAAATTTAGCTTGGGTTTCTGCATTTGTTGCTCGCACATTCGCGAGATGAGCTTTTGCTGCATTCAAAGCAGCGGTAGCTTCTGCATATTCTGCTTGAGCATTTAATACAGATGCTTGGCGGCTCGCTAAAGTTGAAGCCATTCCCTCTTTAATAGCAGCGCTCTTCATCAAAATTGCACGAGTGATATATCCAATACCAACTACTAAAGCCCCATCAGCAATTAAATCTAAATTACTTGCAAGAGTTTGAACTGATCCAGCTAATACCTGTGCCGCACCACTTCCCTTACCTGCTTCGCCAACAAATTTTGTGATCTCGTTGTTTAGGAGTGTGAGAGACTGCCCGATTGTGATATCTGTTTTAGCAAAAAGAGCATCAACATCAGATTCTACATTTCTAAGCGCTTTTACAATTTCTTGTGAAGTAATTTTTCCTTCAGCTGCTACTGAACGCAACTCTCCTACGGTGATCCCCATGCCTTGAGCAATAGCCTTTGCTAGAGCTGGTGTTTGTTCCATAACTGAGTTGAGTTCTTCACCACGTAATGTACCGCTTGCCAAAGCCTGCCCGAATTGTACTAAAGCTGCATCAGCTGCTTCTGCACTTGCACCACTAATTGCTACAGCTTTAGAAACTGTTTCAGTTAAACGTGCTGTGTCATCCATTGTGAGGTTTAAAGTTTTGGCATTATCACTAAAACGCTGGTAGACCTGTAACACAGAATCCCAAGCCGAATAGGTTTTTTGAGCAATTCGGAAAGTGTCTTCCGTTGCTTTATTTAGTTCAACTTGATTATTAGTGACCAACTTAAGACGGTTTTGTAGTCCAGTATATGTATCCATCTTTGAAATGGCAGAACTTACTGTTACTAGCCCAGCCATATACCCAGCTAGTGCTCGCGTAGCTACAGATAAGTTGTCCATAGACTTAGATGCAAACTCACCTTTACGCTCAATACTATCCAGTTCATTGCCTAGATTGCGCGCATTTCGTTCTGCATTTTTTGCATCAATTACAATGACGAGACGTGATTCTTGTGCCATCTTACTTTCCTCTAGGCAATAAAAAGCCCACTCAATGAGTGGGTTGTTAAGGTTGATTTTTGGGTTAGTGTTTTTGCTTAAGATGCGCTCTTGTTCTCGTGATATCTCAATATGCTGGCAACCTTTTGGAACAGATAGCCCACTAAGAATCCATTTAAGATTATCCCGATACCTGTAATAACCATGATTCCTGACCATACGGTCTCGGTGCCATAATAAGTTCTTGGAACTTCAACTCGGCCAAACACAAGTATAAAAATAAATCCAGATATAATACCTAGAACAATTAACCCCCATCCGATGGCATTGCAAACTTCACTTTCTTTCATTGTTTGATATTGTGGTGTGCTCATGCTGTATCTCTTCTTTAATTACCAATTCGAATTTACTTTCTGCTGAGTTTTAATCTTTTCAGCCATATCATCCGATAGAGTATTAATCTTACTAATAATCAGTGGTGTGGACTTCCTACTTTCAGTTATAGGGTAATTTTGTGCAGGCATCATTATTCCAGCACTCATGTGCGATGGAGCGCTATAGGTTAAACCATCATAACCCACGCGCATTTTCCCATCCTTAGTGTCCACTCTTACAGTAAAATCAACACGTTCGTTTCCTGTCATTGCCAAGCACTCCATGCCCGAACAAGGATATCGCATATTGCCCTTTCCAATGATAGTGCCTGATGCCTTATCTTCATATTGAATTACTGCGTTAGCAGAAGCAAAAGCTACAGCGAACCATTGTCTAGCGCCATCATAAATCTGTGCTTGGTTTAATCCATCAATTTGATAAACCTTTTCAAATTTTACAGGCTCTGAGGGTTGTTGGGGAGTTGTCGCACACCCCGCTAAGCCCAATCCAAGAAATCCCGCTAATAAAATCTTTTTCATAATGTAATCCATTTGTTATTAATCTCACACAATTTAACAAATGGACAAAATAATGTCATCAAGAACTTAAAAAGGAAGATTCTCTACTAGTCCATGTGGTCAAGCCAAAATACATCCTCAAAATTTTTACATACACCTACTTTTTTGAGTTCTTTATATATAAGTAAGGCTGTATCGATCTTGACAGAATGTCCCTGCTCGGCTCTTGTCACATAGTTTGATAGAACTCTGCTACCACTAACAAAACCACACCGCTTTGATAGCTCATAAACCGTTAAGCCTGCTTTTTCACGCAAACAAGCAACATTATTCTTTACTTCCATTGCTGCACCACAAGTTAAATTTTAGAATATTGTAGCACAATAAAAGATAATTACTATTTTTTGTGTTAGCACAACAAAAAGAATTGACACAATAAAAGATATTAAATAAGATGACTTCATCAAGGCTAAAAGCCATGAAAAAGAAAACCCCTTGCAGACGTCGAAATCAGGCAAGGGGTTTATGTCTAAACCAATGGAGATTTAAGACATGTCTAATATAGCACAAATCAACGATACCAAAATATCAATTGTTAACTTCAAATCTGTTCCAGTTGTTACTACAGCAATGCTTGCTGATTTCTATGGAACCGATACAGACAACATCAAACAAAACTATTCTCGAAATAAAGAGCGGTTTGTAGAAGGTAAACACTTCTTCAAAATTATTGGTGAAGAATTGAAAAAATTTGTAGGTGACTTAAAGTCACTTGCAAATTTCCCTGCAATTTCAAATAAAACTCGATCCCTTATCTTATGGACAGAACGCGGTGCTGCACGTCATGCCAAGATGTTAGACACAGACCAAGCATGGGAAGTTTTCGAGCAACTTGAGGATTGCTATTTTGTCCGTAAAGAGATTTTAGCCAAAACCCACAAATCAGAACGTGAACCCCTAACCAATGCTGTAAATCTTCTTGTAGCTAAAACTAAGCATTTGAATTACAGCGATGCTTATAAATTAGTTCATCAGCGTTTCAATGTTCAGCATATTGATGAAATTCCATACGATGTAATACCTGTGGCTGTGGAGTATGTTCACCACTTAATTGCTATGTACAGCAAGGCTGAAAAACAAGGTTCTTTATTTGATGAAGATCAATTTAAGCTGCTCAAGAACCTAATTGATGCAATTATTTCCCAAAACTTTGCGACTAGTCGAATCTATCGAGCAGTACATATGCTTAACAACGAGCAAGGACACTACTTAGCTGAATATGCTTTTAAAACTAATATTGCAGTTCTAAAACTTACTCGGGCAATGGATTTAAGAGGGCCACTTAATAGAAAAATCATTAGTGATGATTTAAAAACCATAAGCTACACAACAGGCAATCAACATTATAGCGACCGTTGGTTTCATCCATTGATGGAATCGGGAATGCTAGCTGGTGCTTTGCGAATTTCTGGTGGTTGGTAGTCTTCTAACAAAAAAGCCCTTCGGGGCTTTTCTCTACATAAAAACACCCTCATATTTGAGGGTAATTTAACAAGTGGTTAATAATGGCGCAATAAAAAACCATCTTCTGGTGGTTTAGACAGCTTCATCAACAATGTTATCCACTTTGTCTTCTTTTGGAAAGAAAAGCTTATGGTTGGTATTTCGGTTTTCTGCCATGAATTTTCTTGCAGTCATGTCTTTAAATTCATATGCCGACCAGACTAAACCTGCATAGAAGTCTATAAATTGTAGCTCAAGGCACTTTGAGCTATCCATTGGCATAATATTGCATGACTGGTTAACAATTTGGTTTTCAATGCCACACTCTAAAACCATCTGTTTTAAATACTCACCCATATTCCATTTCAACGAAACCCGCTCACTTCTTCTGTCAGGCATAAAATCTACATATTTATGCTTGCAGATAGTCCCAAGAAGTAAAAGTTTCACCATATAATTATAGAAAGCATTTGGGTCGTTCTTGAATCTTGCATTAACAAATTCTTTATTTGCTGTAATTGAGCGAAGTTGTATATCTGGATGGTCTTTGATAAGTTTCGCAGTCAATTTGACGAATATTTCTTTATCTTTTAGATTCAAATCAACTGATTTTAATTCATTTTTTAAAGGTCTTTTTCTTTTTTCATATAATGCTCTTACAATACGCTGAACATACTTAACCTTATTCTCAGGCAAACAGATTGCTGCTAACGTAAGCATTCGACTGGAACCACCCTTTTGATAAGGCTTTTCCATATTCCAACCTAAATCACCACTTTCATCCAAGTATATAAATGTTCGCATATTTTATTATCAAGCATTAAAAAGCCCCTAAGAAACTTAGAGGCTAGAATTCGGTGCGGCACCTAGAGGCAACGTATTTACAATACGTTTACGATTATCGCAGTGTTTATCGTACCTCAATCTAGGCGTGGTGTATTTATACCGCGCTGCGACTACATTGATAGAATATTTGATAATGACATTCCTGTCAATACAGAATCGCCTAGTCAATGTCAACCACTTGACCGTATTATGTTACATCAATCGCGTTACATCCCGTCGCTTGTTCACAGTTAAGTATCGCACGTCAGCATTTAAGTCTTCGTCGCTCGTTGCGTCGCCTTCTTATGGCACTCCTCCAAAAACAAATTATCCAACGCAAAAATACAGTCATTAAAAATATGAGCAGCCACGGGCAAATCATTATGCTCAGCATAGACATTGATTGCCTGTTGATCTAAAGATAATGGGATGCCCTGCTCATACCGTCTGGATCTGGCAATAGTACTAAATGCCGAAAGAATAGAGTCAGCCGCATACGAATATTCTGGCGGATCAGGAATACGGCCACCTAAGAACTTGATTTGTTCGATTTCATGCGGCGTTTTCGACGCATACGTTTTTTGGTATTTGTAGAGCTCGACGACTTTCCCAGAATTAAAGCCTTATCCTTGTCGGCTTCTTCCTGAATCCTCTGAGCCTGTTCTTTAATGAATAGCCAGATTGAAATACCAATATCACCAAGATTAAGAAGCTTTGAGGCATTCTCAGGTGTATATGGCTTTTCAGATTCAACCGTTTTACCGTCTACGATTTCGGCAAATACCACACCTTTCCAGTCTTCAATTAAGTGGGCAGCACACGCATCCATTAACAATTCATGGTAAAGCTTGGCATTTTCATCTTTGACCATCACATCATAGCCTTTGGATGAAATCTGATTTCCGGCTCGTTCAATTGCTACCTGAAAAGGTTTATAGGCGATACCACGGACTTTGAACTCTGCCTGTACTTCGCCATCAACCCCCTTGTATTCACACCATTTTGATACGTCCGAGCTTTTAATAATTCCGACTTTTAAAGCCATAACAACCTCTGAAATTTTAGAAATAAAAAAGCCCATGGGATTCCATAGGCTTTGTTACTGAATAAGTTGATTACACAAGAGCACGTACAATTGTTGGCGCTGTACGAACTTGGGCAAAGTTGATATCTACAGTAATGATGTCATCACCACCACCATCCGGGTGATTGGCTTCCATGACTTCCAATTGCGGGAAGTTGAACGAATATTTACTTCCTTTGCTGTCTCTGATGTCGAAGGTCAGTGTAAACACATCACGGGTTTTGATTGCATCAATCCAACCAGCAGCTGTGGCCGAGAACATGAATGAAGCATTCGCTTCGATATCCATCATCTTCTCTAAATAAAACTCTGGAGTGTATTTACCAGATCCGATACAACGGATTGCTTCAAGGTTATTGTTAATAGAAATGGTCAAAGACTGTAGACATGCTTTGCCTTGAATTGACTGGCCGTTTACAAGCAAGTTTTCCACGTTTGGCATACTGACCAGTGGACGTGTTGAAGCTGCAATCGGATTTACAACAGGGTTGACTTGCTGTCTAGTAAATGAGCTACCTACAAGACCAAAGTTACCAGTGATCTTTCCTGTAGTCTGGATAGTAATTTCACCAGAATTGACCTGAACTCCACGGTAAATAAACACCTGCCCAATATCTTCAAAAACTTTAACTAACGTTAATGATTTTCGAACAGCACCGCCAATTGTTAAGCTGTTTGTCGCCCAGTTATTGAATGCTAAAGCACTTAAGAACAAATCAAAGGTACCAAGTGATAATTCAAACTCTAACTGACCTGCTACTTCTGCTTCAGTAACTACCCCACCTTGGCGAAAACGTGAATCAACCACTTCACTGCTTTCTTCAGTAGAAACATTTTCAGATAAACCATCACTTACACGGCGAACTGTGTACCAGATCGGGTTTGCTGGAGTTGTTCCTAAAACTGCTTCTTCACAAGCATATAATCGAATTTTTGCGCCTGAACTCATTTATGGTTCTCCAAAATTTAGGCAATAAAAAACCCGCTTTTTAAGCGGGCAGTTATAAAAAATGGGCGTAAAAAAACCCGCTAAAATAGCGAGTTGTTAAAGTGTTTCATCGGTATCTGAGACTTCCGGCGGTTCCACCCCAGCCATTGCAGCAGCCACAGCCTCGGATAAGTTTGTAGGCTGGAAATCAAAAGGTGTTTCAGTTGTAGGTGGCTCAGGCTCTGGTTCAGGTTCTTCATGCAAGCGAATATCAATCCAGCGACCTTCTGGAATATCTATAGGTAATTCCAAGTCTGCAACAACTGCAGCAAGTTCAAAATCAAACTTACGTTTATAAGTCTTAATAGATAGATCACCGTTTTCCAATGTGTCATACACCACAGCTACGATCGTGTTTCCATTTGCGTCTTTGGGTACTTCGATGTACCAACCTTCTTGGGCAAAGCCTAAAGAGCCTTTAAGTAAATAATCGCCTACATCAACTTTCTTAAATTCAATCGGCTGTTTTTCTGCATCACTATTGAGTTCTATATGGTCGTTAAATAGCTTCACAACAGGTGATGCCGATTTTAAGAATCCGTTAGCATCAACCGAAGTATTAAAGCTAGTCTTTAAATGCCCCCATGTCGACCAAGCATCAGATCCAGCACCATAACGGTAAGACATTTGATGACCAGAGACACCTTTAAATAGTTGCCAAGCATATGTGCCAATAGAATCGGTTGAGTAATAACCCAAGACGCTACCATATCGCTGAGGCATATAAAGAGAGTTAGCTGTACTACCCCCCTGCCAGTCACCGTGCGCTACATTAACAAGTCGACTAGTACCTAAAACGCTTGTCCACTCGGAAACAAGAGTTTTAGAAAACAGTGAGGCAACTGTAGTAAGAGAGTAACCAAGAACACCTGCATCACCTAAACCCAACGCTGACTTTGCATTTGATGGAGAGTTGCCCCCTGTACCACCTTGTGCAATAGATAGTACTGTAGTTAAGCCCTTTATCTCAGTAATATCACTATTTACACCACTAGCAGCAGCTCCAAGATTATTTCGAGCATCTGCTGCGGTTGTCGCCCCGGTACCACCTTGAGAGATAGCTGCTGTACCCACTACTTGAGAAAAGTTGGGTGCGAGATTGGGAATACCTGACGCAAATGGCAACATAAACTGCCGCTTGCCCTGTGAGGTGTTATATGGGAATGGCCGATGATCCCATGTAAATTTAAATACTAGATTTGCCATTATGCTGTTACCCCGTCAATCACTTGGAAAGTCAAAGTTTCAGTGTGCTGTGTAGTGCCACTCACCACAGCTTTAATATCCATCTGACATAAACCAAGTGGCCATGCTGCTGTGCTTGTACCTGATTTAATATTCAGCCATCCCTTCTGTGTACTTTGACTTAATGCAGTACAAGTTAACGTGGCCACAGCTGCACCATCAGCCAAAGCTTTAACTTGTGAAGTGAATGTATAACCAGTGAGATCAATTGCACGGCGAACATCATCAGGTGGATATTGCAGGGCTTCATCCATATCGACTAACTGAAGGTTTAAATTGAAAGTGTCACCACGCTTAAAAACGAAATTGCTCATAAGTGATTCCTATAGATATAAAAAAACCACCGATGAGGTGGTAGTGAATAAGGCATAAAAAAACCGCCAGTTTGCGGTCATTTAATAAAATAAATTTAAGGCTTGTAATCTAAATCAACACTTACTCCAGTAACTACATTATGTTTAGTTCCACCAAGACTATTAATATTGGCCAAGCGTATATTCACATCGGAAACGCAGAGTTTGTTTTCGCTTTGCCACTTCTTCAGCTCTACAGACATAATATCTTCTAAATGTCGCTCCAGTTCTTGCCGTTTAATTTCGATTTCTTCTAAAGTCAGCATACATGACATATCAATTCACCTTGTACCCAATGCTCACATTATACTGAATGAAGTCAGCATCTTTACCCGCATAAATAGATTGACCATTCAAACATTCTAGATGTTCGATTGTGAAATATTCAAAATGGGCAAGTAATGCATCACTCAGTTTTGTGATTTCGATTATTCCTGAATTGGGACGTGCAAAGCATTGAATCATAATATTACCGGTACGGCGAGTACATGGCTTATCTGCAATACCTGAAATAAAACTTGGACCGCCTGCAATCGTTAAGCGACACCACAAACCTTCCTTAGGCACCGTAAAGCCTGGTAAATTTGGATACTGGATTCTGTCTTGAGTAATACCTCTAAAGCTTTGCATGCGATCAATAATAGCTTGCCTTGTTTGCTCTAAAGTCATTGCCATTTTAGCCACCGTACTTTTGAGAAATAAAGTTAAACGTGAGGCCATAAATACCTTGTGGTGCTTGATCAGACCAGCCGTTTTCTAAGCGCGGTCCATAAGCTTTATTGTTCTGGATATGAACCAAATTGCCTAACTTAATCTTCATTGCCTGAATCGCTGCATCGTTAATAGGGTTTGTTTCAGGTTCACGTACACCGTAATCAGCGACTCCAACCGAAACAATATGTGAAGCACGGTATGCGCCAGTATCAACAGGACTTAAATTAACTAAGGATTGCACAGTATCCATAACAATATTCTTCACATGGTCTTCTGCTGCTTTAGATACCTCAAGACTAAAACTAGTCGGCTTTTTCCCCTTCCACCCCATGACTTTTAACCTCGCTTTCCTCATACATCTTAAAGAGATCCTGAGCGATCGCCTGAATTGAATAAGCTTCAAACTCAGAGCTTGGTTCTCGTTCACCCATGAGCTTTTTAATCTTTTGCCAGACATGAACAGCTTCATGTAAAAGCAATCCATACACTTCAATTTGATTTCTTTCTGAAGTATCACCAAGCTGAACAACTGCATAAGCACCATCAAAATAGTAACTGACTTGAGCTGCTGCACCTTCAACAGATAAGAACGGATCAACCTTGCTCATGTCCTCGAATAACAGATCCATATGAAGCTGATTTCGAGCTAATGTGTAATGCACATGCTGAAATGGTGAGATATGCCATAAAGGTACGTAATCTGTGCTTATCATTTAAACTCCTAAATTGCGCCCATTAAAAAAACCCACCGAAGTGGGCTATGAACTATTCAAAAAGTGGTATTTCGCCTCTAAATTGTGGAAACTCAAACAAAGCTATTTCTCTAATTTCCTCTGCAAGTACTGCATCACCATCATTATGTTTTGCGATATTAAGATAATAATTTTTTTGATTGTGAACATGGTAAATGATCCATTCACCTGTTAGCTTTCCGTTTTCAATACGATCTAAATATTGCTTACTAGAACTGAAGTAAGCCAACTTTGAAGCTTTTTCATTTAAAGTTAAGTTGGGATCATTATAAATATTTATAAAATCCTTATAAAAATTAGTATTTGAATTGATCTGACTTTTAATATTTAAAGACATTGAGCTTAATCCAATTTGCTCAAAGTGTTTATGCCATAAATTCTTTAAAGGTTTTTTCTTAAACTGTGTAGCTGGCTTCATTTTTTTATAATTTAAATCAAGTTTTTCCAAGTTTTTTATTTCACATAAAATCATGTCTAAGTTAGCGCCCCTAAAGAATGCATAGAACATTTTAATTATGAAAACTGAAGTAAACCTTGATTCTGTTATTTCTTCAAAATCACTTGCCATAAGCAAATGGAAAAATAAATGAACTTCATCCTGAAGATGGTCATTATTGGCTTTTATATTTTCATATATTTTTTCGACTCTACTCATAATATCCCCCTGCTCAGAGGGATATTAGATCAAGTATTTAAACCTTTCTCAACTGACATTTCCAAATAGTAGAGGCTGGATCCTGTTGAATATGAATTACCCGGAATGAGCCTAAGGCTGTTAACCACTCATCATCAATCTTTGGCTCTTTGGTAACTTCATTCTGCAGCACTGTAGCCTTTTTATCCGTGGCCAATACTCCAAGGGTCTGAATCTCATATTGGCTATATGAGCCAAAAAGAACACCACGGCCAGAATAGTTTTCCTTAACCTCAACAGAAGTTTCAGTTTTAGGATCCCAATTGGTTTTTGAGATCCGCTCACAAGTAAAGGTATGAACGGCGTCCGCCAGATCAACATTAAATGCTTCAGCAATGTCTGCCTGAATTTCGTCACGTAAGCCCATATCATGCCCTGTAAAGAGGTATGCCAAAGCCATTAAAACTTGCATTTGGATCTTTCAAATCAAGTGAGTCAATAAAATCAATTGCTATCTGTTCAAAGCTAGAAATTGCTTCAGATCCATCTTGGTATTCTTTTTCTGACTCAACAGAATCAGCTTTGACCTTCTTACGCTTCAACTGCTGGTCTTTGCCGTTATAAATTACTTTGGCCAGAATTCCTTTGATAATTTCACAAGCCGCGTCCTTAAGAAGTGGATCAATAGGATCTGGTACAAAACCTATTCTGTTTTTCATCCAGACATTTGCCAGTTTAACCAGACGAGCTTTATCACTGTCTGGTGCAAAATCGCTACCCAAAATTGAATTTGCGTCATCTACAGTAATAAAGCTCATTGCATTATTCCTTAGGGATTAATTTAAGAAGTTCTGCTTTTGTTGCTGACGGCTTGTAACCAATATTTTTACTAGCCAAATACTCTTTTAATTGATCATTTGACCAGTTTTCAAAATCATTAGCTGCCGTTTCTGTAGCTGGGTTTTCTGCCGATTTTCCAGCTTCCAATTCAACAATACGTGCCTGCATTGCAGGAATATCGTTTTTAAAAGCTTCAAATTCAGTTTTTATACCGACCACTTGAGCTTCAGCATCTTTGAGAGCTTTATCTGCTAAGACTGCTGCATCTTTTAATCGTGAATTCTCAGATAACAACTCTGACTGGTTACCACCAGCCTGCTCTAAGATGGCAATTTTTTGCTTAAGCTGAGTGTTTTCTTCGACGACCTTTTCACATTCTGCTTTTGCATCATCAATCACAGCTTGAAGTTCAGGGGTGACTCCTACCTCGACATTTACCGTGGCCAAAGTCATTTTTTGTGGCTCTTCCAACTTACGAACTTCAACTGGAACTTCTAAAGATTCGTAATCCTTTTGAATCTTTGGATAATTACCGTAAATAATTACCTCTTTTGCTTTCAGATTTGGGGTTTCATAATAGTCAGGGTTAGCAATAATGCCCGTCTCTAATGCAGCCAGTGCTGCAATGCGTGTATAGATAATCTTCATGGCGCTTTTCTCTTAATAATAAAAAAGAGGGCTTATTAGCCCTCTTACGGTTTTAATTTTTAGGTTTTAACCAGTTGTCGCTGTACCTGATAAATCAAGTAAGGTACCTGCTGTCATTTTGTTGCTGGTTGCATATTTAATCCAGTTAGCACTTGAACCAAGTAATGTAAGATCAGGATTTTCACCTTTCGATGTATCCCAACTATAACCAAGAATATCTAGGTTAAATGCACCTTCAGCACGCATACCGATTGCTAAGTTTTCTTCATCATTGATGTCATAAGCTCGGAAGCCCGGTACTTGTGATTCAGTTACTGTTACAGCACCATACTGCAAGCCAAAAGCATCGTTATCACCTACAGCATCCGTCACCAATACCGGCTTTCCTAAGGTTCCTGGTAAACCACCATAGATAACGATTTCAGATTCACCGTAAATTTGCTTAGTGATAGCATCATCGACAATATCGAAATATGTATCTGAGTTCATCACCCATAAGCCAATTCGGCCAAACTTATCACCAAACTTTCGCATACCACGAGTTAATGCTTTGCGGCCATCAACAACGATACTTCCTTTCGCAACCATATCGGGATTACTAGAAATAGCAGCTTTTAAAGAAGCTAAACTGTACTCTAATCGGCCTGCAACCAATGCATCTGCAAGATCGTAACCAACAACCATAGCAAATTCTTCTGGTGTACGAGCACGGCGCTTAAATGCCTCTTCAGTTGATGCATAAGGACCATATTTATATGGAATTTTTACACCTACAGACTCACCTGCACCGATTTTTTCCGGAGTTACTTTTGCATTGGAGTTCACATCGCGATGTTTAATGCTACCACCAACTTTGTAGAATGCATTTTTATTGAAGTCACCTTGAATGATTTCATTACGATAAATAATCGCACCATTGGAAGCTTCATTAAAAACATTCAAATTGTCTTGTAATCGTTCTAAATAGGCTGTTTGAGCCAGTTGGTTGTAGATGATCATGTCGGAATTAACTGTTGTAGTCATAACTACTTATCTCCAAATATTTAATGATTAGTTCGGTAGTTTTAGGAAGGCATCATTGCCATGTTCTTTGATGTAATCTGCTTTCTGAGAAACAGACATTTCACTGCGTTTCATTCCTGCAGGCGCTCCACCTTTGCCCCCACCTTGAAAACCGCCACCAGTTCCTTTACCACCTTTAAGAATTAAGTCTTTATGCTGGTATCCACCAACCAATGACTCTAAAGCTTCATCAACATTTGCAAGTTCACCCGGACGTACACGCGAATAAATCTTTTCGCCGTTCGGATCATATGCAACCACCTTGCCTTCTTCGATTTTGAAGTGATGACCAAAGGTTGCCTGAACCATGTCCACAGGTACTGCAATGTTGTCTTGAATGTACTTAGAACGAGCAAAACCACCGCCGATAAGTTCTTTATGTAAAGAGGCTTCTAGAGCATCACGTTGCGCAACAATCGGGGCATATTTTTCCTCAACTGCTTTGATAGCTTCAGCTTTAACTTTCTCAACTTCACCGGCATCCACCAGCTTTTTATCATCGAGATTTTGGATTGTTTGTAATGCCTTTTTAGCTGCCGCTGGGTCTTCAATTCCTTCAAAAGCTTTTAATGCTTTTTCGGCTGCTTCTTTGGCTTCACGATGTGTTTTAGCTTCATTGTTTAAGCGTGCAATTGTTGCTACCGAGTGTGGTGCATCATGTGGCATTTCTTTGCCGTCATCATGAATATAGATCGGCTTATCACCGTCTACTTCCGCATAAACTTTACCGTCGATTGTTACTGTTTTAAGTTTCATTGGTCATCCAACCTATATATACAAAATGGGCATCCGCCCGGATTCGCCGTTAGCATCCGCTTTCGGCAGGCATTAAAAAAGCGCCCCTTAGGACGCTTCATTTCGATTAAAATCTTAGAAATTTGTTGCAAATAAACGGTAGCCTTCTAGCTCCCAAAGTTTATTTTCGGCTGACTTTTCTGCATTTCCACGAGCCATACGCTCACCAATTTCAGCATCAAAGTTTTCAGCATTCACACATGCACTAAAACCCGTTGCTAGAAAAAACTTTCCATCTAAAAATGCATGTACAAAAGTAGATGTCGTGCCTCCGGGGCGTTGCTCTACCGTATAAGTAACACGCTCCATCAATGAATCAATTTGCGCTTTAGTTACTCGGGGTGCCACAGACTTTTCAGCTAACTCTTGCTCTGTTACTTCTTTGATCATTTTCTTCTCGCAAAAAAAGCACCCGAAGGTGCTATGGTTAAAAATTAAGTTCTATTTGATGAGTGCAATTGCTTTTAATCTTTCAAAAGTAAAACCATAAATTGCCATGGCTCTTGAAATCTTAATTTGAAGAAAAGGCACCAGAATTAATTTTGTGCTCAGAATATATTGAGCATCTGACATATTGATTTGCTTTTCAGACATTTGTAGTACCTTTAGCTACGTTTACTTTTTATTCCAAACCTCTGATCTAGGTTCATCACCAACTAAGCGGATGCCTTGAGGACCACCTACATCAAATGTTGCCGTGATAGTCGCTGGACCCTCAAAAATACTACAATTCATTTTTACAGCGGTTAATCCAGCTAATGGAATACCTGTTTCCTCGTCACAAAGAGCAAGATGAGAAGATTTATCTGAAACTCTTTTAAGTACTAAATGCCTAACTTTTGATTCACTCATAAGCCAAACTCCATAAATGACAAAAGCGCTGTTTGGGCGCTTTTATAGGTGAAAATTGTGTCTAAAGTGAATTTAGGATTGCCTGTCATCGGCGATAATTACTCACAGTTAAATCCAGTTCCAACAAGGTCTTTTTTCAAATTTGAAACGAGAGTTTGTTGTTCCTGCTGTTGTCCACTAAGATAATTTTTATCTAGAGTCTCTGCACCATCAATAGATTTATAAAGCTCTTTAGATTCCTCTAAATTGTCTTTTAAAAACGTGGTGAGGTTTAGTTTCGCCTGGGCAGCTCTACATAAATTATTTTTAGCTTCTAAACCTTGAGTAGCCTGTTTTACTTGACCAGTTGTAGGATCAAAAGAATATGCATTTGCCATTGCTGACTCCAAAGCTTCAGACAATCGATCATATTCTTTAAGATATTTTTGACTTGGTTCAGCTAAACAAGTGATGGAAATTAGAGTTAGGCATACAAAAGCTATTGTTTTCATATTGTATAAATTCTGATGTTTTAAAAAATATAACATAAGAAAAAATTACAGACCCAACTCTTTAAAGGTTTTTTCATCCAACTTTCTTAACTCATCTAAGCTATATAAACGGCCTTCAGGATCAAAGAACTTTTCAAAATCAAATTTTCCTTCCTTATAGAGCTTGTAACGCTTCGGCCCTAGCCACTCTTTTTGAAAGAAATCATCTGTCTTTTTAAAGAATTCTTTAAAAGTGGTATTGGCATCTAACTGTCCTATTAACTGGCTTCGCTCTTCTTTGGGGATGTCTTTAACTCTACGTTCGTCCATTACAAATGGCCGTTCGCCAACAAGTTGACCGTCCTTCTCGACCGGAACCAAGATACTGCGACAGTTAGGATGTAACGGCGGCACTCGCTTTGCCGGATCATTTATTTCCCACACTGAACCATCTAATGAAGCGCAAAGCTTAGAAGTTCGTCCATCTAAAACACTAACAAATCGGACATATTCAAAGCCAATTTGGTTGAAGCTATTTAGATAGGCTTGATTAGCTACATGACTTCGCACAGTTCTTACCGTTCGCTCAATATCAGTTTTGGTACCATTTAAGATCCCATCTTCATAGTTAAGCCGTTTGCTCCCTCGAATACGCTGAACAATTTCTTGGTTAGTTTTGCCTGAATTAATACCATCTCGAATTGCATACTCAACCTTTTGACGGGCACTTTCAGCAATTCTTGAAAGCAGATCATCGACAAGAGCGCCACCTGCCAACGGAACTTTTTTAGCGGATAAGAATAGTTTTTCCCCATCAGGCTTATTAATTTTTGCTCCATAGAGCTTAGCTACGTAATTGGCCTCATAAACAGCCAGCGCCGTAGCAGAAACGGCAAAAGCTTCAGGTAATGCTAAATTAACACTGGCAAACCATTGGGCAATCAAATCCCTAATTTCCCTTAAATTTGAAGTTGTATATTTACCACCAGCTAAAGCAACTTTCTCCGACTCATTAAGCTCATCCAATAAATCCCGAAGCTTAGATAGCATCTTGCTCGTATCATCATTGAATAAAGCCAATAACTCATTTACCGTTTTTGATGAAGCACGATAAAGATAGGCCTGGTGCTGAGTGAGTGCTTCAAATAGTTTTTTGATATCTGTTGCCATCTCACTCTACCTTTTGATTTAAAGTCCCATCTTGCTCTGCTTCAACATTCTGAAGCTCTTCTTCATATTTTTGTTTAGGGAACATACCTGTTTGGTTGTATTCCCACCATGATTTAAATGAAGATCGGCCTTGTAGAGCTGCTTCAAATAACTGTCGAGCTAACTCAGCTAAATAACCCTGTTTGTTAAATTCTTGACTGATTTCGAACATCAAATCATCTTTAGTTAGAACATCCACATTAGGCATTACAAACTTTGCTGCCCATCGTAATGCTGCTGACAAGGCTTCATTCATATTGACTACACAGAGCGAAAGAACTGAATGTTGAACAGCGTCATCGCTATTCGCTTCCGTAGCAGTCTTTTTACCCGCTGTACCCTTCTCAATTAAACGCGCCCCCATCTCCTTCATTTTTTCCCACTTATCTTTCATCGCTTCCCGGGCAAGAGTATTAGGGTCGGCTTGAACAATTCCTAATCCACCATTTTCAGGTAAAGGCAAAAGTACTTTCGCACCAATGTATATGCCACGTTTTTTGGCTTGGTCGTACCATTCCCATGTAACACCCTTTGCAAAGTATTGAGGTTGCCCCATATAAAAAACGGACTCTTGAAAGTCCGCGCTGTCTCTGTAATGGGCTAAATTGAGATTAGCCAAAGGAAGTAATGGTGGCTTTTTAATCTCTTCTGAATTATCAATTGCACCTACAAATGTAAAAGGTATATAGGTCCAGAAATTCCCGTTGTAATCTGTTGGAAACTTCTTCTCTCCGCCAACCCAGTTACCCTTTTCACCCTTTGTGTACACCTGAACGGAATAAATATATTCCCCATTTCCCTCTTGCTCTAAACGAAGTACACGATATTGCTCTTGTTCGGTTTTACTAAAGCCATCAGCACCGCGCTCAGACCTAAATTCACGGATAACCACGAGACAAAGTTTTTTCTGGTTATCGACCATTACTGAATCCCAATTCACTACATCTATGGCATTCAATAAATGAATCATTGGATAGGCTTTTTGCGCTTTAAATTCCGCTAGATTACGAGCTGGTGGCACATCGGGATAATCAACATATAAAGCGCAACGATAATGCTTCAATAAGTGGCGAATTCCATTTTGAGCCAATTGATAAGTACTTAAACCGGCTCCATTCGCATTACGTTCTAAATGAGCAAGCTCGGGAGGAAATTTAAAACTTGGATCTGTTGCAAAAGCTGCTCCAACTAAACTATTTGATGTAGTCCCTGTTACTTCATAAAAGACTGCACGGGTAAGATAAGCCTCATAAGCGCTTTTATTTGCAGGTGATTTATCATGTGCATTTGGCATCGGCAAATATTTTTCACCTTTAGCCTTAACTGCATCTTCACCTTCACAAACATCATCAAGTTTTTGCCAGTATGGCAAGTTCTTAACATATTCAGCATGTTGAAAAGTTACATCACTCATCGAGCAAATCCCATATCAGCAAAGAAGGCTTCAAAACCTTCATGTAATTCATTAAACGCATCTGAAGCTGCATCCACTTGGTCGTCATGTGTACCGTTAGGAAAATGACGAAGCTCATCAATAAAGTCCTTATTCCATTCACCTTTGAGCATACGTACATTTCCTACGTTAACTTGGGCCGCAAATGGTTGTGCCCGTGTAAGCTTGTCACCTGAAATTGGTTTGGCTATCACGCTATAACCCGCAAGAAGCTTTACAAATGAACTAGCTTGCGATTTACCAGCTTGACCAGGGTCTTGTGGTAGGCGCACAGAAACTTTTTTCCCATCTATTTTTGCTGTTTGTTCTAAGCGCTTATTCACATTGTCTGGACCAAGCTGTCCTCTAGTTACATCGACAATGTAAGTAAAACCATCTGCGCCTAGAGCTTCTCTTACACCTACAGTAAAGTCGCCTTCGTTTTCGGTTGCTCCAAAGTCCCAAGCCCTTACTTGTTTCAAGACATCCGCAGGCAAAGCATCAACAATTTGAATATTGTCAGGCTTAAAAAAACCGCCTGCTGGCGGTGATGGCATTTGTCGGTATTGCCCCGCAAAAACATACGGCGCAGCTTGTTCCATTTGCCTTAACTTTTGGATATTGTGTTTTGCCGGCCATAGTGCGGATCCGTCTTCTTGAATAGCTGAAAGACATAGATGCTCCCACACTTCACCATTTCCACCAGCTACAGGAACGCCGTCTTTTCTATCGCCTAACAACCAACCTGCTAAATCATCCTCATGCAAACGCTGCATGATGACGATGATCGGTGTGTCTGGTGAGTTAGTACGTGACTCAAGGGTGTTTTGAAACCAATCAATTACCCCTTCTCGAATTGTTTTAGAAGAAGCTTCATGTGCTTTGTGTGGGTCATCGATAATGATGCATCCACCAAACCCATCACGAAGTTTACCCGCACCAAAACCAGTAATCGTACCGCCTGTACCAGTCGCATAGCAGACACCGCCTTGAGAAGTCCTCCAGAAGTCTTTAGCCTTACTATCATCACGCAATGTGAGATCAGGAAAGACCTTTTTATACGCCTCCTCTTGTACGAGTGTTCGAATCTGAAAGGCATTATTTGCGGCAAGCATTGCCGAGTAACTGATATGAATGAACTCACAGTCAGGCTTCTTTCCAAAACACCAAGCCATAAAATTAATTACAGCAATTTCAGTTTTAGAATATCGTGGTGGAACGTTAATAATTAACCGCTTTATCTCTCCGCGATAAACTTTCATCAAAGCTTCACAGATTTCTAAGTGGTGCCAGTTCTGCATCCATTTATAACCACGGCGCTCCTTAAACATGTACCTTGTGAAGAAATATAAATCTTCTTGCGCCTCGATCCGGATGGCTTTATCCCGAGCCGCATCAGTACTCATCTAAGACTTCCTTCCGCGCTTTTAAGTAATCTTCCATTGGAACTGGAATTTCAGAATTAACCGTTTGAACTGGTCCGCCGTCTTTGCCTGTAATTTCTTGGCGGTTAGTAAATTGACCACCAATGTCTTTAGCGGCTTGCTCAAGAATTTTTAAGGCTGTTTTGACGTTCCGCGTTCTCTCCAGTTGTTTTTGGTATTGCTTCAGACGGTAGTACTTATTAGCAATAGGAATATCAATTAAGCCTTCATCAAATTTCTCTCTGGTTGATTCAAAAAGCTCAACAAATTTCTTGCTTAAGTTTCTGCCCGAATATTTTGTTGGATCATAGCATTCACATTGGCTACGACTAATATCAACTCCAAACTCTTGCTTGACCTGTTCAACCACTTCTTGAGGGGTATCACGGCATGCAAGAGCTTGAACAATAAATATTTTCACAGGCTCTTTTAGTGCTGCCATAAATTCCCCTTCGTACAGCTACGTACAGCAAACAGGACAAAAAAAAGAGCCAAAAGGCTCAATTGATTACACAATTTCCGCAGCATCTTGAAATATCAAGATTCGAAACAAACGGCGGATTTTTTGCGACTTCAATAAGTCGCTTAACATTTTTGCTTGGTCCATAACGTTTAACTACGCCAATAAACTCTTCAACGTCATGACCTGCAAGATAGTGCTTAGGAAGACCAGAACTATCGCTATAAACAATTTCTCCGTCCTCGTCTCTCATCACTCCAATGTGGTAAAGCTCATGTTCAAGTAAGTAACAGAACTCTGTATCGTTTGCACGCTCACAGAAAGAAGCGTCGACAGTTATTAAGTATGTTGGCACAAAGCCGAACCAGTCTCGCATCTGTTGCTCTTGTCTGGCCTTACGCCATCCACCAACATTGAACATGACTTTTTCGCACTGGCCCAACACCATAGCTTGCTTGCTTTTATATGCAGAAGAGGCCCACGCGAATGCTAAAAATTCTTCATTATCGTGAAGCAGTTCACCTATGTGATCATGATCGGGGTTATAAAGAGGTCCACCAATAGTTAAGTAATTAGCAACAACCCATTTTTTTAGATCTGGTGCTGGTGTTAGTCTAATTGCTTCTTCTTCATCTGCTTGATCAATAAAATCAGTCGGTGGAAATGGTCTGATCTGCTCCATTAAAAATCTGCCTCTTTAAGTTTTTAAGCCACTGACTAGCGAAATGAGCTTGGATCTGCAATGGACCTGATTCATTAATCTTAAATCTTGGTGCTGCCTCTAACCGGACAACGGTATATCCCATTTCTTCAGCAACATCATAACGGTCCATACTCCACGCCTTTGTAGACAGCTTACCCTTGCGTCCACCCGACCAAGGACCACCAGCAATTTCAACTAAAATACGATATTCAATTAAATGAAAATCAAAACGCCAATGCTTAGTAGACTTAAACTGGAATTTCTTTTCGTACTTAATTTCCAGATTATCCAAAGCTTGAGTAAATTCTTCTTCAGCCTCTAAGTACTTTTGAGTAGCTTTAGGTAGTGGTCTGGATTTGGACTTAGTTTTAGGTTCTTTTTTTCTTGTAAGCCAAAAATAATCTTTACCGTCCATGCCCTACGCTCCTTAAAAGAAGCCCTCAGGCTTATTGTTGAGACGTGCAATTAATTTATTTTGCTTTGCTATGGCCAAAAAAAATCGCTCATCTAAGTGAGCGATCTCTTCTTCTGTTAGGCCTTTGGTTGTGCAACTGCCCAAATGATTAAGCTCTATTTGGAGCTGTCTAATCTCATGAGTAATTTTTTGAAATTCAGTCATACATACTCCAAATGGGCAATAAAAAACCACCCGAGGGTGGTTTAAATTAAATCTCTTCTAGCTTTAAAAATCAGATATCCATCTTTCTGATTTATATCTACTTTAGTATTTGAACCTTCAAAGTATTTAAGTACATCCATTTGAACATTCTTCTCGAACAAGTTTGCTGGTTCTTCAATAATGAATGGATTACTAATACTATCCAAACCACAATTAATTTGACTTATTACTTCATTAGCTGAGAAGTTTACAAAAGCTTTAGCGCCCATTTAAATTATCCCACTTGATTAATGAATCATCACTTTATCAAACACTTCTTCATATCCTACACTCAACCTAAACAGGAGGTAGGAATGTAAACAAATTTAACCTTTAACATTGCAGAAAATTATCAAGGGCTTTTTCAAGATTTTGAATTTCATTACCATCTATTCGACCATGATAACCATTTAAATAAATTAGATATCTTGTCTCATTTCTATCCAAGAAGTGATACCAAATAGAATCATTACTAACCTTTCCTAAAGCTACATCTACGCCACTATCATTGATAGTATTTGGATATGATGGAGTTATACCATCATCATTAAATTGCAGTTTAAATGAACCATCTAATTGTCGTGTTGTTTCTAAACGAACTAATTTCATACAACCTATACCATTATCAAACTTGCTTAATAATGAGGTTTTTTTATTCAATTTGCAACAACAAAATTAACATAAGTTATTGTATTCTCAATAGTAAATTATTTTAGATCGGTAACTAAATCATCAGATTAATAAAACAAAAAGCCCCGCCAATAACTAGTATGTAGCGGGGCCATTTGCGCCGTAATCCGTCCGGCAAGTAAACTCGCAAAGCGTCCTAAGCGAGTGGGGTTTTAAAATCAAAAAACCCGTTCCTAAATTAGAAACGGGTCACAAAAACAAAAACTTTCAGCGCAGTATTTGTGATACATCATACAAATTAGAATATGTATTTACAATATACTTTAAGCTTATTTTTTAGATGCTCTCAAAATATCCAAAACTCGCTCAGACATTTCGTGCAAGTTGGATCCTATTGGAAGCCAAAAATGATAATTAATGTTGTCGCGGTTAAAAACTTGCTTGTAGTACTCAGTTTTAAAAGATGGGTCAATATCAGAAGCTTTAAGCAATCTTCCTTCTTTTTCTAAGGTTTGGCCATCTAACTCACCACCAACACAAATATTCATTTTAAGCACCAGTTTTTAATTAGACTGGACTATAACATAAACAAAAACCTCCCGAAGGAGGCCAAATATAATTACTTAATACCTTTATGTTTGAAAAGTAAATCTTGCTGCTCTTTTCTCAGACGCCTCTCTTTTTCAGAAGGAGTACTTGAAACTGAATTTAACCGGCTTCTTCGTTGTTGAGCCAATTCTTCGTTAAATTGTCCATTAATATAATTACATGGATCTTCTTCTGGAAAATCCTCAAAGTAATCAGACCATTCCCCCATAATTTAACTCTCTAATTTATTATTGAAATTTATTTATAACATAAAACAAAAAAGCTCACCATTTGGCGAGCTTTTAAAACATTTTGGTGCAACGCTTATAACTTCGTCCCACCATATCACAAATCTAAACCAAGTGTGCTGCACTGTCAAGATTGCAACACCTCAATTTTTCCATCCAAATATGCCAAGCCTTTATCAATCTCAGCACGTACCTTTGCTTTACTACATCTATGCACATTTGCAATTGTTAAATAAGACCAGTCGTTCTCATAATAAAGTATTAAAAACCAAGCTCTTTCTTGTAGAAATTCCCTATTATCGTTATGCATTTTAGCCAAGAGCTTACTTACTTCAACTGCCTCATAATCTTCAATTTCGCATGGCATAGAGACCTTACTTGATCTAATTCTAGTTGTGTCATTTTGGTCAATTAGACATGCTAAAGGATTAGCAGAAACTTTAAATTTTGTTGATCTTACCCATAGACCATATTGTTCCAACCATTGATGAGCAGAACGTTTAGACCAATCCATTGTCTTGTTATTAACTTTTGCATTCATGTTTAAACTTCCCTCACATCAATATTGTGAACTGTTTTCATCAGGTGTTTTTTATTTCGGTAACTCGGTAGCTTGCGTGTAGCTATAGACTTCACATCTTCAACAACGTATTCACCTGCTGTCGTGAAATAAGTGAAATCGGCAAAATATCTAAGTGCTGGTTTAGCTCGTTTCTCCCCTTCTAATTTTGCCTTCGGTGCCAATTCAAATTTTGTGTGATGCTGCAATTCTTTAATTTCACCTCGTTGTTGTAGAGCCTTTAGCTCGATATACCGTTTGTATTCTTTAGTACTGTCAAAAGTCATTCCATCCAATTTAATTTTCGAAGCATTAAACTTGTTTCGACCCTTTTTCTTTTGAACTTTCGGGCATGTAAGGCGGTAATCAGCAAGGCTCATCGATGTCATTTAGGCTCACCACCATTGAGCACTTTCTCTAATTCTTTAAATGCTCGAATCATAGCCATTTGCAGAAATTCAAAGTTTTCTCTCTTATCCTGCTCAACATATTGCAAATTGCCTTGTATTTGTTGCAGGGCAAGATTTATCCGTTCTTGTAATTCCTTGAACTTCTGTTGATCTAAATTCGCCATACTGTTAGCAAATTTTATTACTGTATCCTTTTGTTTTATTAGCTCTTGCTGGTGTAGGCTTTCTTGCGCCATATCAACCAATGAAATGATATTTAATGGGTGAGCAACATAGTCAACAAATGGGCCGTAATGTCTATTGCAAGCATGTATAGCATCTTCAGCTGCCCGTCGAATGAGTACCAACTGTCTTGGTGATAACTTATTTTCGCTCATCAATCGGCGCTCCTTCATTAACTTTCTTTGCTTGCTCGATTGCCTTTTCTAATTGAAGTAGCTCGTTGTAATCAGTATTAGATAGCCCACTCCGGTTATATCGGCCTCGTAATTTTTCGTAGCGAGCCTTTGCTGCGTCTATATCAAAAGTTTCTAATGGTTTATTCATGACTGGCCCTCTTTATAACTCTCAAAGAAAAACTTCACAGGCTCAGATTTGATTTCAATCAGCCCAAAACGTAGTAAATGACGAGCATGTGTGCTATCTCGTAACAACTGAACATCACGATAATGTGTGAGCATCCTCCGCCACCCTTCCAAGGGCATAGACGACTTGTTTGTATTACAAGGAACACATGCAGGGTTCATGTTTTCCAAAGTGTCGTTTTGCGGTCTAGTCATTTCTCCAGTAATCAACTTGCCACCGCCAACATGAATTAAATCTCGTCTCACTGCTTCGATATGGTCTGCATGCCATTTATCGCCAAGCAACTCACCACAGTAAGCGCAATGTCCACCAAACTTTTGTTTTAGCTCAGCACGTTGCTGTTTAGTTAACTTCATCGGCTATGCTCCACTTTCATACCGTCAAACTCTTGATCAATTACGGCCATACCGCGCACTACAGCTGCTTGTGAAGGAAGCTTCTTAAAATCAATAGTGTTTACTTCATGGCAGTGTTTGCACATAAACTTATTTTTCTTTTCAAGCTTTGCCTGTATTTCACGGACCTCTGCCAGCATTCTGTTATTACGTTGGGTGACTTGATTCAATTGGTCTAAATATTTGGCAATCCATAAAACTGGATTAAGTTTTGTTTTGCAGTCCATACAAAGGATCTCATTATCTTCCTTTGATATTTGAATACGCCCGTGATCACACTCCACAATCTCATTTCTACGTGTGAACTTGATAACTTGATTTTGTTCATCAACATGAATCACATGCTTATCTTGGAAATGGCTCATACATTCGCCCCTTCAATTAGCTGAAGAATATTTCTAGGTATCGGCATACCTTCTCGGCGACACATCTCTGCGTATTCCTGCGGATTATCGAAAGGATCTGGACCTAATTCCTTTGCAAGCTCAGGCTCTTTTTCTTTTGCCTGAAGTTTTTGTACTGGTGCAGGTTTACGACCATTGATTTTTAATCGTTCCATCAATGATTGGAGATGCTTTTGCGCTTCGTCATTGCTCACAGGAACGTGTTTAGGTTCTTTGTGTTCTAGTTGTAGCGGTGGAGCGTAAAACTCTTGCTGACGACCTTTCAATTGAGCTTTAGCCACCATCACGTTGTAGGTTCCGAAGAAATTATCTTGAGCTGCTCGCATTTGACCGGCTTCGATCAAGTACATAACTTCGTCTAATGCATACTTTGTAATTTGTGTAATAACCACCGAACGATCAGCAGTAAACTTACATGCACGTGACCAAGCTTCCTCTGGAGACATCCAACTTTCACCAATACACCAGGTGCGAAACTCTGCAAATGACGGCATAAAACGCCCACCTGCTGTAAGTAATCGAGCAAGTGCGTTGTTAAATTGGTTTTGTTGAACGCCAACCAGTGTTTTAAGTGCAATTTGCTCAACCACTGACAGAGGAATTGCGCTTTCGCCTGTTGCTGGAAATTGCTTATTGAACTGAGCAGCGTAAACAGTGCGAAGAGATGCGATTAATTGACGCACTTCGTTCAAGGTAATCTCATGCATGACCTACCTCCTCAATCATTGGAAACTTTTTTGCTGGGGTTACATCCACGATTTGAGATTCGCTCTGTTCTTCAAAAAGATTAGCGAAGTAACCCGACTCTTGTGGTTTTTGACCGGTTGAAGTGATTTGCTCTTGTTTCTTGCGGTTTGCAGCAACTTGTTTCTCGTTGTTTTGAACCCAAGAGAACCACTTAACCAACCAGATGCTTGGTGTATTCAACGAACTTGATTCGTTTGCAAAGTACCAGTCACCGAAATTTTGAATCATGGTTCTCAAGTCGATTTCAGGTACCGAAACAAATCTTTGTTGAGCAAGTGAAATGAAATCGTATTGAAACTCGCTGTATTCAGAAATGAATTCACGCATTGAATAGCGTTTGTGATCATCGATCTGATACTGAGCAAATTGAATTGGAGTTAATTGCGAATTTTCTCCACGCGTATTACTACTACTATCAATAATTGGTTCTTGGTTTATGGTTAATGGTTTATGGTTATTGGTTGGTTGCACATCCGTTTGTTCTTCGTTTAACGGATTTTCAACGACCGTTGAATTTTCGTTAGACGCTTGATCATCTTTTGATGAATCACTGTTGGACGAGCCTTTCTTTTTCGCTGCACGTTTTGCAGCAGACGCCTTACCAGCCTCACTCGCTTGTTTCTTTTTCCCGTGATATTCAGCAATTTCTCGTTCACAACGATTATTGCGATAAACACCTTCTTCAAGAATGAAAAACTCATCAAGTACATATTTGAGAGCTTCTTTTTGCTCTTCGGTAGTACATTGCAAACGACGTGCTAGACGATCAATGCTTGATGCATCAATCGCCTTTTCTGTGTCGTAATACATATCTAATAAGTCGCGGTAAATCGCACGCTCAATTAAACTGAGGTGGCGAGTCGCATTGTTGAAGTCACCAATATGGTGTTGGTAATAGTTCATGCGGCCCTCTCTTTTAATACTTTCTCAAAGCGTTCTTGCTGCAATTCGTAATATTGAGGATTCAATTCACACCCTAAATAATTACGGTTATGCATTAGTGCTACAGCTGCTGTTGTTCCGGATCCCATGAATGGGTCAAATACAACATCATTGACTCGAGATCCTGCTAATACACATGGCTCGATTAAGTCCATTGGAAATGTTGCGAAATGAGCACCCTTGTATGGCTTTGTAGAAACTTGCCAAACACTGCGCTTATTACGAGTAAGTAAGTCATACTCGCTTTCTGATCTTTCTGATCTATGAGTTCCATATGCTTGATTTGGAATAACAGCAGCTCTCTTACTATTTTTGCGTTTAAAACTATCGCGCGAAGATCTCGAGTAAACGGCTTTCATTGGACCGTTATGTTTCATCACGGCACGAGTACTGCCATGTTGTTGATCAAGATTTTGGGAAAGTCTTTTGATTGAGCTTTCTGCAACCGGTTCTTTAATTGCTACGTGGTCAAAATAATATCTACGTGATTTACTGAATAAGAAAATATACTCATGTGCTTTGGTACAACGATCAGTAATACTTTCAGGCATAGGATTTGGTTTATGCCAAATAATATCTTGGCGTAAATACCAGCCATCAGCTTGAAGTGCAAAAGCTACTTTCCATGGAATACCAATCAAATCTTTTGGTTTTAAGTTCGATTGAGCTGCATTTTGCTTTGGTAAAATTAACCCTTTCGTTTTTGGGTTCTTGCCATCATTTAGTCCTGTGCGAGTAATACCTCTGCCAGAACCTGCATAACTATCACCAAGATTCAACCAAAGGGTCCCATCTTCATGCAGAAGTTCTCGTACTAAGCGAAATACTTCGACCATGTTTTGAACGTACTCGTCAACTGTACTTTCTAAACCTAATTGGCCATCAACACCGTAATCTCTCAAACCAAAATATGGGGGTGAAGTAACACATGTTTGAGCTTTCAATCCTTCTTGAATCATTTGTGCCATCAACGTACGGCAATCACCAAATAAAATCTTATTCATGCAGCTCCTCCACTTTCGCTTGTTGTTCTTTTTGAATCTCCCAAGCCCACTTTCCAGATTTACCCTCAAACTCACTCATGGCTGGCTCCTTTTTCTGCATCACACATTTCACATTTATCTATATGCCCCCACCCATCATCTCGAATGAAGCCAAACCCCTTACAAGCCTTACATTTGACTTTCTTTTTCTCACCCACCAAGAAATATCGATCTTTCTGGTTGTAGGTAATATCAATAGAACCTGAGTAATAGCGCCTTAACGCCCCATCAATATGAAATTCGTGTGGACCTACACAAAACATCCACCCCGAATCCCCGCCGCACTTTGTAAACCTTGTGAAATATGCTTCTCTCCATTTCACATAACGGCCAGACAGATGAGGAGTCAACAATTCAATTAAACGTGCTCTAAGCATCTCCATGCTTGCTGACATATCTCCATAGTGATATTCAAGATCGTAGCTATACTCGCCTGTGTTATATCTAGTTGGCATGAGATTCACCGCCTCCGTATATTGATTCGTGGTCGCGGATAGCAGTCATCACACGCTTAATTGAAATGGAACCATCTGGAATGAAGTCGCAAAAATCATCAAGAAAGCTCAATCTCCCATTTCCCACCATGCGAACATGCGTGTAACCAACATGCTTATCTGTCGTAATGAATGCAGGCGTTAGCTTCTCAACTCCACCTAAATCGTTGATGATTTTCAAAGACTCCACCAGACGTTTAAGCTCAACCAAATCTACAAAATACTTCTCACGATCTGCTGGGCTGATTTCTACACTTTGACCACATTGGAACTCATAACCCTCGTTCCATTCAGTTGCGTTATCGGGTGCTGAATCTACGATTTCCTTCGCGTATTGCAGTCCTTTATCTCTAATCAATTTAGTTGCTTTCATGGCTGGCTCCTTTCTCATCAAGCTCTTTACGCGCCAACCACCACCAAACCACCGCACCGCTAATAGCTGCTGTAAAAAATGAAATGAGTAAACCCCACGCTAAAATCTCGAATTTATTCATACATTCGCCCCATCAATTAGCTGAAGAATATTTCTAGGGATTGGCATACCCTCCCGACGGCACATCTCTGCGTATTCGTGTGGATTATCGAAAGGATCAGGGCCCAACTCTTTTATAAGCTCAGGCTCTTTTTCTTTTGCCTCAAGTTTTTGAACTGGTGCAGGTTTACGACCATTGATTTTTAATCTTTCCATCAATGATTTGAGATGCTTTTGAGCCTCGTCATTGCTCACAGGAACGTGTTTAGGTTCTTTGTGTTCTAGTTGTAGCGGTGGAGTGTAAAACTCTTGCTGACGGCCTTTTAACTGAGCTTTAGCAACCATCACGTTGTAGGTCCCGAAGAAATTATCTTGAGCTGCTCGCATTTGGCCGGCTTCGATCAAATACATAACCTCGTCTAAGGCGTACTTAGTGATTTGGGTAATAACCACGGAACGGTCAGTTGTAAACTTACATGCGCGAGACCAAGCTTCTTCTGGAGACATCCAACTTTCACCAATACACCAGGTGCGAAACTCAGCAAATGACGGCATAAAACGTCCACCTGCTGTAAGTAATCGAGCAAGTGCGTTGTTAAATTGGTTTTGTTGAACGCCAACCAGTGTTTTAAGTGCGATTTGCTCAACCACTGACAGAGGAATTGCGCTTTCGCCTGTTGCTGGAAATTGCTTATTGAACTGAGCAGCGTAAACAGTGCGAAGAGATGCGATTAATTGACGCACTTCGTTCAAGGTAATCTCATGCATGACCTACCTCCTCAATCATTGGAAACTTTTTTGCTGGGGTTACATCCACGATTTGAGATTCGCTCTGTTCTTCAAAAAGATTAGCGAAGTAACCCGACTCTTGTGGTTTTTGACCAGCTGAATTGATTTGCTCTTGTTTCTTGCGGTTTGCAGCAACTTGTTTCTCGTTGTTTTGAACCCAAGAGAACCACTTAACCAACCAGATGCTTGGTGTATTCAACGAACTTGATTCGTTTGCAAAGTACCAGTCACCGAAATTTTGAATCATGGTTCTCAAGTCGATTTCAGGTACCGAAACAAATCTTTGTTGAGCAAGTGAAATGAAATCGTATTGAAACTCGCTGTATTCAGAAATGAATTCACGCATTGAATAGCGTTTGTGATCATCGATCTGATACTGAGCAAATTGAATTGGAGTTAATTGCGAATTTTCTCCACGCGTATTACTACTACTATCAATAATTGGTTCTTGGTTTATGGTTAATGGTTTATGGTTATTGGTTGGTTGCACATCCGTTTGTTCTTCGTTTAACGGATTTTCAACGACCGTTGAATTTTCGTTAGACGCTTGATCATCTTTTGATGAATCACTGTTGGACGAGCCTTTCTTTTTCGCTGCACGTTTTGCAGCAGACGCCTTACCAGCCTCACTCGCTTGTTTCTTTTTCCCGTGATATTCAGCAATTTCTCGTTCACAACGATTATTGCGATAAACACCTTCTTCAAGAATGAAAAACTCATCAAGTACATATTTGAGAGCTTCTTTTTGCTCTTCGGTAGTACATTGCAAACGACGTGCTAGACGATCAATGCTTGATGCATCAATCGCCTTTTCTGTGTCGTAATACATATCTAATAAGTCGCGGTAAATCGCACGCTCAATTAAACTGAGGTGGCGAGTCGCATTGTTGAAGTCACCAATATGGTGTTGGTAATAGTTCATGCGGCCCTCTCTTTTAATACTTTCTCAAAGCGTTCTTGCTGCAATTCGTAATATTGAGGATTCAATTCACACCCTAAATAATTACGGTTATGCATTAGTGCTACAGCTGCTGTTGTTCCGGATCCCATGAATGGGTCAAATACAACATCATTGACTCGAGATCCTGCTAATACACATGGCTCGATTAAGTCCATTGGAAATGTTGCGAAATGAGCACCCTTGTATGGCTTTGTAGAAACTTGCCAAACACTGCGCTTATTACGAGTAAGTAAGTCATACTCGCTTTCTGATCTTTCTGATCTATGAGTTCCATATGCTTGATTTGGAATAACAGCAGCTCTCTTACTATTTTTGCGTTTAAAACTATCGCGCGAAGATCTCGAGTAAACGGCTTTCATTGGACCGTTATGTTTCATCACGGCACGAGTACTGCCATGTTGTTGATCAAGATTTTGGGAAAGTCTTTTGATTGAGCTTTCTGCAACCGGTTCTTTAATTGCTACGTGGTCAAAATAATATCTACGTGATTTACTGAATAAGAAAATATACTCATGTGCTTTGGTACAACGATCAGTAATACTTTCAGGCATTGGGTTCGGTTTATGCCAGATAATATCTTGGCGCAAATACCAACCATCAGCTTGTAGAGCAAAAGCTACTTTCCATGGAATACCAATTAGATCTTTCGGCTTTAAATTTGATTGGGCTGCATTTTGCTTAGGAAGAACTAGTCCTTTAGTTTTTGGATTCTTACCGTCGTTTAAACCTGTACATGTCATGCCCCGACCAGAACCCGCATAACTGTCACCAAGGTTTAGCCAAAGTGTGCCATCTTCATGGAGCAGCTCTCGCACTAAACGAAAAACTTCAACCATGTTTTGAACGTATTCATCAACGGTATTTTCTAAGCCTAATTGACCATCAACACCGTAATCACGTAAACCAAAATATGGTGGTGAAGTTACGCATGTTTGAGCTTTTAGACCTTCCTCAATCATTTGTTTCATCAATGCGCGGCAATCACCAAATAAAATTTTATTCATGCTTCACCGCCTTCTTTAATCTGAATGTATGTGCTACCTAAGTATCGAATACGCCCAGCACGACCAAGGCTTTTGATAATTTCCTCAGCATGGTTATATGTAATGCGATGCTGACGCACTAAAACGTCCTTGAAGTCATCACGCTTAACAGCCGCATTTTTAGTGTCAGCTTTAATTCGCTCTAGGTTCTCTTCACACTTTTTGATTAATGCTTTAAGTGTGTGGAGAGCCGGCTCAAACCAGCTCTGGATTATTTGTTCTTGATTTGATAGATTATTCGTGTTCATTTGATCCACCTCAATTGAATGCCTATAAACCACTCTCTACCTGGATGGGGAGTGGTTTTTTATTTGAATAAAATCCGCATGTATTCAGGTGAAGTGAATGCATGTGCTAAATAAACTCGCGTTGCTTCTGCAATTTCAGGTGAGCAATACACATCACTTTCTTGCACAACCTTCAAACCAATGGCTGTCAACAAAAAGCTAATAAACTCAATCTCAGTCCATCCATTTGATTTCTTTTCTGTTTTCATCCGTGAAAGGATGCTTGCATCGACATTTATCATCTCTGCTACTTGTCTTTGATTGCTAGCGTTAAGTGCTTGCAATATGAGCGATTCGTTATTGCTAGCGCTTGCAGGCAATTCATTTAATACTTTGCTCATGGTTTAGTTCCTAAGCGGTTAATGATCCAAGGTTTTTGCTTTTTGTCGTCTGGGGACGAAGTTCAATCCAAATATCTTGATAGTTATCAGGGAAAAGCTCTTTTCGCGTTGTTAAACCAAGATCTTCAGCAATAACTGCTAGCCTGATTTTTCTATCAAGGGGGATAGCTTTCCATCCACTAACTGATGACGGAGCAATCCCCAGAAGTCTTGCTACCGCTGTGACACCACCTAGCTTGTCTATAAGTTGTGCGTCATTCATAACGTGCTCCTAATTTTTCTTTAATTATTAGGCATTCCTTATATTAAATCAATAGGAATACCTAATTTTATTTATGTTAGGATTTCCTAACATTCTGAGGATAGTTGTATGAATACTCTTGCTGAACGACTTAGGTATGCCATGGAAGTTTTGCCACCTAAAAAGATTAAAGGTGTTGAGCTTGCTCGTGCAGTAGGAGTTAAACCTCCTTCTGTGAGTGATTGGCTGTCTGGAAAATCCAAAACAATGGAAGGTGAAAATTTATTACGTGCCTCAAAATTTTTGAATGTAAATCCTTCATGGCTTGCATCTGGCACGGGAGAGATTCAATCAAGCACGAGAGATAAATTTAAACAACTGGATATCGAAGAGTTCAAAAAGAAATACAACATTAGTGATAGTGATGAAGCTCTTTTATTTTCAACAATTATCGAAAAACCGTTTATCCCATCATCTAAGCGTTGGGTTCCTGTTAAGGCTTACTCCAAGATGGGCATGGATGGCTATTTCACAGATATGGGTTATGAAGGCAATGCTGGAGATGGGTATGTTCCAACTCACTCAGCAGGACCAAGAGCCTATGGCATTAAAGGCACTGGCGACTCAATGTTTCCAGCAATTCGTAATGGCTGGTATGTTGTATGCGACCCTGATGCAGAGCTTGTGCCGAATGAGTTTGTTCAGGTGTGCTTGAAGGATGGAAGATGCACAATTAAAGAATTTGTCGGCATCAATGGTGGGGTTTTAAGTTTGCTTTCTGTGAATGGTGGTGAGCGATTTTTCTTTGAAATGGACGAGGTTGAAAGTATTACCGCTATTACAGATATCGTGCCGCCAAGTCAGCACAGACAAGAACATCCTTATTCGCATTAATCACAGGAAGACTTATGGACAACTCTAAACTACCAATCAACCAGATTATTGCTCGCATCAATGATGCTGCGAAACATGGTGAAGCTTTGGTGCTAACAGCCGAAGAAGTAAAGATTCTTTCTAAAGATATTGGCGACAAAGTCTTTATTCCTGTGCTTACTAATGAGCAGGTCGTGCAGTTGGTAAAAGAAGGAAAGCTAGGACAGAAAATTAATAACACAAAAGATTAATAAACTGTGAACCCGACACAGTCTTTACAACAGATCGGGTGGGGAAAATAATGAGTAAGACAGTTGTAAAAGACAAAACCGTACACTACAAAAAAGTAGACTTTCTAAAAGGCGCGAACCTTGGAAACTTACTTAAAGCCCAACTATTAGATAAAGACTCTTTTTATCATAAAGCTATTAATAGGCAGCAATTTGTATCGGCTACTAAAGATGATTTTATCCTTATAAATCACGCAAGTTCACATCAAAGTATGTTCTTTGGAGAGCTAATCATAGTGGAGTCTGGTAAAGCTCAAGCTGTTTTAAAAATAGACAATGATAGTGCTACCGAATTCCCAATCAAAACTTACTTAACGGAAGATTTACCTGATGATGAGGATGAATCTGTTGAAGTAGTGCGCAAAGAATTTATTGATAGTGTTTTATATTTTGGAGTGATTGATAATCATGTTGCAATTATTCAATCCAGATCATTAACAGCAAGAACTCTTGAGTCTTATTTAGGTTGGCTTTTGGGTGAAGCAGCTAAAGCCTTACCAGCGAATAGTGCCTTAATCTTAAAAGATGCTCCGAACCCGGCAATTAAAGAAAAATTGGAATCAACGCCAGCCAAGACCATCTCAATCTCATCTGGAATTGGATCAACAGAATTGCAACCGATTCACAAAATAGAGTCGAACGTACCAGCTAAGATTGATTACAAAATCGAAGAAAATGTGGTTGATGTTTTAAAAACTGCATTTGGTGTCGATTTGGATGATTTAAAACTTGAAGATGGCCTTGATGACGCTAATTTAAAGCTTAAATTAACACTCACCTATAATCGAAAAACATCCAAAAGCGGGCAAAAAGTAATTGATACTGTTGCATCATCTATGAGACATAATGATGATTATGTTATAACTCTTGAAGATGGTACTAAGGTCACAGCGGATAACTTAAAGATGAGTGGAAAAATATCTGTTGAAACAATCAATAATAAAGTTTATAACGACGGCCTTAAAGTTCAATTGTACAATTGGATGACTACCAATATTAATTTTGGTGATTAATCATGGCTAAACGCTACTTGCCGTTTTACAACAACGCTAAATTTATTGCATTAGTGTTAGTAGCTCTATTTGTCATTTTTTCAGTTACTTTTAAATTTCTTGCCCTTGATGTAAATATCAACTTGGTTCAATTTTCCTTTGTTTTGTTATTACCGTTAAGTCAAATTTATCTAGCCTACAAAGGTATGCTCGATGCATTGAAGCTTGATGGTTTAAATCAATCAGAGCGGGATCGCCTCACGTCTACTGTGGATATAAGGAGCAAATCATCACTATATGTTGCCATTTTATTTATAGTGATTGTTTTTGGAATGTATGTTTTCAATGAATTGAATTTACTATCAAATCAGCATCTTTTAGCATTAGTCTTATCTGTAGGCTTAACCTCAATATTAAGTTTCTTTTTGGCATGGAGTGATTTAAAAGAAATATCTATGCTTGAGAAAACCCTTAAGGCTCGTAAAGAGGCGAGAGAAGCCAGAAGCAAAGTAATGAGCAATAAATAAAAATCAAACACTACCCTTCTCACCCAACCCACCCCGTGTGGGTTTTCTTTTGTCTATTAAAGCACAAAAATTAGGTATTTCTAATTTTATTAGGAATACCTATTGACTTAATAATTAGGTTTACCTAATATCTATCTCACAGACAACAAAAAAAGCACACCGCCCCTCCCCAGGTCCGATGTGCTTTTGCAAAACTGCGAGATCAATTATGAACGTAAAAACCTTTTCAAACAAGCATAAGGTAACTGGAGTTACAGCAATTGCTGTACTTGTAGCCTTGAGTTCTTGTGAATATCGAACTGCTAATTCTAGCGTCCCTTCTAATTACTCATATGAAAGCGAGCAAGTCGTTGCTTCTGAATATGAACTTCTGGCTGTTAAGAAAACTGGAGAAAAATCTGGTGAAGCAGTTATCCGCATTGACGGCTTCAAATTAAACGTTAGCTTCGATTTTGACGGCGTAGCTGATAGCTATGGTGTAGCTGGATCTGATTTTACAGCGGCTGAAATTACTAACCTTGCTATTGAGTCAGTAACTGACTTAAGCGGCAAACCTTGGAATGATTTCACCAATCATGACGACCATAAAAACATAAATATTTTATTGGCTGGCTATATCGACCGTAATCATTGGATTGAGGAGGCTTAATCATGGCTAATTCAACTCAAAATCTATCTGAACGCCAACAAGCCGTTTTAGAAACAGTGATCGAACTTAATAAGGAAGGTCATCGACCTTATACATGGCAAGTGGCTAGGCGCTTGGGCATTAAGGGCCACCAAATTACCGAAAAACAGTGTGGTTATGATCTTAGCGTGATTATTCGCACCAAAGGCACAGGGGTATTTTCTGCAAAACTTGATAGCAATCCTAAAATTTGGATCTATCAAGAATCTATGGGAGTGGCTTAATCATGCAAAAAGTTAAGCACCACCCTGACGGCTACATGTCATTTTTAGGCCGTGATGATAAAGGGCTGTATTCAGTTCGCATTGGCTGGCAAGTGTACGCATCTAATGCTAATGGCTCAGTTCTTTACAAAGTTAAAGACGGAGTTAAGACGCCTTTAAATGTGTTCAGGTTCCAAACTTCTTATCCAAAAGTTTGGAATGAACTCACCCAAGAAATCGATTTTCAGCGCAGAAAGCAGCTCGCTATAAAACTGCGTGAAACAAACATCCCTACTTATGACCGCAAGGCTTATAAAACTAAGCGCGGCTTCACTGGCTCAAGATAAGGATAAGAATAATGGCTCTACCGATTATTACTGCTGACCAAACTTTATTGGTTCAAGCAATTATTGTGTACCTATACGCTGATCCGGGTTTAGGTAAATCATCGATGGGCTTTACTGCGGAAAAAGCAATTTCTTTTGACTTTGACCGTGGTGCTCACCGTACTGGTGAATTACGTCGTGGTGCAGTTGTACAGGTTCATCAATGGAGTGATGTTGCAAACCTTACTCCGCAGGACTTAGCACCATATAAAACCGTAGTCATTGATACCGTGGGTGCAATGCTTGAATGCATTAAAACCCACCTGTTACTTACGGCAAATAACCGTCAAAAAGATGGTTCTTTAAAGTTAAAGGCTCAAGGTTTAGCGAACCAAACGTTCAAGCAATACATCAATACTTTGATCAGTTTAGGTAAAGATGTTGTTTTCATTGCACACGCATCAGAAGATCAAAACGGTGATCAAATTATTTACCGACCAGATCTAGGTGGTAAAAACCGTAACGAGCTTTACCGTATCGCAGATGTCATGGGTTATTTAACAACTGTTACTACAGGTGAAGGTAAAAATGCCCGCGTTATTAATTTCAAACCTTCGCCTACACATCATGCGAAAAACTCAGGTGCTTTAGGCGGTGAAACTGGTGAAGTGTGGGTACCAGATCTTAAAGCACATCCCACTTTCTTGGCTGACCTGATTACTCAAGCTAAAGACCACATTAACACCTTAACGCCTGCACAACTTGCAGCAGCTAAAGCCCAAGAAGAGCTAGAAAACTGGAAACAAAGCTGTGAAGAAGCTGAGCATGCAGGTGACCTTAATCAATTAACTGAGTCGCTTGATAAAGAACACATGTATTACCAGAACATGCGACAAGCAATGTTAATGAGAGCTAAAGCATTGAATTGCACGTTTGATAAACAACGTGGCACTTGGATTAGTCCACCAGAATTTAACGGTATCTCAGATCAACAAAGAGATGAACTTCAGAGCTTCATAGCTGAACGTGGCCTCGATGTAAAAACAGTTTGTGAACACTTAGGTATCGATGCCCTCATTCAAATAGAAGCGGCAAAACTAACTGCAGTTAAACAAGAAATTGAAACCTTAGCGAAAACGGGGATGACAGCATGAATACTCTACTAACAGCATCTGAAGCATTTGCAGCTCTTCAAAAAGGTAAAACTGTTCTATGTCGTCCAATTGGAGACATGTTGGACTTTTCTGACTTAGATCAATTCCCCGCTTCTGTTTTTGGTAAACCGGGTTTTGAATTTTGCATCAAAATCGAAACTATTGAACTGGCTGGCATTACATTCACAAAGCCATTAACTATTGATGAGTATGAAGAAGGTCAAAATGTTTTTGTAATCAACACATATTTACCTTCCATTTATAACGTTGGATTTAAAACTCCTGCACTCATTGAAGCAATTAATAGTGGTTTTGTTCAGCGTGATGCTGAAAATGCCAAGCTTCAATTAAAAGCACTATCTAAAGCGTTAGGTTTTGAAGTTAGTGACGATTTTAGTGTTATTCGCCTAGGTGACGAACCAAAGAAACAGCGTGCTAAGAAATCAAAAGGTGCACAGACAGTAGTTGTAGAAAAGACTTCTGAAATTGTTGATGAAGTTAAACAACCTACAATTGTTATTACTGAGCAAACAAATGTAACTACTTCTGAAGACTCATTGGTGCAATCCGAAGATATTTCAGAAAATATAGGATCAGCTTTAGATAGTGCGATTGTTATTACAGAACAACCTTATGTGTCTTCACCTGAAGATTTTTTAACTCAGCCTACACCTGAGCAAGAAAAAAACAATGAGTATCAGCAAACCCTAGATACTCTTCTACAGCGTGTAAAAGAGTCAAAAACACCTGCAGAAGTAAATGCGGTTTATCGTTATACCCGCACATGGGATGACGAACAAATGAAGCCTATCCTTCTCGCCACTCACAAACGTCTTGAAGAGCTAGAAAAAGAAAAGGCATCTGCGAATGAGCCACCCTCTTTAATGGTTCAAATCCAAACTGCACCAGACCTTACAACGCTAGATGCTTTGGAAATAGACGTGGCTGCACGAGATCCGCAGATTCAACCGAAGCTAATGGGGTATGTGAGAAAACGCCGCTATGAATTAGAAAATCCAGCAGTTTCTCAACCAGAAGCAGAGCCTGATTATCTATTAGTGGATGGCTTCTAATATGAAAGATCAGTACAAGAAAGTAAGCCAAAAACACATGCTTGGTTTTATGTACTACTTGCAATTGCTGGGCTATGTAATAGTCCGGCAAGGCATGGATCAAGCAATGTTTCTAACCAAACATTATGCGGTACCAGTCGCTTGGCGCCGCATAACGATCGACTATCACAACCGATTAAACAAACCCGCTCAACAACTTTATAAAGAGTTTGTTGAGTGGACTAAAGAAGAATATTTGAGGGCTTAGGTAATGATTGATCTAAATAAAAAAAGAGAAGCTTTTGAAAGATTTCATGCCAAAAAATGTAATTGCAGTTATGAAAGTTTAAAACGTCAACTAGATAGACAAGAGGCACTAACAGGACACAGATATTTACCAACTAGTCCTCGTCATGAAGCTTGGTTGATTTGGGATGCCGCATGGAATGACGCCAGTGCTCAGGTGTTGCCGACTTGGATCAGCGTGGATGATGAATGGCCGCCAACTGACATAATGGTACTTATTTGTTGGGCTGATGCACCTGATGTTACCCCCGAACAAGACTATATGACTATTGATGAAGATTTAAATAGTGTATGGGCAAATTATCATAATGATGCGCCTTCACACTGGATGCATTTTCATAGTGTGCCAAACGTATCGGGAGCTGAAGGATGAGTGAATCAACTTTATGGGCAGTTGCAATGCGACCTGAAGGCGATAGCCCTTTTAAACAAACCCCAGCAGCCTCAAAAGAGATAGCGGAGCGAGCTGTTGATCGTTATAGAAAAATGCATGAAAAGGAAGGCAACAACTTTTTCTTAGAAATTTTCGATGATGTTATCAAAGTCCAGAAATGGCACGGCACCCGTAAGGATCATATTAAAAAACTATTTTATGTAGAAAGCTGGTTCAACCAAGCAATGTATCAATGCTTTGATTTGAAGACTGCTGAACGTGTTTTTAAATTTGATGAAATTGTAATTTGCTACAAGAAAGGTTCTGCTCCCCTTGTAACCAAAAGCTTTGATGAGGCAAAACAATTTTACGGATATGGAGCTGAGGAATGAAATATCAAATACAACCAACACAAGTACCGGATGATTTAAATAGCTGCTGGTTCCATCCTGATATAGAGCTACATGACACAATTGGAGAGCATGCTGAGTTTTATACAAAAGAACAATGGGCACAACTGCAAAAGAACCTTGGTGTTTCTATAAAAATCGAAAACCTTGACTATTGGGATATTGAAGAGATTCCAGAAGATAATCTTAGTGATTGGTCCAACTGGAAGCCGCAGCCACCACAAGAAGGCTTATTTCTAATAGCAGCATTTGATTCAGAAAATGGCCCTGTTCTTTGGTGGGCAAACCCTAAAGCGGAAAGTAAGGAGGAGTAAATGGGACAAATAGTTAAAATAGAGGCTAGCATTCTAGAAAAGATTGTTGCTGTAGCTGAACGTATTGCTCAGTCAAAAGAAGAACGCCGAGTTGGTCGTGAAGAATTTGCACACATGCTCAATATCGAACCTGAAACTCTAGACGCTCGGATTCGTGAAGGCAGATACCAAAGGCCATACAAGGATGGGCGAAAAAGTTTTTGGTTATTGTCCTACGTGCAATCTGTCGTTACAGACACAAAAGAATCTGGTAAAGTAGCCACCTATTGAGGTGGCTTTATTTTATACAATGAGATAGGTACTTTTTCAATATTGAGTACCAAATTGAGTATCAAAATCACCCCAAAATAAAATCCCTTTATATATTAGTGAGTTGAATCTAAAATGCTTCTAATGATCGACAATTACGACTCTTTTACCTACAACATCGTTCAATACTTTGGCGAGTTGAATCAGGAAGTAAAAGTAGTTCGCAATGATCAAGTCACATTAGAGGATATTGAACGATGGCAACCAAAATATCTTGTGATTGGTCCTGGCCCTTGCTCTCCAAGCGAGGCAGGTATTTCAATTCCTGCAATTAATCATTTTGCCGGAAAAATTCCTTTGCTTGGGGTGTGTTTAGGCCATCAAAGTATTGGGCAAGCTTTTGGCGGGAAAATTGTAAGAGCCAAAACGGTGATGCATGGACGTTTATCTGATATGTACCATAGCAATAAAGGTATTTTCAGTAATCTTCCTAGCCCATTCTCGGCAACTCGTTATCATTCATTAGTCATTGATCAAGAAACACTACCTGACTGCCTTGAAGTAACATGCTGGACCAATGAAGCAGATGGCTCAATGGAAGAAATTATGGGCGTTAAACATAAGACACTTCCTGTTGAAGGCGTGCAGTTCCATCCTGAATCCATTTTGAGCCAACATGGCCATCAAATCTTTAAAAACTTTTTAGACATCTACGCATAA